AATCCGACGCTGAACGGCCTGACCTATACGGCACCGTAAAGCCGCGATTAGCGACTCTCGACCTGGACGAGGGAGGGCCGAGTGCCCTCCCTTTTTATTTGTTTAGGGGCACCTATGTCATTGCTTAACGGGACACCTAAAGAGGTTGTGTTGTCGCTGGTTGCTCAGCATAACACGCTTCCTGTTCCTCTCACCGAGGAGAACCTGTATTTCGGAGCAGCACGATTTGATACCGACGGCGTAACCTCCATACTACCTGTCACGGCTATGCTGGGCGGGGAGTATGTTGGTTATCAGAATTTCAAGTACAAGCGGATCAACCTGTCCCAGATTTTTGACGTCGCACCGATCATCTCGGATGTCGGTGGGCCGTCGCTGTACTCGATGTTGCCGGCTGTGAATAAAGTACTCGGGATGAATTTCACCGAGGACGACATTCTCGATACCGATATCGTCCCAATCAACGCGGGCGAGCAAACGAACATCAACATGGTGGCCAAGTCGAGTTCGGCGGGCTACTCAGGTCAGTTCTTCTTCCGATTCATTCGGCTGCGCATCACCTTCACGAATGCAGTCAAAAGCACCGCACTTCAAACGCTGGTGTATCCGGGCCATCCGGACGTCACGAAGACGAACCTGTCGATGATGATGTGGGATTTTGATTTCAGCCCCGATGTGGTCGCTGGTACGTTGGCACTGCGAGGCAGTACGTGGGCGAATCAATCGGCGGTGGCGACCTTGATGCATGAGTTCGGTATCACCGACTGGCCCGCTCCGGTGGTCAACGGAGTGACCGATTACGCGACCAAGGATTATCCGGGCGCGAACACGGCATTCCAGCGCGTCATTGTGCAGAAAACCGTGAGTGGAAGTACGTACGCGGGAGACGCGCTCTTCCACTACAACCCATCGTAAGGATTTGAAATGGCGCTTTTTCCCGATCCGTTGACCAGTATTCTGGCAGCCATCTCTGCGCAGAATCCGGGAGTCAGTCTGATTGCGTCGCAGTACACCTTCGGCAACCCGACTCCCTACACCGATCCGAATGGACTGACCAACACGTCCATGTCGATCACCCCCAATACGCCGGAGTCACCCTACACTGGTACGGTGACCATCACGTATTTCCGCTGGCAGCTGCAAGACCTGCTCAATCAGCTGCCGTTGCCGTTGAAGTTTAACGGCCTGAACACTGCGCTTGCCATGGCGCAGAAGATGAACACCTACTTCGGTACGAACTTCACCGCAAGCGACATCGTCGATGGCCCGGTGACAGTGGCTGGAGATGGCAGCGGCACGCTCACGCTGACCGCACAAGCCAACTCGCTGGGTTGGGTGGGCACCGTCAATCTGCCGTTTGTGCTGGGTAACTTCGATCTCGGTACGGTCATCACGACGACCGCTTTGCCGGGACTCATGTATCCGGAACGCGACGAGACGAAGCCGTTTGCAGAAGCGTACTCGTACTGGCGAGACTTCAGCCCGCAAGAGACGCTGCTGGTCAACCATACGACGGCCGATACGGATCTGACCGACATCGCTACTGCGCTCACGCAGAACGCAGGCAATTCGCAAGTCGTGTGGACAACCACGGGTCAGACGCGTTATTCGCTTGCAGGCGCGACGATCACCTACAACGGCACCACTGCCGCGTATCCGACCAATAGCGACGGCTCAGCGCGCGTCAATACGTCGTATTCGAACGTGATGACGGTGCTGCTTGATCCGGTGCAGAACATCGGCTACACGGGTACGCTCTTCCTGCACTACAACGTGCCGGTGTTTTAATTAAGGAGTGAATGATGGCAAACGTCTTTACTCCGTCCGAGCAGAGGCTGACTGATCTGCTCAACATCACGAATTTGCCACCGAAGCTGTTCGACAACACGCGTCTGACGTACGGTACGCCAGAAGCGGTGACGGGACAATCAGGTTACGACACGCAAGTGTTGGCCACTGCTATTCCCGGCATGGGGTATTACGGTGAGCAGATGGTCTACTACTCGCGCATTCAGCTGAGTGTGCTGTCAGGTCAGGTCAATCTGTTCGACACCGACCCGTTCACGTTGGACAAAATCGTCTCGATGCTCAATGGTCAATTCGACACGTTCTTGAGCACATCGGATCTGCAACCGATGACCATTCCACCGCTTTCGGCTGGTCAGTTCGAGACGATTACGCTGGTGGCAGCCTCGACTTCGATTGGCTGGCAAGGTCAAGTCGACATCGTGATCACGTATGGCAAGCCGCAATTGCCTGCGGTGATTGGCAGTCGTTCTCTGCGTGTGCTGAAATGGCCGGATTACCCGTATCGCAACGGGATCGAGTTCATGTGGAACATCGATTTCACCTCGTTCCGGGATGCGCTTAAGCTCAAGCAGTACGCGCCGGGCACATGGTTCACGTACTGGGGATTTACCGATTACGAAGCGATTGCAGATGTCTGCCATCGACTCGGTGTGCCGTGGTTCCCGGCTCCTCAGTGGAATCAGCAAGTCGCCGATTATGCAACGTCGGCTATCGCTGGTGCCAATACCGCATTCGATCGCGTGGTGGTGATGGGTCCCATCCAAGGTGGCTTGTTTAACAAGTACGATGGGTACATGTATTTCCACTACAACAACTTTGACAAGGCTTGAAAATGGGACTCTACACCAAGACATCTCAGCAGATGTTGTTTGACCTGCTCAATGCGAGCAACCCGTCGATGCCGTTTCCGGTCTCGTCATCGAACGTCAAGTTCGGCACGGTATCGACTGTCACGCCTTCGGGCGGAGCCATTCAGGACACAGCGGTCAAGGTGATCGCACTGCCGGGCAGCCCGTACGTCGGCAATCAGGCACTGACGTATCGTCGCCTGAACGCGACGGTGCTGTTCCGTTCGGTACCGCTGCGTATCGACCTGTATTCATCGGCCAACACTAGCACGTCGCCGTACAAGATGAGCCAGCTGCTGCCGTACATCAACGCGAAGTACGGCCTGAATCTGCAAGCGTCCGACATCGTCGATGTGAACTTCCCGGCGGGCAACACGAACGCCAACGCTGCGTATGGCGTTGCGACTGGCACGCGCAACGCAGTCGCAACGCTTACGTTCACGACTGCAAACTACGCATGGCTGGGCAACATCAACGTATGCTGGGTGCAAGCACCGCAAGATCTGTCTACGCTGCTTGCAACGTCGTCGCTGGAAACGGCACTGACCTATCCGGGTCAACGCGACGTGGTGAACAACACGGTGTACGTGCCCAACCTCGACGTGTACTACCAAGACTTCACCGATCAGTTCACCACGCTGTGGGGTACGCCGCTTGCGTCCACCGTTCCGGGTTATAACGGCGCGGCAATTGCGACCAGCACCAACAGCATCACAGGCATCCTCAATGCCATCAATGCCCTCTCGGGCAAGACCTATACGGTCGGCCAAGGCACACCGGCTGGCAGTCAAGCGATGGATTTGACGGGTGCTGTGATGACGAAGGTAGACCTGACTCAAGCGGCCAACCAAACCCTGTATCCGGAATCGGATTACAGGTACTACAACAGCATGCTGTACATCAAGCTGACGGCTGGAACCAACACGTGGGGCGCAGGCGACATGATGCTCCACTACAACGCTTAAAGGGTGAATCATGAGTCGATTTCAATGGCCTTCGCTCACAGCTTTGCTGGACGCCATCAACACCGCGAACACTACCGTGCTGGCTTCCTCGGATGTGTCGTTCTCGAACCCGAAGGTGATCACTGGCGGCACATGGCAGGGTATTGCGAGCGATCGCAATACGGCGATTCAGGTGACCGGTAACGGTGTCACGTACAAGGGTAACAAGGTTATCCAGTACAACCGTAAGGACATCTCGCAGCTGCTGAATCTGCCAAGCTTCAAGATGGCGGTGTACAACATCAACACCGTCTGGGACCTCATCCCGTACTTTGCGTACTGGACGGGGATCAAATTCGTGCAGGGCGACCTCATCAACGACCCGGTGACGGGGTTGACGAACAACGCCGGGCAGATCACGGTGCGTGCTGACCCCAACTCGCTGGGTTGGATCGGACAGGTAACGATGACGGTCACGCAGGGCGGTATCGGCCTTGACACGGCCGTGCAGACCGCTGCGCTCACGGGTCTCAACTACCCGGTCTCCGATGCTTCGGCTCCGCCTGCTTCGGCCACGTACGGTCCGGTGTATCTGTACCCGTACGACTTCTCGGCCAACACCAGCACATTCCTCAGCTGGACTCCGGGCGTGCTCACGCAAGCCCAAGCCGATACGCTTGTCGCAGCCCTCAAGGCAGTCGACATCGGATCGGGCGCAGCGCTGTGGAACGACGTCGCGTCGGGCAACTCAGGCTACACGGCGTGGAACTTGACGGGTGCAACGATCGTCTCGAACGGTCTGAACAACGCCAACACCATGCCGACCAACCCGAGCTACAAGTATGCGATGGTCCTCCAACTGCGTTCGGATGTGACGGTTCCGAGCGGTCTGTTGTACATTCAGTACAACGATCCGTTCAACCCGAACAACTTCTAAGCGCCATGTCGCTCTGGAGGCAACCCCTCCAGAGCGCAAAACGAGGTGTTGAATGTTTCCATACAAAGCTACACAGTACGACACCTTCATGGCGCTGGTGCAGGCATCCAATCCTGGGTTGGACATTGCACCGCTGACTTCTGACCAACTGCGTGCGCTGGTTCCGACAACGATCACAGCGGATGCTTTTGGGCGGGACACATCCGTGCGCCTGATGGTGCGGCCGAATAACAGCAAGTATTTCGGTACGCAGACGGTTACGTATCGCCGGATCAATCTGGCGAACTATTTCCGGAACATGGTGTTGACGCTTGACGATTACGTCGCAAGCGGTAACCTGCTGGCCGCGCAATTTGTATCGTCCTTCAACGCGAAGTACGGCACTGCGCTTGTCACGACTGATTTCGCAGCAACAAGTTTTGTATCGGGCTCACTTACGACAGTGCCGATGCTGGGGGCCTCGATCTGTTACGAAGGTTCGTTTCAGGTTACGTGGACCAAGGGTAAGCAGCAGATCGCTTCAGCGGTGAGCAATCCGGTTCTCACGGGACGATTGTATCCGGGCGGTAACACCATGCCGCCTAATAAGCCAGTAGCTGATTTCCTGACGTATAACTTGGATTGTTCATCGATCAAAGCTGCGTTGGGTGGTCTGTCCTCTGGCGGTACGATTACCCCGACCAACTGGAATACCGCGAACAGCATCTACGCGACGATTCTGGCTTTCTTGCAGCGGGCTCGTCCGGATCTGAATTTGAGCGGTGCTGATTCAGCCACCACGGGTGGCTTAGGGAATCTGGTGGCTACCCGCTACACGATCCCCTCGGCAGCGGTGCAAGGCGCTAACAGTGCCAAGTACACGACGCTGGTGACGATCCAGTCGGTGTCAGGGTCGTGGTTCAAAGGGATGTTCTATCTTCACTACAACGCTTAACGGGAGGGCGTCATGAGTTTGTATCAAGCATCGCAAGACGACCTTTCGTTGATGCTTTCAGTAGCTGTTGGTGCGACTGTCAACAGTGCGGACTATACCGTCCTTGGCGTGCGTCCGACTACGACGGCTGAGCAAAGCGGAGTGGCGGGAGGCAAGAACAGCAAGGCGCGTGTGTCGATGAAATCGAGTTCCACGTACCGGGGCTATGTCGATGTGTATTACGATCGACTGGACTTGGGTGCGTTGACGAACTTCTCACCCATCAAAACGGTGGCATCAGCAGGTACGGATATCTCGGCACTGCTCACGCAGATTCGCGATATGTACGGCATCAACTTCACGATGGCGGATCTTGCAGATACACAGACGCAAGATGACGGCTCGGGAACAGGTGCCTCGACTTTACTGCTGCAAGCTTTGTCGACCTCCATCGGCTGGATCAACAGCGTCACCATCAAGTTCGCCCCGCTGCCTGACATCAGTACGGCGTTCAACTCGCCGGTCATGCCGGGCTTCTAAACGAAGGGTAGAAAATGAGCGATCAAACTTTCTGGGCAAATTACTTGTTCTTTTGCGATTTCAGCGCAGACAAGGACTCGCTCGTCGATTTGCCGACGGGCGTGGTGGACGAACATGCTGCTACCATCTTGGCTGCAACCCTTTCCATGCATGATACCGGTGAGGGTCGTGCGCTCTGGACGGATCAGCAAAATCCGGAGTGGGGGTTGGCTGGTGCGGAGATCATCCACAACGGACCGAACGAAACGGGCTTTGCCAGCAACGGCTCGTTCGACCACGTGCTGATGCTCAAATTCCCTGAAACGCAAGTGTATCCGAAGGGCATCATCGCGGTTCAGTACAACGCCGGCACCAGCACGGCTCCGGTGACACCGACGGCATAAGGCGGTTTTCATTCTGAGGATTCTTCCTCAGAGGAATCCTTGGAATGTAGCTGTCTTTTTTAAGAGAGAAGATCATGGCATTGAAAGCAGCTTTTAACTGGGATCACTTGGCTGGCGTCAATCTGATTCCTGGAGCTACCAGTGGGTACGGGACCTACCAATTAGCAGCATGGCTGGACCTCTACGGTAATGGTTACACGCCATACGCCTACATTCCGTCAGTGGGCAATTCACTCATCAGCATTGATTCAAACGGGTGGTTTTCGTTATCGACACCCGCTTCATCGACTCCTTATCTTGGTGCTTTGGAAATTCCATGGGGAATGTTCCTCGACAACACCAAGACAGAAAGCTGGATTGGTTTTCGGTTCAAGGCTACAAGCAATCTGTTCACTGGCGCAGGCAATTTTGTCTGGTTGGCGTCAGTCAACGGCGCTGGACCCACGACACTGATCACGCTTGCCTCACTGGCAACATGGGGTTGTGTGCTCGGTAAAGAGTACTACTTTGAACTGCGATTCTGGAAGAACGGAGCGAACTATCAGGTTGATGTCTGGATGGACGGGGTTTTGAAATCTACCGGTTCTACCTCCATCGGTTCAGTATCCGGCATGCCGTCCAATTTCATCTGGTTCGGCTCTGCGACTCAAACTACCGCCAGTGTCGTTACGACTTTCCTCTTCCGGGATTTCTATTTCTTGGATGCAGACGGTTTGGGGAATTGGGATAGCACTCGTGTGGGCCCAATTCGTACGACTCCGTTGCCAATCTCATCGGTATCCGCACCGAATTATAGCGCTGGTACAGCCGCCCTGACAGGAGGCGCGGCTTTGTCGAGCGCGCAGTCCAAGTTCGGCGGTTCCTCATTGCTCGTGACGGGCGCTAACGACTACGCACTGGTTCAAGATTCGGTTGCGCTCAAGTTCACAGGCGACTTCACAATCGAATACTTCGCGTATCTCAACGCCTCAAGTAACGGCATGGTCTACTCGAAGGGGCCGACGACGAGTCGAATTCAGGTTTATCAGGGCAATCTGGTTGTGTATAGCGATCAGTCTGTGTCTGGTACGCCGCTCGTTTCATCAGCGGCTGGTAAGATCATTCTGAACCAGATGCAGCATCACGCGATTGTGAAACAAGGCAATGTCTGGACGATTTATATCGACGGGCAGTCGGTTGGAACTGTGACTTCGGCGGGTCAGACGTTGGGAAACAACACGAACTCAGCTTATCTCGGCAACTATGCGGCGTTGGGTTTCCCGCTGAATGGTTATCTGGATGAATTCCGGATTAGCAACGTTGCACGCTACACGGGGAATTTCACACCGCCTGCGAGTGCCTTTACACCGGATGCGAATACGGTGATGTTGTTGCATTGTGATCAGGCACTGGCTGGATTCATGCGCGATGAAGCCCCATCCCCGCAGAGTGTGCTTCAAACCCTGATGGCGAACGGTGTTCCAGCAACGACCCCGAACATCACGAACGCTGCGACGCTTGATCCGCTGAAGATTTCGTTCAGTACGAGTGGAATCGTAGCAGGTTCCAAGATCCTCGCAATGAAGTACCAACATGCGGTAATGAATCAACAATCGGGTAACGGCGTGATCAATCCCTCGCTGGTGGAAGGGCAAAGCACACTTAGCCTGACTCAAGAAACATTCACAGATGCCACCATGCGGTACAGCCGTTCGATTGGCTATGTCAAGACAGCACCTGACGGATCTGCACTGACGCTTTCCAATATCGCTGCTACGCAGCTGGTGTTGACCCCGACGTCGGTATAAGGAGTGAATGATGACAATGCGTTTGGTAATGCCGTTTGATCACGTACCGGCTGCGTACGACGGCGGTGTCAATGTATCAACTTACACTGATTATCCGGCGTTTCAGTTCGGTACAAACGGCGGTGCTTCGCGAGGCGTACTGGCAGACTCCGGGTACAACTGGCTGTCGGTGAAGATTGCCGGGTTAAACAGCTACGGTTATGCTGCTTTTTTGGCACTGCCTGTGAGTTCGTTGTTTGATTTGACGAAAGCAAGGAGTTACGTCGGCTTTCGGTATAAGGTCACTACTTATAATACGACTGCTGGACTGTCACTTTTTTGCTGGGAAGCTGCGACCACACCTCCCGGCAACGGTCCGACAGGAACGACCAATGCGCTGATCAAGACCACGGAATTTACCTTCACGCTGGGCCAGGATTACTACATCGAAATCATGTTCGATTGGGTGAACTTGACACGCACTGTGTGGGTGGATGGCGTAAAGATCGTGAATGCCGTAGCACTAGGTTTCACTCCGCTGTCGACGCACCTGGTGGAATGGACCATTCAATCAGGTAGCGCTGCTGTCAACCCTGTGATCCAAGTGAAGGATTTCTACGCACTGGATGATGCAGGCGACGGTGCAGCTGACAGCCAGCGACAAGGTCCGATGGTCTACTTGCCGCTTACCATGAATGACGCTTCGGGCAACGGTTGGACCAGTTCGGATAGCACGACGCTTTTGGCCGACATCAACAATGCGATTACGGGTTCGGGGAATTTGGCTGCCCCGTATGCGCAGAGTCCGACTGATGGTACGCCACTCGATATGCATTTCAATGCGTCGGGCTTGGATCCGAATGTCGGGATTAAGGGTCTTGTTGTGCTTGGTTCGGCCACTCGTCCCTCGGGTGCTGTAGCGTCGGTGAAAACGGTCGTATCGGATCAAGCCACGCCTGCGAATACGAAACGATTGGTGGATCAGAATTTTCCAAGTGCAGGCGTCGTTCCTAACCGAACGGTTGGTGTCTTGACGACTGCCTTGGACGGATCGACTTGGACACCGACTAAGATCCAGCAGACCAAGATCAGCATGAATGCGATCGTTCCGGGGACTTAATCAATGGCAACTAATCGCGCAGCGCAGGCGATCCTGATCACCAAGGATCAGCCTGCCATTTCAAATCGATCAGCGCAAGCGGTTGTCATCACACAGGACCCGCCTACTGCGCAAATCCGTAACGTACGCGGCTATGCCATGTCGGCTATGCCGGCAAAGGCACAGATTCGCAATGTGCGCGGTTACGTGATGTCGACCGCGACCAAACCGCCACCGACTTCCATAACCGGCGCAGCTGCTCTGCTGTGGTTGCTGAACCAAAACACGAAGGGCGTGACGTTCACTGCTGGTCAGTTGGCGTTTGGTACACCGCAGACGTATAACGATCCAACGGGCCGGTCGAACACGCAGGTATTGGTCACGGCGAATCAGAGCAGTGGTTATAGCGGCAGCATGACTGCCTACTATAATCGCCGAACACTACTCTCTGTGTTCGCCAGCACGAGCTGGTTGCTTGGGACGATCTCCAGCGCAACAACCGTTCGTGCGTTGATTCCGCAAATCAACACCGCGTACGGGGTTGGTCTGGATGTGACGGATGTGGTGGATGGACCAGTGGCAGCAGGCGCAACCAGTCTTGTGCTGACCGTTGCTTCGGGCAGTTACATGTTCAAGGCAGGCGATGCGCTTCAGTTGCCGTCTTACACGCTTGCCTCTAAAACGCCGAATACCGCGCTTACTGGTTTTGATGATGCGGCAGGCAATGGTCCAAAGACTGGTACGCTTGCGTTGTTCCATTTCGATGGTTCAACCGGCTCGCCTTCTTTGGTCGACACCTCTGGCAAGAACATCGCCAGTACGTCGGGGACAGTCGCTACGTCCAGCACCTCGAAGTTCGGTACGCAAGCCGTCAGCATGGCATCCACAAACGCAGCCATTGTGCTGCCAGACGCATCGTATCTGCGCTTCGCGGGACAGGACGCCACCATCGAGGGTTGGTTCAATCCGGCCAACACCACACAGAACGGTGTGCTTTTCGGTAAGGAAGCGTCTTCTGGTAGCGTTTATGGTGACTTGCAGTACTACCAGGGCAGCATGCGGCTTTGGCTGGACTCGACCAACTTCGCCTTTAGCGTAGTATCGTCGCTGGTAGCAAACGTGTACTCACACGTGGCGTTGGTTTCGTATAAGGGCGTCTGGTATCTGTACGAAAACGGCGTGCTGAAGGGACAGGTCACGGGCGGCACTTTCGGTAATAACAGCAACCCGTTCCGTATCGGTAACTACGCTGGTCTGACTGCACCTTTCACTGGTATCATCGATGAATTCCGGATTTCGAGCTTTGCTCGTTACACCGGACCGTTCACTCCGCCGAGTGGACCTTTCGTTTTGGACTAAGGAGCAGATTCTGGACGATCTTCTTCGGAGGGTCGTCTGGTATCTCCTTCGCCTGACACATTTGAGGGCATCATGGCAATTCACGATTTGTGGACATACGACCACGCTCCGCAAGGTACAACGGATCTGTCGACAGGTTCAGGTGGTCCGGTGTACAGCGAGACTGGTCTTTACAATCAGTACACGGGTAATCCGGGTTACGCATACAACAACGGCATTACCAATGCCATTCAGGCTACAACCGATGGTTATCTGACCATGAATTCGAACAGTTCTTCGAATCCGGGTCTGGCAGTACAAGCCAAAGAAGTACAAGACTGGAGTGTGGCTACTCAGTACTGGGTTGGTTTTCGCACGAAGACATCCAAGCAGAATGCATCGAACGCCAACGTCTTCACGATGTCGGATACGATTGGTCAAACCAATCCGTCGATTCTGGTGCTGGAATCTGACATGACTGCGGCTGGAGCCAATGTCCTGAATCAGGATTACTACGTCGAAGTCTTTATCGACCGAACCAATCGAGTCTATCAGGTCTGGATCAACGGTGTTCAAGTGAAATCCGGAACCATTGCTGCTGCTTCTGTTGTGAGTGGTGGTAACGGCTTTTACTGGTTTGGTCCGTGGAATAGCGGATTGATTGCGAGTGCCTCACGAGCCTTCCGGGATTTCTACTTTCTCGATGTGGATGCCACGACGCCTGGTCGTCTGGGTTCGATTCGTTCGAACCTTGCTGCACTGTCGGTAGTTTCTGCACCAAACTACACACTTAACGCAGGTTCAAGCGGGGTAAGCGATGCACTGGGTGCGTTCAATTACGCATATCCGACGCCGCCGGTGGCTACGCCTAATGAAACCAATGCTGCAACTGACGATGTGTTGACATCGACGTTTAACACGTCGGTTCCATCCAGTACAAGCATCATTGCGGTGGAATACCGTCACGCGTCGCAGTCGACCAGCGCAGCGAATCTGGGTGTCGCGTTGACCTCTGGAGGTACGACGCAAAACAAACCAGCTTACGCTTTTGCCGATACGAATACGATGAAATACGGTCGACGTGCTGTGTTGGCAACAACCGCAGTGGACGGATCTGCCTGGACACCAGCAAAAGTGAACGCAACGCAATTGTTGCTCACTCCGACTAACTAAGCTTTTCGAGGTAATCATGACGATCCGTGACATGTGGACGTATGACCATGCGCCGCAAGGTAGCGCGGACTTGTCTGCTGGAACGTCCCTGTCAGCATACTCGGAGAATAGCAATTACAACCTCTACACGGGGTTGCCGGGTATGCTGTATAAGAACACCAGCGGCACGGGTGCCGTGACCACTGACGGCTTTTTGACGCTTACCACAGCAAGTGGTTTGAATCCGGCTTTGTTCGTTCGCGCCAACGAAGTCCAGAACTGGGGCACCCCGACCAAGTACTGGATTGGTTTTCGTACCAAGACCACGTCACAAAACGGCGCAGCGTGTAACATCTTTGCCCTCACCAGCGACGTCACCAGCATGGCGAACTATGCTGCATTGTTGCAAGAAACGGACATGACGGCAGCCGGTGCAGCGACGCTGAACACCGAGTATTACGTGGAGATTTTCATTGACCGCGCGAACTTGGTGTATCAAGTCTGGGTCAATGGCGTACAGGTGAAGAACGGTACGTTGAGTGCCGCTTCACTGCCTGCCAATGGCGTGGGTTATTACCAGTGGGGGGCGTACAACTCGCTCTCTGGGGTGACCAACGGCGCGACGCGTTGTTTTCGAGATTTCTATTTCTTGGACGTGGACGCAACGGACACAGGGCGACTGGGTTCCATCCGATCTTCGCTTCAGCCTCTTGCAACAATTAGTGCGCCGAATTATTCAGCTTATCATGCATCGGTGGTTGGGACAGCAGGACTGTCAACTGCGCAGGCGAAGTTTGGAAGTCGTTCTTTCGTGGTTGGAGCGACCGCTGGCTCATGCGCACAAATCGCAGATGTTTCGACTTTGCGGCTGACTGGGGATTTTACGATCGAGTTCTTCACGTACAACCCCACTCCAAACAGTTCGACGATGTACCTTAACAAAGGTACGAACGCCTATGTCTTTAACAACGCAGGATCAATCTGTGCCTCGTTTGATCCTGCGAATTCACTGGTCGTCAATGCTGCTGGCAAGCTCAAAGCCAATCAGTGGCAACACATTGCGCTGACGAAGCAAGGAACAACAGTAACGATGTGGGTCGATGGGGTGAGTGTAGCTACTGCCACATCGAGCGGTACGTTTGGTAATGTGTCGAGTCCGCTGCAAGTCGGGACATGGAACAATGCTACTGATGCACTGATCGGGTTTCTGGACGAACTGCGCATTAGTAACGTATGTCGCTACACGTCAGCTTTCACACCGACGGCCACTCCGTTTGTCACGGATGCTAACACGGTGCTGCTCATGCACTTCGAGAGCACCAGCAATGGTTTGTTTGATTCGGGTCTGTCTGCCTTGCAGTCAATTCAGACACCTTATCCGTCTTCGGGCTCGCCCAATACACCTGTATTGCAAGACGCCCCGACGAAAGATCCGATGACTGTTGGTTTCAACACCAGTTACTTGACCCAACCAAATATTTTGGCAGTGGATTATCGACTGGGGTTGCAAACGCCATATCCGTCGTCGTCTGTTGCGGCTCAACTGCAACAAGGAGCCAACAATGTACCAGCGTCATTACCGATTAACGACAACAGTATGAATCTCGGCCGGCGCGTAGCGTTACTGCGAAGCGCACCCGATAGCGGGAATTGGACGCCGGCGAAGATTGCCGCGACTTCATTAGTCGTGACTCCCGCTTCTTAACTTTTTTGGATGTGGAAATCATGTCTAAAGCAAAAATGATGTACGCCTTTGACCACATTCCGACTGGACAAAGTGGGACAGGAGGTAACGTACCGACGTACGCTGTCGATTACCCGTTTGTGTGGAACGGCGCAACTACAGGTGGTGGTCCGGGTACTGGTGGTACTCTGTCGGATACAGGCGGTGTGTGGTTGGCAGCAAATGGTGCGTACGGTTTTTCCGGCAACTTCTACGTGGGTGGATGGCTCATTCCGGTCAATCTGTTCGATTTGACCAAACCACGCGGTTATTATGGTTTTCGTTTTAAGGCTGCCGGCCCGAACCGCGTGAATCACCCACTAGTCATCATGAACAGCGCCAAAAGCGCCTATGGCTCGGTGATGGTGAACATCAACGATTACAACTGGATCACCAACCAGGAGTACTACGTTGAAGTACTGATTGATCGCCAGAACAATCTGCGCACCGTGTGGGTCGACGGAGTGATGGTGATCAACGCCCAAGTGTTCAGCCAGACTATTCTCTCGACGGATTATCTGTCGATGGGTCAGATTTTGGGAACAGGCGGCTCAAGCGGGCAGTCTTATCAGTTCAAAGACATCTATTTGATGGACGATCCGGGTGACGGCAGTGTATCGCGACTCGGTCCGATCAAAGCGTATCCGATTTCGATTGCCTCAAGCAGCGGCAACGGCTGGGGTTCGAACATCGCAACCTTCAGTGGTACAGCTGGGGTTTCATCGCAAGCTAAGTTTGGCGCATCAGCGTTGACGATGGGAGCAACCGCATCGTCGGCTTGTTCGATTCCGGATAAGTCTGGTGTGAAATCCACCAGCACGGCAGACTTTACGATTGAAACGTGGTGTTTGTCGAATAACAATGCTCAAGTCGGGATACTGTTTGGTAAAGATGGTAGCGCGGCTCCGTTTGCGCACCTCACATACAACGCAGGGACTTGGCAGATGTGGGCTGACGGCAGCAGTGCGGTGATCAGTGCAGCCTCGGGTGTGGCTGTCAACACCTGGATGCATATTGCTCTGGTGAAATACCAGAACACGTGGTATCTCTACCAGAACGGTGTATTGCTGGGTTCGGTAGCAGGCAGTACGTTCGGCAATAACTCGAACAACTTCGTGATCGGGAATTACGGCGGACTGCTCAATCAATGGCAAGGTTCCATTGACGAATTCCGCATCAGTACCAATGCGCGCTACACTGGCGCATTTACGCCGCCGTCCGCTCCGTTCACCACGGATGCGAATACGGCTTTGTTGATGCACTTCGACGCATTCAATAACGGTTATACGCCAGATGCATCGATCACGCTTCAAAGCGTTCTGAATACGGCTCTTAACGCCACCACACCGACGATGCCGAACCTCTCGGCGGCAGTGGATGGTACACCTTTGGTTTCTGCACTTCAGTCGACAGCAGACCAAGGAGCAAGTATTCAAGGGATTTTGTTGGTTGCTTCGGGCCAACGTGCTCCAGCATCAGGCACGACGCTTCGCACCACGATTGCTGATCAAGCTCAACCGCCCAACCAGCAAACCCTGAACGCGCTTCAATTCCCAGCGGGTGCTTTTACTTACGGCAAGGTATTGGGTTTCTTGGCCAATGCACCAGATGGCTCGCAACTGACGACAGCAAAAGTGGCGCAACTTAGCTTGTCGTCTGTCGCGACAGCAACCTAGCGCGGAGTGTTGAGATGACAACAACCTTTCGTAAAACAAGTGCAATTGTCTGGACGAAAGACCCTTCGCCGATTAGCACGCGTGCTGCTTCGGCAGTGGCGTTTGCCAGTGATTTAAATTTGGTGGTGCGTAACGTTCAAGGTTACGCATTTGAGTCCCCGCAAGCGAATGTGGCTTTGCGCAACATCCAAGGTTATGCGTTTGAATCGGTCAAGCAGTCGTTGAATCTCTCTGTTACGGGAAATCAAGCGCTGTACGCGCTGATCAACAACAACAGCTTGTACCAGAGCTGGAGTGCAAGTAACAGTACGCTGGGTGCACCAGTCGTTGATAACAGCGTGACGAACTGTAACACCAGAGTCAATTTGGCAGCCAAGACGGCAAGCGGGTACAGCGGCAACATCAATCTGTACTACAACCGGCGTCCTATTTCTGATGCGATTAACACCAGCGTCAGTTTGGGAACTATCGCCAGTAACACGGACGTCTGGACGCTGTTGCCGACCATCAACAGTAAGTACGGGACTAACCTCACGACAAGCGATGTGGTCAACGCATCGGTGAGTGCAGGTGCGACCACGGTGATGTTGACGGTGGCAAGCGGTAGTTACATGTTCATTCCGGGTTCGGTGGTGGCTGCTGGTTTGGTGAAGGATCTGGCTTCGGTTACACCGAGTAACCTGCTGTTTGGTTTCGACAATGCAGCGGGTAATGGTCCGAAGGCAACGAAAACGGTGATGTTGCTGCACTTCGAAGGCGGCAGCATTGTTGACACTTCAGGTAACTTCACTCCGACGATTGTGAGTACTGCTGCGCTGACGACGCAGCAAGCGAAGTTTGGTACTCAGTGCCTGAGTTTGCCAGCCTCTGGATCTGCTCTGAAGTTCGCAGACGATCCGCGACTGCGCTTTACGAGCGACTGCACGCTTGAAGCCTGGGTGATGTCGACTAATAATGCTCAGAACGGCGTGTTGTTTGGTAAAGATCCGTCCTCTGGCAGCCCGCCTACGGAACTCCAGTATTTCAATGGTTCTTGGCGCGTGTGGCTTGATTCTGCCACTGTGAACATCTCAGCAACTTCCGGCGTTGCAGTCAACACCTGGATGCACATCGCGTTGGTGCGCTACAGTGGTGTCTGGTATCTGTATCAAAACGGTGTGCTGCTTGGTCAGTTCACCGGTGGCACCTTCGGCAATAACACCAACCCCTTCTACGTCGGTAACTGGGGTGGCTTGGCGAATGAATTCCAGACTTACGTGGATGAAGTTCGGATCAGTAATGTGGCGCGCTACACGGCTCCGTTCACTCCTCCGAGCACTGCGTTTGCATTGGATTGATTTCCAACGTTTCGCTTAAAAAAAGTTGTCATCCTATGCGGGATGCTGGTAGAAGGTCCCGTTATTTCGTCTCCTTTTAAGGATCTCTCATGGCAAAGATTGACTCCACCAAGTCAGCCATCGACAACCTGCTCGTTCTGGTGAATGCGGCCAACACCGGCCAAACGCTCCTGAACACGCAGGTCTCCGCTGGCACTCCGGCAGCTCAAACCGCTGACGGCCAAGGTCGCAACACCAACGTCGTGCTGTCGGCCATCGCTGGTCACGGCTACACCGGTTCGCAGACGTTCACCTACACGCGTCGCGGTCTGAACGACTCGGTGCTCAGCCCGGTCGACAGCTACACGGCCACGATCGGCGTGACCGCCGCTTCGCTGCTCACCGCACTGGCCTCGCAGCTGGGCCTGGTCGCAAGCGAACTGCATCTCGAAGATGCAGCCAATTCGGGCACGACGCTGTCGGGTGCGATCAACAACAGCCCGGCCACGATCAACATCGTGTCGGCTGCCGGCTCGCTGCTGTACGTCGACGGCTCGACCCAGGGCATCACCATGACCTGGAACCAGCCGACGGTTGACCTCGCAACGGCTACGCCGACCACCGCACTGAGCGGCTTCGACGCAGCAAGCTAATCCAGAGCGCTTCGGCGCAATGGTTTAGGGAACAGCCGGGGAGCAATCCTCGGCTGTTTTTATGCCGTCACCGCAAACGCCGCAATTTTATGCCCTTCCCTATCCTGCTTTTGGACTTGACATGAAAATCGACCCGACGAAATCCGCATTGCAAAACCTTCTGGCGTTGGTGGATGCAGCCAACCCCAATGGACCGACCAACGCTGCACAGGTGACATACACGAACCTGCAAGCTGCGACCCTTGAAGGCGATGCCGCCGCTAATACCTCGGTGGAACTCGACGGTGTAAGCAATCAAGGCTTCACGGGTTCCCAGACCTTCTATTACGGACGTCTTGCCTTGGCAGACGAAGCCGCCAGCCCGACAGGTTCGGTGAACATTCCCAACGGCTCCACCAGCGATCAAATTCTGGCACTGGTCGCCACCTATTACGGTTTCATTCCTGCTGAGATCTCTTGGCAGAGTGTGCCGGTCGCTCCGGGCACATTGCCGGGGGACACCACCGCAACAGTACAGTGCAGTGGCTCGCTGGTGTATCTGGATGGCACCGCGACAGTCAACCTTCACTGGGAAGCATAAGTGAGCTAAGGAAACTCAAAAATGCAGATGAACCTACCATACCCCTATTTGGGGTTGAGCGCGCAGAGGTTGACTGACTGGATCAATTCTGACAACAGTACGAGTTATCAGTTGGGGGTGGACTTCACGTTCAGTGGTCCGGCTCTTTACACTGATAGCCTGGGGCGAAACACCAAGGTAACGATGCAGCCGGCGGATTCGACGAAGTACGCTTCGACCGACATTCACTACTGGAGACTGCCGCTGACGATTCTGAACAACTTGCCGCAAGGCAATGTCAACCCGGTTCCGATTCCTCAGTTGCCGTTTTCCATCCATGGAATTCTGGATGCGATCAACACCGCACTGGGATTGAACCTGACGCCCGACGAAGTACCGGACCAGACGTTCACCACCGAGCTTGCTTCCTATCCGTTGCACATCAACGATGCCGTGAGTCTTGCTTGGATTGATTCGGACTTTCAATTCCAGCCGCAGTTCATGTTTTAAAGGTTGCGTGAGCCTAGGGGAAACCCCCTAGGCTTTATGCCCGAAAAGTGAGAATTTACGTAGAGCATCGATAATGTAGATTCTAGAATCTTTCAGTTACATATAACCTCATCGAGTTGGTAAGCCTATCAACTCTTTCTCCATTTACATTCGAACAAACTAGGAGCTAATCATGGTTGACTACGCAAACAACAATTATTCCGCAGGCAAGAAAACCTTCAAGGCAAAGGCATTGCGCTTCATTGGCGTGACGCTTATCTTCGCACTGCTGGGTGGCACGATCGTCGCGGCTGACCACGTCGGCCACTACCTGCAAACGCACCGCACCGGTTACACGGGCAACTGAGGAATCGGCGATGGAACAACAGAAACAAGACTGGATGTCGTTTCTTGCAGACTTCGTTGATCTCGTCAAAATCTTGAACCGTAAGTTTGGCGACAACGAAATCACTGAACAAGAAATACTCGATTCAGTCGGAGAGAAGTTCGTCGATGCGCACAACTACGCGCAAGTGTCAGAGCTTCATCCGAAGATGGTTCATGCTTGGTCGCAATTGCAGGAATCGATCCAGAAGATCAAACTCATTCGCGCCAAGAAGATGACGCAGCGCCAGCGTTATCTGTACCACATGCGGGAACTCTTCCAAGACCCCGCCAAAGTCTGGGATACCAGCATTCCGTGGTCAACGCGCTGGTGGTACAACCACTGCGTGGAGTTGCAAAGCAGGCCGCATTAAACAGTATCCAACATTCGAATAACGAGGAATTCATGAGAATCAAAGAAATGGTCGTGATCGATAACGACACGCGAGAAGTTTTCGTCGATGGTATCAAGTGGCAGCCGTCGCCGGAGTCGTACATGCATCTGGCTCGCTTCGGGACGGGTCCGTATAGCGAACGCCCCATTGAGCCGCAACGCATTCATCCCGGCATCGCCATGTACCGCACGGTTTCCAACATGGGGGTGCGTCGTGCTTAAGATCTTCATCCTCTTCGGCCTGTTCGCATGGTACAAGAGCAGCTGGATGATCGCGCGCTACCTTACGCGCCGGGTGATGTTCAAACACGTAATTCGTGCAGACATGGCTGTTGCGTTTGCACAGATGACCGGAAGGAGAGAATTCATCGTCCAGAATCAGAGGAATCTCATTCTGCCGATCATCGCAAGTTGGTTGTTGTTCATCGCGCTCCTGTATCTGGGAGCGGCATTTACAGTCCAGTATCTTGGGCTGACGTTGTAAGAAAGGCGTCGACACCTATAAGTCCTACAAGTCACACGCCTTCACGGGGCTCGACCATGCGAGACAGTCGGGCTAATCACTCTTAAAAAAAGAAGAATTGTGAAGTTTGGGAGCTATCATGCGAAGCTTATATCGCAGACACATTAAAATCTCGCTCTTGGAAGCGAGTCAAGCTGAAAGGGCCCATGGTTGGGCCAGCACGGAAGACGGAACGGGTACCGAAGTTCGCCACTACTTTGTGTGCGACCAAGAACGCTTTCTCCATCACCTGAAACAACCGGGGATTGCATCCTTGCGCTTGCAGCTTGAAAAGCTCGGCGTCCATCCGAAAAGCATCACGATCAAGCGGGCCTACAACACGCTCACGTACAAGAACCTGTCGTATCGGCGGGAGCGCGCTGTGAATCAATACGAAATGCCGGTCGCAGCCTGATCGCCGGAGGAGCCGTGGAAACGGGGGTAAGCGGTTCCTCTTCTCTGTCCCCCGGAAGTACCTTAAACATTTTTCGCTCAATCATCTTTGGAGATAACAAATGAGCATCAAAGAAACCATCCTGAACGTTCTCGGCGCTAACCCCAAGAACAGCTTCAACGAAGTCGAAGTAAAGTTCTACAAGGACTGCAATCGTGACGGCCAACACGGCATGGTGATCGTCTCGCACCGCGTGAAACGTCTAGACCACGTCGCTGTCCCGTTCCTCTTCCCTGGCCTGACCGAACCGCCGGCGCTCACCGCTCGTGTCCTCGCAGACATCGAGTCGGCTGGCGCGTCGCAAGGTTATGTCGTCCACTGCCTGCTGCCTGAAACGTACGGTCCGAACCTGGCCGAGGGTGACGATCTGTCCAGCGATCACGATTCGTCGAACCGTCGGCAGATGTTCAGCGATCGCCTCGCGAATCCGGTACGCGTGCCGGCCGTTCAGCGCGAACAAGGCATGATGTTCGCTGGTGTGCTGCCGAGCGATGTCGATACGTTCCTCAAGCACTACTTCGCAGCGGACGTCAAGCGACAAGCTGTGCAACTCGCGCTGAACGGCAAGCAAGCCGCTGACCTGCGTGAGCGACTCGGCGAGCGCGTAGCGCAAGCATTCACGCGCAGCGAGAAAGTCGGCATGATCTACATCACACTGGATCGCATGCTCGATCAGTTCTGCAAGGAGATCAATCTGATGGTCCTCTCGCCGAATGTAGACGAGCGGCCGAGCGGGTTGCCGTTGCCGTTGTCGAAGCTGAAGGAAGGCAGCACGCTGGAGCAGATCCAATCGGCATCGGATCTCGTCGATATGCTCTTCCCGCACGAAGAGTACGACACGCTCACGCAGATCCAGAAGGATGAAATCCAGTCGCGTGTACTGATGTCGGTGAACAACGACACGGCTCGCAAGCTGCCGTCGTCGGTCGTACAAGCCAACGTCGAGCAGATCATCACTGCGTTCCGCGAAATCAACGTCGTGTCGAAGTCGTAAGGCAGCGAGGAGACTTCGGTCTCCTCTTTCCCAACACATTCGAAGAAATTACAGAGGGAGTCAATCATGTTGGAACTGTTCGGTCTTGCCGATCACAGCGTACAAGTCGGCATCAGCAATCTCGCTCTTCAGTCGCACCACGGTACTGCTACCACCACGCAAGGTCGCTTTCCTTTCGTCGTGGATCGTCCGGGTAAGTTGAAGCGCCCGCGCACCAGCACGGTCGAGAGCATCTTCAAGCAGTTCGAGAAGCTCGGCGCACCTGCAACGGAAGTGGAAGTTTCAGTTGGTAATCGTCGGCGCGTCTATCGCATCGAGAATGGCCAACCGAAGCTGATCACGCAATCGTTTTCCGCCTAGAGTGCTGTTCCCGTAGACTGGGCGGGTTTTAAGAGGGTGCGTCTGTCCACGCGCACCCTCTTTTTTTTTGTCTTCGATGATAAAACATGGATAAGAAAACTGGCATCATCGTGCAATGCCTCTTCGGAGTGGAAGTCGTCAATGAGTTCCGCAAAGCGTACAAGGAGACCAAAGAAGTCCAGACATTAACGGACTCTTCCATGCGCTCGATGTTGTATCATGGGGATGCGATTCCGCACATCGAGTATGGAAATCTCTTCGTGGTGAAAGTGGGTCGTCCTGTACACATCCTCGGTATGTCGACTCGCTTTGGTCCGGTCATCATGCGCGTGACGCATCGGCGGGAAGTCGAGATCTTGATGAATCGTGCAGTGGGTCATTACTACCACAAGAAGCTGCACGAGATTGGCATGCATACGTCGAACATCTATAACGAGATGACGAAGTTCATGGGGTTGAATTCCGATAAAAGAAAATATCCTGGCGATAAACCTATGGTGAATTTGGGCCAGATGATCGAACGTGAATCGATCCATTGAAACAGAAATCGAACATATATCACTGACGTAGGCTAGTGTTAGCCACGACAATTTTTTCGTACTTGGAAGAAAGAAGAATGGAAAAGAAAGGGGTTTTCATTTCGATGGAAGGACCGGATGGTTCGGGCAAAACTACGAACGTGGGTTTCCTGCGCGAGTGTTTGCAAGAACACGGTTTTCAAGTCGTGACAACGCGCGAGCCTGGCGGCTCTCCAATCGCAGAACAACTGCGCCAGATTATCCTCACGCAGTACATGGAGTCGGATGCAGAATTGCTGCTCTTCGCGGCAGCGCGGGCAGACCACATCAGCAAGACGATCAAACCGGCACTGGCCGGTGGCTATGTCGTTCTCACTGATCGCTTCTGCGACTCGACCGTCGCCTATCAGGGGTATGGGCGCGGGTTGTTGGAGAAGGTACGTGAACTGGAGCAATTCGTTCACGCGGGGTTCTATCCCGACCACACGCTCTTTTTCGACATCCCTTTCGAAGAGTGCATCAGCCGGCTCTCGAAACGAGTCGACAAGCAAGATCGCATCGACCAAGAAGCGGTCGAATTCAAGCGTCGCGTTTGGTTCGGCTACCAGCGGCAATTCAACGATAACCAACATCGCATGGTCCGGATCAATGCGTTGGAGGATCTGTCGGATGTACAGCGGCAGATCCAAAACTGGGTGCATGAGGAGTTCGCTCCGAAGCATCGTCACTTGCAACATTATCCGAGATGATTCACTATTTGTTTCGCACTCCAGATGGCGTCATGCTTTTGATCGTCATCTGTTCTGTCGTCGGTTTCTTTATCGGTCGTACTCATCGACGTTACAAGAAGAGTCTTAAACATCGGACTCCTCATCGTAAGCTCGATGGTTTTCATCCAGCGGACAAGAAGAAAGATTTCTAATTCGCTGGAAGATATTTGCGGTTTCCATCGTACTTTATACGCCTCCTCTCCATCATGCGAAGCAGTATAGGCCAATTGAACTTGATTGACACAGGCAGCAGTGAGCGTAAGTCCTAGGAGATAATCGTGAGTATCACATCGCAGGAGCAACTCGCTCAACGCCTCGCCAGCGAATTGGCTCCACTTCGTCAGCTGAAACAAAGCGAGGACATGGAAGACTTCTATCAAGCAGTCGACTGGGTTCGTGGCAATTGTGCCTTTACGTCTGAAGGCGATGTGGTCTTTCATGGCGGCACGCAAGAAAGCATCCCGGTTCGTTGTCCGAACCTCTCCAAACGCGATCCGTTGTATCGACTGCTCAAGGCAGAGGCGGAGCGCAACAACACGCACCTCAACCCGGCAGTCACCACTGCCTAAGGAAAAGAAAGATGGCTGACAAGAAGAAATACCCCGGCTGGATTCTGGCAATCGATGCCGACTACTGCAAGCGCTTCTTCCAACAGGGCTTCAACGCCATGTCGCTGTCGCGCTTCATCGACGGCCTGCCGGCCAAGCGCATCGATCCGAAGACGAACCAGTCGATCTTCTACACCGACGATCTGGCGTCGCGCGTCTTGATGCGCGAGCGGCACCGGCTGGAGTTCGACAAGAACTGCCTCCAGCCGCTGAACTACATGGTGCTCAAGCAGAGTCAACCGGTCGGGTTCGCCAATCGGGAAGGCGGCTTCTGTGCGGTCAAGCGCGAGGACTTCTTTTCGACGTACTACCGCAACAAGGGTGTCGGCGAAGACCGGCTGGCAGACAAGATGTCGGTCGGCTGGGGCGGTCACAGCGAACGCTTCAGCGCCGTGTTCAACGAAGTCGGTGCACTGGACTACGTCCGGACGGCTGGCAACAACATGATCACGGAACTGAACGAAGAGTGTCGGCTCCGTGTGCCCGGTACGATCAGTCACGAGATCCCGTTCGAGCAAGTGCTGATCGTCTTCAAGGGCTTCATCTGGGACATGTCGGACGACGTCGGCCAGCATCACCTCGCGCTCGTCTGGGAAGTCACGGTACCCGAAGGTGTGGTGCTGGAATCGCGTGAAGACGAGCACAAGCTCGGCCCGTGGTGCAACCGTGCTGAACTCATGGCTGACAAGAACAGCCGTGCTGACAAGTACGAGAACTGGTCGAAGATCGTGATCGATCAGATCTGTCTGGACGGGTGGGGTCTGCTCGGCACCGACAAGGACTGGATCTCGAAGGCCAACGCAGAAGCCGCTTATCAGACAGCTGAAGCGGAACTGATCGATCAAGACACGGACAACCAGGCCAAGCTTCCGGACGATCTGAAGCGCGGCGACTCGCGACGGATTGATCCGGTAAACGAACCGGCTATCGATTTGCCGAGCGCAGAGCGCGTGGTGATGGGTCTGGATCTGGCTGAAGCAGGAGGCGATCAAACGGTCATTCACGATCCGATCTCCGAACTGTCAAATACCATCGGTCCGAAGGCGTAATCCGTCGACGTCAAAGAGAGTGACTTCGGTCACTCTCTTTTTATTCCCTCGATTCATCTAGTGTCGGTAACATACAGAGGACATCATGGCAGAAGTCAGGGCAATGAATAAGAAGCTGGAAATACTGACGGAAGCAATTCCGTTGAAAGAACGGCTGGACATGGTTAGCGATTTCAATTACGGTAGGTTGACGGCAGTAGTCAGTACCTACGTGAGCGACGCCAAGAAGCAACCCATGATGGAGTTTCTGAAATTGATCGCAGATCTTCCGAGTTTCATTGCCAGCAAGCTGGAAGAAATCGGTACACCGGCTTTCGTTTCTCAAGAAGCCACGCCGTTCAATCAACCGTTGGTGGAAATGGCACCGGTTGGTCGCGAGGAGTTTCTCAACGTCTTGCGCGATCAGATCAAGAACGAACTCCTCATGCCGAGTTCGAAGAATGGCGTCTTCGGTGGCAACATGCACTCGAAGCCGTACTACATCAAGGCGAACCGATTCAATCAGTTTCTCATCTCTTCGATGGGTAGTAGCTCGTGGCCGACGTTGCTGCGATGGGATGATGGTCCAGAGCCTTCAGAAGAACTTTGGGCAATGATTCCGGTCGACGGGATTTACATCTTCGCGGCTCTGACATCGCTCAAGATCCATGTCTGTGTCTGGACCGAGGATGCAGAGCCGAGTATCAAGTCTTGGGAATGGGAAGAAGGACAGAGCCTTCCTGTTGATCGTCAAGAATTTCAAAAACGCATCGAACTGCTTTAAGGAACCGCAATGCAATTCATCGTCAGCAAGATCCGCATCCCGCTCGGCGACGAGCACATGGTCACCAGTGTCAAGAGCGGCAACCTGCTCGAAATGACTCGGCATGAACCGGGTGCCAATCCGACCGACTCGATCGCAGAGATCAAGCTCATCAAGACCGACATCGAAGGGCAAGTCGTCGATGCGTTCAAAGCGTCGACGCGCGAGATCGAACCGGCGACATTCGGCATGGGGATGTACAACCGCCTCACCGAAATCGATAACGCATCTTACGATGTCGAAAACGTACCGGCAGGTTACGCAATCGGCATGATCTTCTGGTCGACAGAAACCGGCGACTATCAGCTGCGTCCGTCAATGATCGCACGCGGCAAAGACTGGCAAGCCATCATCGAAGTCACCCGTACGGCTTCCCAGTTGAAAGTCGAAGAGAGCGAAATCATCGACTGGGAGCGCATGTCGCGTGCTGACCGCATGGAGTTCGTGCTGCGCAAGTTCTCCGAGCTGCTCGACCAAGAGCCACTCACGAAAGACGAAGCACTTCGTATTGCCACGCATCGTCACTACAAGGGCGGCCTCTATCGTGAACTCGGCAAGATTCGCAATGCCGACGACGGGAACGTCGCATCGCGCGTGCTCTACTTGCATCTGTTCCCGCACGAGAACAGTGCATGGCATCGTGACGCAGAAGAATTCCACGGCTTTCTCGATACCGGCACGCAGCGTTTTGCACCGATCGAAGATACATTGCCGTTCATCCTGAATGACGACGGCTTGTCGACGGAAATCAAGGTCGTGCTGCGCCAACTCGACGACAAGCCCGAAACGGGTAAGGTCTTCTTCGGCGGCTCGGATGTCGACAAACATCTGACCGAACTGAACGAGCGCGCTCGCTCGGAACTGCTCATCGGTGAGTATGATCATCCCGAATACGATCAAGCCGATGAGCGCCGCTGGTATGCGTTGCAGAACGATCGTGCGTGTTGCCGCTTCATGGGCTTCTCGGTGTCGGATGTCACGACGCTCAAGGGCAAACGTGTCAAGGCGCTGGTCGCGAAGGTGCAACCGTACGGTCCGTTGGCCATGGACTTCATGCAAGCCATGCGTACTTCGATGGTTGGCTTCGGCATGCGCGCCATGTGCATGGACACGGTCGAAGATCTGGGCGATGGCAAGCTCGTCAACTATCGAACGGTCGATAAGATCATCACGTTCGATTTCGTGAAGAAGTGAAGTGACGTGCGGGGGATTCGTCCCCCGCCGGATGAGGAGGCTCTATGGGCTTAGATGTGTCGCTGTATAAGTGTCCTAACCTCAACTACGCGATGAAGATGGAGCAGGCGTACGAAGCGGCGTTGGATCAAGTCTACGAGGAGTGGAATGATTTCTGCAAGAATCATTCACCGACACAGCAAGAAGAGGATGAGTTCAACAAGAAACGAATGGCATTGAAGGACAAGTTCGAGATCGAGGGCTACAACCACAAGAGCCTCGAACGGATTCGGTTTGATTCGAAGACGGAGCCGGAGCATCTCTTCAAGATCGGCTATATGCGCTCCAGCTACAACGGAGCAGGGATCAACTCGGTAGCGAACGTATTTGGTCTGCCTGATCTGTACACGATCTTCGAGATCGACAACGAAGATTACTTTCAGGAACACGACTGGGACACCATTTACCAGAACGTAAAGGACGCGCTGGAGAAGTGGCAAGCGCATGCGAGTAGTCCGGCTGGTAAGTACTGGGTGCACACCTTCCGTCCGAGATTTGCCAGTAGCAAACTCAGCACTACTGGCCAGCTGATTCCGGAAGGCATCACCAGCGAACACGAAGCGATTGAGCGTCTGAACGAGAGCTACCTGAATAACAAGGAAGAAATCGACAAAGACGAATGGCGCTTGTCAGGATGGACAAGCCATAAAGGTGAGTTTTATCCCAAGCCGCTGAAAGTCACCGCTATCGTCGCTGGTGCTTGGAATCCTGAGCAGCCGCTTCATTTTCGCAATATGCCAGTAACGTATCTGGTGTGTGAGCGAGAAAACGAGGATACCATTCAGTGGTACGTCACAGCGCTCCAGATCGTTCAAGAGATGGTTGAATGGATTCTGGAGCATCCGGATAAGGATCAGTTCTTCACAGGCTGGTCAGGTTAAGAAAGGAGGAAGCAATGTCGATCTGGTCGGAAAGTAGATTGAAGTGGGAAATCGAGAATGGTCCGTTCTCGTATTTCAAAAAGTTCAAGGAGGAGCACGAGTCTCGCCTTAAGGAAGCGAAGACTACTGAAGATACCGAAGCATTGGAGCTTGCCAAAGACGCCATCGTGTCGATACCGGCACGTTACGTTTGCTGGAACAGCGACAACAACATGCCGATGGAACTGGATGGTCGATTGGTCAACAGATACGGTGACGGCCAATTCGTTTTCCGGTGTGACTTTGCGTTGCCTACTCCGGCGACCAAGACATATGCAATGCTGTTCGGACTCGACGTCGTCTTCGTACCGTTCTTTGAGTCCGAATTCTGTCTTCTCGATGTTCGTTCCTTCAGAGGCATCTTCGAGTGGATGACATCCAATGTTCCGGAAAACGAGAAAAGCTCGCTACCGGAACAACTGGAGAAGGAACTGCGTGCGTACCAACGTTACCTTTCATTCGAGGGCTATGACACGGAGTAACACCATGGAAGAAGACGAGGTCAGAAGACCGACTCACGATCTGTTTTGTCGGCAGTGTATCGCAGACAGTCCCAACACGCATGTATCGTGGTTTCTGATGGCCTCATTCGCGTACTACTTCCTGAACGAGTCCCTCATTACCGATGCGTTGTACGATGAGATTTACCAGTGGCTGGAGAAGAACATCGAACAAATCGATCACGTCCACAAACATCTCATCGAAAAGGACATGTTCTCAATTGGCAGTGCGTACTATCTGAGAGAATATCCGAAGATCATTCAGGTATCGACGCACAACTTGCTTGATAACTTGCGCTTAACAGCAGCACCGCAACCGAGAGATTTATGGAAAAGGAAAACCTGCCCTACGCAGTAGTGCAGCGCTTGCGACTGGTTGACATCTTGCTCGACCAGCAGGGCTTTATCAATCGCGGAGTATTGATGGAATACTTCGGGATTTCGATGCCAGCCGCAAGCAACGATCTCGGACTGTACAAAGAGATCGCTCCGAACAACATGACGTACGACTTGTCGAATAAGACGTACGTGAGAACCGAAACCTTTCAACGGGTCTGGAAATGAAATTCATCTTCAACGATCGCAATCGAGCGATTTGCGATGTGTTCAGCCACGCATTGCAAGGTACTCTGCCCAATCTCGAAGTACGGCATTGCAACTTCGAAGCCATTTCGAAGGACGATTACAAGATCCTTTTTACCCCCGGTAATTCGTACGGACAGATGACCGGGGGTTTCGATTTGGCAGTACGTAACGTCTGGCCGGCTGCTGAAGCCTATGTTCAAATGGCAATTAGCGAGTCCCGAAATGGGATGTTGGCGGTTGGTGATTACGTGATGGTTGGCTTGCATGCGGCTATGTCTTTGATTCCGCAAAAGCGCCTCATCTACGCGCCGACCATGCGCATCCCGATGGTGATTGCCGGTACGGAAAACGTCTACTGGGCGTATCGCGCTGCCTTCCAAGCATTAGAAGGAGCGGCGCGCGGGATGATCTTCACTGATGAAGACGCTGTGCTCATCCCTGCTTTTGGGACGAGTGCCGGTCACATGGACCCGCTCAAAGCTGCGATGCAGTGCAGGCTGGCATACGAGCACGTCCATCGTCCGCCAGTCGAAGTAACGAGCCGGCAGATGTTTGCTGACCATCAAGCCATTGCTCAATGGGTTTAAGATGAAAGCAGATCAAGTAAAAGACGCCATCGGGAAAACGGTTACTGTCAATGGTTTCCGTGATCTCGGAATCGACCCGGACATGCGCCGCATCATCGGTCAGGAATGTGTGGTCGTTAAGCAGTGTAAGAGCGGCCTTGTGCAGATCAAGCACGGCAAAAGCTTTTACTCTGTTCCCCTTATCAATCTTGACTTGAAAATCACTGTAACGTTTGATGGTTGGAGTAAATGTGATTCGGGTATGGGGTGCGTAGAAACGGGCGTTTGCTATGCAATGGCGCATGGCGAACCGGATCAATGCGGCATGAAAAAGGAATAAACATGGAACAAAACTATCTGAATACGATACAAGATGTGCTGGATAATGGCACGTGGCAGAAGAACGAACGCACGGGGGAATTGTGCTGTACCCTCGACGGCGCGATGACGCGTTTTGACATCAGTCAAGCGTTCACGTGTGCGGTGACGACGAAGAAGCTCGCGTGGAAGTCGATCACGGGTGAGTTCTGCGGCTTCCTGCGTGGTGTAACGAGCGCTGCTGACTTCCGCACACTCGGTTCGAAGGTGTGGGACCAGAACGCCAACGAGAACGCTCAGTGGCTCGCCAATGCCTTCCGTAAAGGCGAGGACGACCTGGGCGACGTGTATGGTGCGCAATGGCGGCGCTGGCCAGCCTATCGGGTTTTGGAATTGGGTGAACATGACAGTCCGAAGGCTAAGCAACTGGAAGCACAGGGTTGGAAACGCGAAGGTTGGGTTGATCCGACCGAAGGCTGGGGATTCTCCGGTATCCTCTATTCGAAAGAAATCGACCAACTCGGCGATTGCATTCGGAAGTTGATCCTGACGCCGTCGGATCGTCGGATTCTGTTCCACGGATGGAATCCGGCCAAGCTCGGAGAGATCGCACTGCCGGCCTGCCACCTACTGTACCAGTTCCTTCCCAACGTGGCGCGTCGCGAACTCTCGCTCGCCATCTACATCCGCAGCTGGGACACCTTCCTCGGCGGCCCGTTCAACATCGCGGAGGGTGGTCTGCTGCTCGAACTCGTCTCGCGTCTGACGGGTTTCAAGGCCAAGCGTGTGACGATCTTCTCGGGCGATACGCACGTCTACGAGAACCATCTGCCGATGGTGCAAGAGCAACTGAAGCGCGAACCGTTCGATTCGCCTCGTCTCGTGATCGATCGTTTCATTCCCACGTCGGAAGAAATGGCGTTGATCCGAGATCCGAATACGCGCGTCGATGTTGCTATCGATTACATCAACAAGGTGGAGCCTTATCACTTCAAGCTGGATGGCTACATCCACCATCCGGAACTGAAAGCACCCATGGCGGTGTAGCACTAAAAACTCATCGGCTGGAGCATTATGTGGAAGGCTGCAAAGTCTTCCACTCGTACGAAAGCAAAAAAGGAGACCGCGATGTCGGCTGCTTTGATGGGGGTTGTAGGTGAAACATTGGGGTTGATCCAAGAGAAACTTTTCCACGGACATTTCGACGCATCGGAGCGCGAAGAAATATACGGGGATGCAAAGGAACTACTCTTCAACAACAAAATCCCGCCAGAGGAATCCAAGCTGCGCGCGAAGTCGCTCGATGAACTGGAATCGAGATATCCGGAACTCGTGTCCTATCTCATCTCCGGCAAGCTAACTTCGGTTCGTTGGTGCTAATCCAACAAGGGGGTTCCGAAAGGAACCCCTGATATGCTGTTAAGTGGTAGAACTTGGTATGTGTTTTTAATATGCCAAGGCATGGTTTGTAGCTGTATGTTCGAAGTGCAACCAAAGGAAAGACAAGAAATGGCAAACGACGCTAAGAAAGCCGCTCCGGCAAATAAAGAAACCGCAATGGGTTCGGCGCTGAAAGATGCACTGGCTAAGAGCGGGGGCCTGAAAACCGTACACACGAAACCGACTTCGAAGAAGAAAGAAAAGCCGTACAAACAAACCTACGAAGAAGGCACTGCGCAAAGCGCGGAACAGACCAAAGCCGCATCTGTTGAACCGCAGAAGGTCAAGAAGGGTGAAGCACCGGATGCGAAGAAAGCCATCACGACGGTGGCTCGCAAGATCGCCAGGAAGGTGAGCACCAAGAAGCCCAACGCTCCGGGTGTTGCCAAACCGGCCAATGCTCCGACTCCAGAGAACAAGCCGGCTGAAAAGCCGTACTCGCCGTCGGTGGTCAAGGCGTACAAGGAGCAACTCACGCATGAGTTGAAAGCGCTCATCCGTAAGGCTGACGATGCGGGACTGCTCATCCACATCCCGATCGTCAATGGTCGTCCGTTCGTGAAGTTCCACGACAAGGCCACCTACAAGCCCAAACAACCAGTCAAGCAAGAACAACAGCAAAAGACGGCATAAAGTCAGCAGAGAGGAGTCTTCGGACTCCTCTCTATGACATCATTTTATCAACCACCAGCATGGTTTGAGGATAAGAAGCAATTACGGAGATTTGAAATGCTGGCACATGACGAACACATTAAGCAGTGGACACAAGAGAAGTACCGAATTGCCTCTGTCGCGCTGGATGAGCCAGTGAGTCGGCCACCAGCCATGATGAAAGAAGGAGTCTATTACGATCTGATGGACTTCTGGATTGAACGCGCTCGCGTGCGGGCTTTGTTGTGGTCGCGTATGCGTGCGCAGAACTACGACGTCTACATGGCAAACCTGAAGATCGCAGAAAGCCTTGAGTATCGGCAAGGCGAACACGGTCTGCTCGATCGACTGGCGATGTCGCATTTCCAGCGAATCTGGTTCACCGAGAATAATCCCAACGACATGATGGAAAAAATGAGGGTGATTCAATGAAGCATTACGAAATCAAGCCATACATGAATTACGCACGCAATCTGCAAGAGGGCAGCGTGCGCGAGAACGATAAAGGCATGATTCGCACCATTCTTGAGCGCAAGGGATGGCTCAAGCGCAAGCTCGGCCTGTGCGTCATGTACCCGACGCTCACGGTTTCTAACCGCTACCCGAACCACGTGTTCTACTACGGTTATGCCCGCACGTTTATGTCGCTGTGCAACAGCACCTCGGAAGAGTACATTCTAGGCGTGGCAGCGTACGACGAAGCGTCGGGACTCGTGTGGTTCTCGTACCCGAAAGCTCGACACCACAATCTGTTGCACCTGATGGCTGAATACGGTTATTCGGAAGCACAGGTTGCCAATGTCAAGCAAGGCTTTCTGACAACGAAGGGTCGTTACGTCGATCGTGAGCAAGCTTTGGCTATTGCCAAAACAGCGAATCAGTTGATCAAGAAGACTGATCCGCCTCACAAACTCTTCTCGGAAGACCTCTTCACTGGTGGATTGACGCTCGTGAAGTAACTCGGGTAATGGTGTGCATGTGACCTTTCTGAGAGAAAACGATGAGCACACCTCCGACCACCATCAACAACGAAACCCTTGACCAGATGTATCAGGACGCTTGTGCTGATACACGAGCAGTCTGGAAAGCCATTGACCAAGCACGGCGCAATGGCACACAAGTCTACGTCGAGATCCATCCGGATCGCGTAATCGTCCAAGGCTTGAAAGCGATGCAGCGCGTCTGGATTGACGCTCCCTCTGCGGTGGATTATTCGGGTTGGGTACCGTCCACCGTTCCGAGTGAAGGTGAAATCGACCCGGATAGCGGCGGTACACCGATGCAGGTGCATTTCGCTGAACCCAACCCCAACCAGCCTTCGTCTTAATTTTTTGTCGACTTGGAGTATCAGATGAGTGAAAGCCCCAACCTCAACAGTTCGGCTGTCCCCGCAGCACAGCGCGCCGGACTGCTCGATCCGAATGATCCGATGAAGTTCTCGGACAAAGCACTGCTCGACCCGCCGTCTTACGTGCGCAACTTCGCACATGCGGTCGCTGGCCATGAAGCACAAGTCATGCAAGAAGCGCAAGTGGCTACGGTATTCACCGACTCCAACCAAGTCTGGGACGTCGTGACGCAGCTGCTCAACCAAGCCGAAGCCGCTGGCTTCGAAGTCGACGTGTTCGAAGACGCCGGCCAGAAGCACTGTGTGCGTGTGGTGAAGTCTGGCGCAAAGCGTCTGGTGGTGCAGTCCTCCACTACCGGCCAGACGAACAAGCCCGCTAATCCGGCGTAAGGATACCCGTACTCTCGAACTACGTGCAAACCCTCGTGCGTACGTAGCTTTTTGGAAGGGGACTTCGGTCCCCTTCTTTTTTTGTCGACAACCAGGAAAAGGAAAGAAATGAACGGTCAACCCCTTCGCTCGGCAGCAAAGGAAGCAATCGAAAAAGAACTTCAAAACCTGAAGCGTCAAGCCATGTTGGCTGGTTTTCGTATCGACGGTTTCCTGATCGATCCGGTCGAAGATGCCGTGGCTGAGGAATCGATGTTGGTTGACGCGCGTCAGATTCTGGAAGACACGTTTCGCGACAACGTCGAGATGGCAGACATGCTCGGCTACAACGTGCGCGTGGACCGCATCATCAACCCGTTGGATACGCACAAGCCGAAGATCGAAGTCGTGATCTGGGGTAAGCGTAATGCCGACGGGGGTTACGATGATTAAGATTCGGGATTTCCAGCGGCGGGTGCTGGAATGGTTCGAAGCTTGCTTCAGCGCGCAGATGGCGAAAAAGAGAAAGCGTCGGCTTTACGCCTTCTTCGAGGAAGCCAACGAACTGATCCAATCCGGCGGCATGACGCGTGAAGAAGCGCATGCGATGGTTGACCATGTGTTCAACCGTGAACCGGGTGAATTCTCGCAAGAAGTCGCCGGAGTATTCACGACGCTGTGTATGGTGGCGAATTCCCACGACATCGATCTCGAAGAAGTCGGCGAGAAGGAACTCGCTCGGATATGGGAAGCTATTCCCATCATTCAAGCCAAGCAGGCGCAGAAGCTGCGACCAAATGACGAGGATGAAGATGGTTGAACTCATTCAAGCCGAATTGCAAGTCGATGGCCGTGAAGGCATGCGGTGTTACTGTGTGTCGCTTCGCTGGAGCAGCGGCGTGAGCCATTCCATGGTGATCTTTGAGACCGAGTTTCCCAAAAAGGCGAAACAGATTCAAGACATCATGGATGCAACAAAAGACATGACGGTGTCGCAGAGGTTGAAGTACATCGGAGAACGAATCAATAACGCATAAGGGGTTCACATGTGCGAACCGAAATTGCTGTTTTGTGGTAGCCGTACCGCAATCGGGGACTGTGGTGTCGAGGAGATTCACATCGAGTGCCGTTTTGCAGACGGTCAGAAACGTGCAGCTGTCAAAGTCGATGGTGAGTTCCCCGAACTCGCAACGATGATCGCCAAGTTCCTGAACGGCACTACTGGTATCCCGAACGATACCGCTCGCCGTCTTTTCAATCAAATCGATACACGGAGCGATAATGACAACATTACCCGTTGAAAACTATTCCCCGGAACGCGGAATCATGGAAGGTTTCAAGAAGATGAACTACGCGGTGATCGACGACGACACCAAGCAGGCCGTCTACCCTGCATGGCAGTTCGTCGAGCCGGTTCCGGATATGATTCTGGAAGTCATGAAGCTGTTTCTCGTCAACGAAGCCGTTCATGCGAAAATGCACGGGTTTTTCGTGACACAGGAAGACAACTTGAACGAACTGTCTCCGGCCGAAGTTTTGGCCGGCAGGACCTTCCCCAAGCAAGAGCCGCTGCATGCCTCGCAGCTGCGCATCCTCAGTCTGCCGCCTGAAGAACGGCTGCGGCGGGTGCTGGAAGTCGCCAAGGACTACATCGCCGAAATCACCCAATAAGGAGAATGACATGCGGGTAATCGGAAACGTAACTGCGTATTACTCGAAAGATGATTACCCCAGTCATCACTATCTCTGTAACTTCCGGGTGAAGACCGTGGACTTCACCTCGATGGAACAGATGATGATGTTCAGCAAGGCGATGCTCTTTGGTGACAAGGAAGCCGCGCACGAGATCATGTCCACGCAGAACTGCCAAGCGCAGAAGATGATTGGACGGCGTGTCAAAGGTCTTAGGGGCGGGAAGTGGGACGATGAAGACAGGAAACTCTGGGACGAGAAGTGTGACCAGATTGTCTTCATCGGTAATCGCGAGAAGTATCGTCAAAATCGTGTCTTGATCTCGTTGTTGCTTTTAACGGGTGACACCATTTTGGTGGAAGCTTCGAAGAAGGACGTAATCTGGGGATGTGGGTTGGATGAGCGAGACGACCGCATCGCTGATCCGAAGAACTGGACTGGCCAGAATCGTCATGGCCAAATCCAGATGCGCGTGAGGCAGTACTTCAGGGACCATCCGGAGGCGAAGAAGCTGGCTGATAATGCTGTGCTCTTTAACTTCGATAAGGATTAATCGTGCAACCCTGTAGCTGCGGTTATGTGAATTGCTCGGATAACGAGTATTGTGGTAAGTGCGGTCGTCCCTTCATCGAGAAGAAGACTCGCTACTATTGCAGGCAGTGCGCGTGTGAGCGCAAGCAGGCAGTGTGTCAAAAGTGTGGTGGCGAGTGTTTCACACCCTCGATCGATTGGGAAGAACCGAGGTTGCCTGACATCGACAAGATTCGCGCGCTTGCCAAAGAGATCGGCTACGCTATTGGCGTTCATGGCACGCTTGAGCGAGACTTGGATGTGATTGCGGCTCCGTGGACCGAAGAAGCACTCAAGTACAACTGGCGTGAGGTGATGGACCATATCGCCAAAGGAATGAATGGACGAGTGGTGGAGGCCAGTTGGAAACCTTTGGGAAGACGGGCTTGCACAATTCTCATCGACGGCTGGTACAAGGACATTGACTTGTCAGTCTGTCCGATCCTTATTCAGAAAGGAACACAAGAAGATGAAACATCTGGTGGTGTATCACAATAGCTGCATGGATGGTTTTGTGTCGGCGTGGATTGTTTATCATTCGCTGATTCGTCGGGGAGTTGTGGAGGACGACATCGAATTTCTCGGAGCGGACTACGGTGATCCGATTCCGGACATGACGGGTAAGAACGTCTTTATCGTCGACTTCTCGTGGTACAACGTCGAGAGCTTTCTCAAGCAAGTTGAGAAAGCAGTCGAAGTGAAGATGCTCGATCACCACAAGGAAGCGTACAAAGTCTGGAAGGATGTCAAGCTTCCGGCCAACATGATCTATAAGCACGAATTGCCGCAATCGGGCGTCGGAGTTGTGTGGGATTATTTCCACCCGCACACTCATGCACAAATGCCGCCGATTCTTGCGCACATTCAGGATCGCGATTTGTGGAAGTTCAACATCAAAGGCTCGCGACAAATCCATGCATTCTTGAAGTCTAAGGGCTTCTTGCTGCGTGATACGGATCGGGACACTTTTTTAGCCAAGCTCAAAGAGTTCGGCGCTAACTATGCGTGGCTATCTGTCGGTGCATTGCAACCGCTTTACACGATCGGCCAAGCGATCATGGATGCCGAGACGGTTTTGGTCTGCTCGATTCTGGAGCGCAACAAGACCTATGCGGAATTCACCTGCTACGGACTGAAGGACGATGATTCGGGAGACATGGAACCGAAGAAACGCTATTTCGTTCCAGTAGCGGAAATGCCGCATGAACTGGCTGATGAAGCCGGCGACATCATGGGGCATGACGATCCGTTCTCGATTACTTACGAGACCAACTGGGCGTTGGGTAAGCGTCGTTTCTCGGTTCGTAGCCGTAAAGGATACGGAGTTGATGTCGGGGAAATTGCCAGAGCCATGGGTGGTGGTGGACACCAACATGCAGGTGGTTGGTACGACTCGATCTGGCTGGACTTTCCGTTCCGTATTACCCGCAAATGAGCACGAGGAGGCTTCGGCCTCCTCTTTATGCCGTCAAGAGCTTGGCCATTTTATGACCAATTTAACCGGGACTCACCATGACCAGTATTACTGATCAGACCGCTTTGATGGTCGCAGCCATCGAGGGGTTTAAGACTGTTCTGCCCGGTGCGCTTGCGGCTAAGGCTCAAGAAGCAGAACAAGCAGATGCGACCAATGAACTGCAAGGCCAAGACTTTCCGACCCTCTCCACCAGTCTGGATGCAGACCTCACCTCGCACGTCAATAACCACAACAACCCGCACGGGGATACGGCTGATGCAGTCGGCACATATCGCACGACCGACGTCGATACGAAAGTGAAGGGGATCATCCCCAGTGCGAGCTTGCCGCTGTCGCGCTACGGTTCGCTCAGCTATTTGCCGCCCGGTGTGTCAGGTTCATTCGAAGGCGCGACGATGAATTTCGAATCGCGCCGGTATCCTGGCATTCTGGAAAACGACGGTACGTTCGTCTTTTTGCGCAACGGCACGACCGGCAGCGTGATGGGTGTCTATTACGCTTACGTGAAGAACGCATCGACCGGTACACTGGCAACTCCGACTCGTACCAACGCACGATATCAGCCAGCGTACTTTCCGGCTAACACGACAGCGCGATATGTTTTCAAGTCGGATGGCAACTGTATTCTGGGTCGTTTGCAAACTTCCGCAGGCGTGCTGGGTGATTACTTCATCTCGCTGACCAGCGGTACGTTTGATGCCACCAAGCATGTCGGTGCAATCATTCCGGCTGCAAGTTTTCCGGCGCTGGCGAGTGGTTCGGTCAACATCGAAGCGTTCGTCGGAAACAGTAATCTGTATCTCGTAGTCACTGCTGATCCGACCAACAACGCCAATCCGGTGGATTTCCAGCTGTGGTCGATTCCGTTGTCTAGCATTCAGACAGCCAATGGCGGGAATGTTTCACCCACACAAATCACGGGTTGGACGACAACGGGTTTTGGTGGAACTTTCTCCGCTACGACAAATATCCGAGTGGCGAATAAGTTCGCATCGTCGACTGCTTTTGATTTGCCGATTGTTGTCTACGATACGACCACGTCTGCTGGTTTCGATTTGTTCGTGGATAACGATAACGACGTCAACACAGATTCGGCTCAAGACCCGTCTACGGGAAATATCCGAATCCGTGTAACGGGGTCTTCGTTTAGCAACACGTACAGCTCTGGCAATACGCGTGTAGTTCCGATTGCTTTCTGGATCAATGTCAATCCGTCGGCTAAGACGGCAACATTGGAAGGTCCTGCAACCACACCGGGTGCTGTGACGTATAGCGGCACCACTCAGGCGTATGAATTCAGCGGCGGAATGTTCCCCGGCACTGCAACTGGTTATCTCCCTGGTAATTATCAAGGAGGCGGTCCTACCTGGGTGTGGGCACCAAGTGGTTATTGGTTCGGTATCCGGGATTCCGATCCGCCTGATTATGGCGCGAATGTTTATCGCGCTACGACCAATGCACTGTACGCGAATCGTTACGCAGCGTTGGCACCTTCGGCTGGTGTGAATTCCAATACGAACTCGGGCTTTACGCCGATGTACGGTTCGGCATTGGGTGGTCGGATGCTGGGGACATGGCCTCTGCCAGGCGGGTACATGATGGCAGCCAGTTATGGCCCGAAGCAAGACGGGTCGTATGAGTGGGGGCCGGTCCTCATTCAACCGGGTGCTTCGGGATATACGTACCAATCGCAATACAACGGTACGCTGTCGGGTTTTGCACCATCGATCCTGCGCACTCGTGTGACAGACATGGGACTGAGCATCGATACTTTTACGGCATTGGTGTCTGAGATCTCGGCAGCTGGTGCAGTGACGACGAGTGGTGGTCGCTTCTTAGATGGTTATAACACCGTGGGTCCGGTGTCGGTCACAGTGTCAGGGAACGTTCTGCAATCCTCCGGTGCAGTTGTGATGCCGACCTCGGTACCCGCTAACTTGAAGGCCGCTGCATGGTCTTTGCTTGGCGTCGCTACTCCTCCCGCGTCGAACATCGAGATTATCATCCCGCAGAACACGGCGATTCCTCCCTTCGGTTTGTTGACTTGGACGGACTCAAGCAAGAGACTTTGGGTGTGCTTGCTGGAACTCTCGATCACGAGCGGTTCGCGTACTGGTACGATCAACTCGATGAGTATCGTATCGAACTCGTCTGCTCAGCAGACCAACACGGGTACGACCATTCAGCCTGTGAATGCATCGATCCTCTACACGGGGGGTTCCTGCTGTATTTACGAAGGCAGTGATGCGTACTTCGTCGGGTTCCTTTCGAAGGTGTACCTCATCATTCCGGGTACGGGTGCTACGCACAACATCCGTTTCGCTATTCCGAAATCGACTAATCGTCCTGACTGGTCGACACGGAATGTCCAAGTTCAAGGTGGCTCGTATAGCACCTCACACTACACGGGCTACCCAGGATTGGGGTTTGGTGAAACGGATCAGAATCCGACCAGTTCGGATAACTACACCAAAATCATCCTGAGGGCAAAGTGCACGACGCTCGCTCAGTACAACGCGTGGTCGACGATCGGGACGACGGTGTTGACTTCGCAGGATGTGGCGCAAGGTTGGCTCGTTTATTTCACTGACATCACGCCGGTGATCTTGAATGGCCAGTACTTGCAAATCCAACCTGCAACGTTCAATCTGACCAGCACCAAGACCAATCCCGCCAACAGCACGTTCTACGTGTATGTGACGGTGAATAACGGCGTGGCGTCGTACGTAATTAGCGCAACCGCTCAGGCAGAAACCGCGAACAATATGTTTATCGGGACAATTGTCACAGGCGCAACGTCGATCACGTCGATCAACATGCAGAAGGTCAGTCGCATTGATAAGTATCGTCTGTCGACGACCTCCCAAGGTTCAGCTATCTCCGTGAGTTCGGGCACACCGAATGCGGCGGGTCATCTGAACTGGACTTGATTCTTTTTCTGACAAGGTGGTTTATGTCATCGATTTCTGATGCAGTCAGTGCGCTGAACACCTCGCTCAATGCGATGGTTCCCGCGCTGGCCAATGCAGTGAACCGCAAAGTCGCACAGGCGGCCTTAGCTGACAATGCCTTGGCATTGAATGGTCAAAGCGCCACCCAGATGATCTCGACTGCGGCGGCTCACACCGACGCTCACGCAGCGCTCACGAACAACCCTCACCAAGTCACGTACGATGAAGTGGGGGCCTATTCGAAAGCATCGATCGATTCGTTGATCGCGTCTTTGATTCCGTCTGGTATCTTGCCGCTCAGCACGTTCGGCAAGGTCGACGGTTCTGCCATTCCGGTGTCGGTCACGGTCAACGGCAACACGTGCAGTGTATCGTTCTCAGCGAACATTCCTGCCATCATGGCAGGGCAGGCTTTCTCGCTCCCGGCACAGGTGCTGAACTACCCGTCGCCGAATGTGACGATGCTCATCTACCTGCAACTGATAGGGGGTGTGCCGTCGTACATGTATTCGACTGTGGCTCAGCCGGAAACCTCGACTATGATGTATCTGGGTACGGTGACAACCAATGGTTCGGGTCAAGTGGTGCAAAACACCATCGGGCACGTGGTGCGTATCGACAATTACCGAATCTCCACGCTTTCCGCAGGTGGTGCGATTCCGGTCTCGGGGGGAACTCCCGATCAGACAGGGCAACACCTGCTCTGGCAATAACAGGGAGGAATAATGACAGCGATCTCAGATCAAGCCGCATTGTTAGTGCAAGCAATTGACGGGTTGGGGCCGGCCATTAAAAACCGACCCATCAACCAACCTGCCATGAAGATTGAGCTAGGTAATAGCGCTCAAGCCAATGGCGGAAGAGGTATCGATAAGGGTTCGTATTTTCAAGTCGATATGTCGATTGGTCAGACACTGCTTAACGGTTTGACAGCAACAAACAACGCCGACGGAACGGTGACGTTGCCGGCTGGACATTACGAGGTAACAGGCACGATTAAAATCGTGGCAAATCCGGCTGGTCAATTTGATCTGCCGCCTCAGTTGACGCTGGCTACCGGGAATTCACCTTACTCGTTCCCTGGTGTCTATCAGACGGACGTTCAGTATCTCCCGCAAGCTAAAATCAGTTCGACGACGTCGGGTTCCAGTTTTGGGACCATGGCAATCTCCGGCATCATTGATTTGGCGGCGACTGACAGTCTCTGGTTGAGATTTTCGAAGATCGCAGACGCAGGAAATGCAGCGAATTTCCTTTCACTCCAAGGCTATCTGAATTACATCAAGCTCTGATTTGCTGGTTCTAAAAAACTACTGACACAGAGCATGCTGTAGTGAGGTAAGAGCCCGTGAGACAGAGGAACACACGACGCTTTCAGCCCTCCCTTCGGGGAGGGCTTTTTATTCCCTAATAACGAGAAGCACCATGCATGTACCTGATTACGTCATTCTGGATCTCAGTCAATCTTTGCCCCAAATGACTGAGGCTTTGCATCGTTCTTACGAACATCTGCCGGATATCTCTTCCGGTATGGTGGAAGAAGAAATCGAAGATTCACTGCTGAAGATCTTCCAGTGTCTGGAGCAGCGCGACATGGCCGGGGAAGCACTCAAGGATCTGTGCGTATCGCAATGCCAGCACGACCTCGAATTCGATCAAGGGCAGTACCGCTTTGCAGAGACGATGCATGCGATTGGCACAGAGGCACTGTTCCAGTTTCATCAACTGGGAATGTACTACGGAGGAGAATTCCTTCCATTCTTTTACAAAGAAAGGCTAGGCGGCCATGCAATCATTTTACAGCGTGTGGGGCACAGGGGCGAAGACGATCTCTGAACGCAGCTTCTACGACACCTTACCAGAGAAGGTGATCGTTGAATTGCCGCTTCAAGTCCTCATGGAGATGGAAGGGTTTGTTGCGCGCTGCTGCAACAGTTATGGCTTCATGATTGAGGATTTGGTTGACGAAGCACTCGTGTGTACGAGTCGCAAAGAGTCGGCCGAGGATGAACTGGAGGCGTGGATTGATGATGTCGGTTTCGGGATGACGGAAGCATACGGGGATGCAATTCCGCATATCGACTACATGAACTCCATCGGTAAGCTTTTCACTCATGTGAAAGACACGATGGGGCTGCTCTACACGCCCAGTGGGAATCACTACTACGAATTCTTGGAGTGGCTTGATCCCAAGTGCAAAACAACCGTTGTTTTGGCTAAACGCCGGTATGTGGAATAAACCGATTCTAAAACGTTTCGGTTATATATAACTTTCCCGAGCTGGTAACCCAGTCAGCTTGATTCATGCTTTTGGTTCATTGATTAGGTATCGGGGGCCTAATCTCTTATTGACCATCTCCGACAATCAAACCAATGAAAAAGGAATAGAAGAACCATGAAGAAGCAAGTTATTATTTCCACTGTTCTCCTTAGCTTGATTTCCGGTACGGCTTTTGCCAATTGCGGAAACGGGAACAACAACGGCAACGGCAACGGTTGTAATGGTGCTGGTACGCCGGGTCCGGTGGGGCCACAAGGGCCGCAAGGGCCGCAAGGCATCCAAGGCGTCCCCGGTAAGGACGGCAAGGATGGTGCATCTGTGACGGGCGTCAACATCTCCGGTACCACGGTGACGACGACGCTCTCCAATGGCTCGACGGTGAACGGCACGGTTTCCGGGCTCGCCACCACGCAAGACCTGAACAAGGTCGATGCTAAAGCCACCGCAGCACTGGGTCTGGGTTCCAGTGCACTGGCAGCTGCACAAGACGCTGATCGTGATGCAGACCGCGCGCAGGCTACCGCCAACACCGCGCTGTCGAATTCGAAGACGGCTCTGTCGCAATCGTCGACCGCACTGAGCAATTCGCAGACGGCCATCAACACGGCCAATGACGCGAAGAACATCGCTCAGGGCGCTGACGCGAAGTCCAACACGGCAATCGGTATCGCCACCGGCGCAGCTATCACCGCAACGGGAGCAGCCATTGTCGCAGGTCACGCAGAAGGCGTGGCAGAAGGTGCAGCAGCAACGGCCAATGCAGCGCAAGCCCAATCGGCCGCCAACTCGCAAGCGATCAAGAACGAAGCCGCTGCTCGCGCAGCTGGCGACGCCGCGACGCTTTTCTCGGCCAAGTCGTACGCCGATGCGGGTGACGCAGCTACGCTCAAGGCTGCGAATCAACACGCCGATCAAGCAGCGGCGGCAGCGTATGTGGGTGCGGTGGCAACATCGGCCGCTTACACGGACGCAGTCGCTGGCAAGACGCTGAATTCGGCGAAGTCCTACACGGACAAGCAAGTCGGTGCCGAGTCCACTCGTGCCCAGAACGCTGAAAGCCAGCTGCAAGCGAACATCAACTCGGAATCGAATCGCGCTCAAACGGCTGAAGCCGGCTTGAACACGAAGATCGACAACGAGACGACACGCGCCCAAGCTGCGGAAAGCACCCTGAGCACGGCCATCACCACCGAATCGTCGCGTGCACAAGCGGCGGAATCGACGCTGAACACCAAGATCAGCAACGAAACCACCCGCGCGACCACCGCTGAAGCTGGCCTGCAAAACCAGATCAACGGCAACACGCAGTCGATCAACAGCCTGAACAACTGGGCCAACAACGTCGACAAGGGCGTGGTCGGTGCAGGCGCACAGGTGTCGAGCAACAACTCGGTGGCGCTCGGCGCGAACTCGGTCGCAGATCGCGACAACACGGTGTCGGTCGGCTCAGCCGGCCACGAACGCCAAATCACCAACGTAGCGGCTGGTACGGCCAGCACGGACGCGGTGAACGTCGCGCAATTGAAGTCAATGGGTCAGCAGTCGTATGCAGCTTCGGCGGCTTACACCGATCAGCGCATCAACGGCGTGCAGCAACAGCTGAACGACTTCCAGAAGGACACCTACGGCGGCCTCGCTTCGGTACTGGCCATCGCGGGTCTGCCGCAACCGACGCAACCGGGCAAGTCGATGATCTCCGCCGGCGTGTCGAACTACCATGGTCAGCAAGGTTTTGCCGTCGGTGTCTCGCACATCACCGGCGACAATCGCTTCGTGCTGAAGATGGGTGTGTCGACCAGCACGCGTGGTGAAGTCGCTGCACAAGCTTCGGGCGGCTGGCAGTTCTAAGGTGTTGCAGTAAAGGTGGTGTAGAGCGAGGGGAGCATTCCTTACTCTACACCACTGGCTTCTCTTTTTTCACCATGATATTCGAAGGAACAATAATGAAAGCAATTAGCACGAAAGGACTCATCCTGCGCATGGCCCTTGCCTTCGCAGTCGTAGTGGTAGTGTTGCAAGCTTACCCGGCACATGCCGGTGAGTTCAGCTATCCGGGACAGAATCTCGGCAAGATTTTCCAGCAGGGCGATATTGCTGCCCAACAGAACAAACACCTCATGCCGAACCCCATCGCGCCCATTGGTCGGGTTCGTTATCACGAGCAGCATCAAAACCTTTCTCAGCAACCGAACGCCGATCTGATCGAGCAGAACAAACCGAAGGAGTAAGTATCATGAGCGATACGTTTAGCCCGTTTGCACCGTCGCTGACGGATGAAGAGAAGATTGCACGTGGTCGGGAAATCTTCGAAGACATCATCAAGAACGTCCCCAGTAAGAAGGAAACGATCCCGATCCTTGCGTGGGTGATCGTTGCAACGTCGGGTGAGTTGCCGATGATGTTCTTCAAGGAAGATAAGACATGGTCGGGTGACGTCAAGGACGCCAAGCAGAGCACGATCGATGAATGCGTGGCGAACTACACCCAGATCACGCAAGAACAGAATTACCCGTCGATTTATCAAGGTGCAGAAACCAAAATCGACATCCGGCCTCTGATTGTGGGTCCGGGCGGCATGGTTAAGCTGTAAGGTGAGGGAGGGGACTTTCCCCTCCCTTATTTTTTTCCACAAAACTAAATAAGAGTACGGGGTTGTTAATGGAGTCCACTGTGAGAAAAATTCATTTTACCATCATGGCAGTGTGCGCTGTTATCATGATCGGGTTCTTTGCATTACCGGCTCGTGCAGCCACTCAAACGGCCGTAGGAGCCGCTGCTGAGAGCAAGATGATGCAATGCACCTACGTGGGTGATTTCGGTGCTGTAGCGGCTAATGTTCGCAAGACGAGTTCGAACTACCACATCTATCAGGTGAAAGTGGACTCGATGGTGCAGTCACTGCGCGGCCAGTACAAGAACGCTTGGGACATGGCAGATCAAACCGGTCGATATGTATTTCTTAACGGCCATGTAGATCCTCTGACTGCGAAGGAAGTCCTCTACGACGAATGCATGCATCACCCGGAACGCTTCCGAGTGGTGTATTAAGGAGAACAAGAATGAATGAACGACAAATAGCAGGACATATCGCTTGGACACGAACCGTGAAAGGCGACATTCGTTTCATGGTCATGGACTTCAACAAAATCTTTCCTGACTGTGTGTCGTGGACGGATCAAGTTGGGGAAGCAACTGTCTTCCAGGATACGGTGCAGCCTAACGCATACTTCGAGCAGTTGCGCTACGGCCCGACTCGGCGCTTTATGGGCAAGATCTTTCCGCCGATTGCCGTGGCTGTGGCGTTGGATCTGGACAGTGAAGTGGGCGAATTCGAAGGCTGGTTCGGCGTAAGTCCTTTTTACTTCGAACCCAGCATGCGTGACGCGCAGCGCTTTACCGTTCAGACAAAGATCGATCCTGATCCGCAGCACAACACCAGCAACGAATCAGCGATTCGAACTATTGCGGAGTTCGTCGAGTATATCGTCGAACACGCGAAGAAAGTTGGGGAAGGAAACTATCTGGTCATCACGCGCGCTGACCTGATTCGGGATTTCAACCCGCGAACTCAATCTGGCGATGCGCGCCGCATCATTGAAGCACTTCGAAGCCATCCTCAGGTTAAGGTGCGCGAAGCTTCGCTCAGTGTTGCGGGTGTGCGCATCGAAATCGAATACCAAGGAACCTGACATGCATCTTCAACTCATCGTCGCTCACGTCGAAGGTCTCGAAGGCGATAAGAGCCAACACCACTACTACTCCGTCCAAGGCTACGATACCTTCTGGACAACCAAGATCACGGAAGCGCGTTTCTTCAACGGTGAAGACCCGGCTGAAGCGTACGGCGTGTTCGACGGGCTGAAGCGTCAAGCAGAAGTCCACCTCGGTAAGGATCTGAAGTCGGGTGAACCGATCCTCGATCCGAGAACCAAGCAACCGATTCACCGCATCAATCTGCCGCTGCATTTCTTCAACCTCGCCAAGCTTTCACTGATGAAGGACCACACGTATCGGCCGGATGCGAAAGTGTCGGTCTACATCGTCGATGCGAAGTTCGACTTGGAGCCGGCAGGCGACTTCATCTCGTTCAAAATCCAACACCCCCAACTCCCCAAGGAGGATTGATGGCGTTCTACATTGCTGCCAAATCTCGCGGTCAGAAGGACTTGTTTCTGAATGAACTCGAAACAGGGTGGACGGACAATCCTGCTGAAGCTTACCGTGCGGTAAGCTGGGACGATGTAGAACTCAAATACAAAGACCTCATGTCCCAAGTCGAGCGTCACGAGAACTTCGGCTGGATTGCTCCTGAAATCATCAAGGCAGCTTTCCCGACCAAGAGCGGTACGTTGTGCATCGTGGAAGAAGTGATGGTATCGCTCACCAAGCGTGGTGTGGTGCTGAAGTAACGCATTCGTTGTACTGGCCTTTGGGGGACTTCGGCCCCCCTTTTTTCCGTTTGGCTTACTTTTTTTGTCTCCATGGTGCTTGCTATGCAAAATCCCGTCCACCACTGGAGAACTACAAGTGATCAACGCAACGCTCGAAGAAATCATCCCGACCGACAACATCATCCCCATCGTTCGTGAAGAGAACAAACACTGCTTCTGCGAACATACGGAAGAGCAGCTGGTCCGTATCGGCAACGAGCAGACTTCCGAGATCGTCAAGACGAACTATCTGAAACCCGGCAGGTACGATATCCTCGGCCTGGGTATCACGAAGCCGCTGCTCGAATGCGGCCTCCTGGACATGACCGACGGAATCGATCCGAATATCAGCCTCGACACCGTTGTGCTCACGTATCTGTACAACGGCGTGCAAGTCCCGATCGTTCACCGGCTGCGTCGCCTGAACGAACAGAACGAACTCGAACTCGCGCCGTTGACGACGTTCAACTTCTCGCCGCAGGGCAATTATCGCGAGGTGAGAATCGACAGCTACTTCACGATCCCGTTCGTTTTCAACGACAAGGAAGTCTCGGTCGACCTGCACGTGGTCGGCGATGTCAACCTCGAACTCGGTCACGCGACCGTCGTTGGTCGGATTTCCCAGACCGAGAAGACGCCGGACGAACTGCGTGATTTCGAGTTCGTCGGCTTCAGCCTCGATGCGAAGCGCACGAACCTCAATCGTCGTCCGGCATAAAGCCATAGAGGGAGTTCCACTGTAAAAGCAGTGGACTCTCTCCTCTTATGCCGTAACTGCGATGAAGAAGATTTTGATCACATATTACATCCTGAGTTCAAGCGGAACTCCCTTAACTGGAGAAAAATGGAATGAAGAAACCTTGCAAGTTGGCTATCCTGAAACGTAGCATCGCAAAGCCTGACTTTGTGACGCAAGACTGTCAGCCTTCATACTGGGGCGGCCTTGTCGATGGGAAACCCAACTGGGTGTTTTTCGAATCGAACGCACTACTGCTCAACAGGCGCGACGCGACGAAGGATCTGCTGGAAAATCCTCAGTTCGTCGAAGCCAACCAGATCAGCTGGTGCGAGGCACTTCACGAGACGCATTTCGAACTCGTGGAACTCATCGAGAAGACGAAGTCGTTTGGCTGGACAATCTGTCAACTCGAACAGAACAGCAAGAAGAGGTACTACTTGTCTGCGATCAATCTGATGGAGTTGTCTGACAATCGCTACAAATTTGTCGAGCATCCGAGCTTCACCATCATTCTCGATGAAGAACAAAAGAACGATGTCATGACTGAACTCGCAAAGATCTATCCTGACATCCAGTTCAAAGCAATCGAACTCTTTACCGAATAAGCTGACATTACAAAAGGTAAAGACATGGAAAAGAAACAAGCATGGCGCGTAAGCGCTTTGGTGGATATTGGATATGTAGTCGGAGACACGGGCCGGCAGCATGTGGCGAATCACTTTCAGATGGATCGTAAGATCGTACTGAATGCTTCGCTGGGTACTGTTGTGTCGCCTGAAGTAATCGAAGCAGCCAAGCGGGCTATTCAAAACCGCAGCTTCGATTCTTTATCCAACAGTGACGAAAATTACGGGGTTGTGGGTCTGAAGCGCTGGGACCCGCGTGTTTTGACAATCAGTTGTGTTGCAGTGTTTAAGGACGCTGGAGAAGAAGAATGAACATGTTGGCTTTTGTGCTACGGGCAAAGATGGTGACCAAGACCGGGGTGTCGTTGATTACGTATCTGGACATCGATCCGGATACGAATGACGTGTTTCTCGTTGATAGCGTACAACGAGCGGCACGGCTGACATTGGAGGGCGCGAACCGATGGTTCAACGACCTCATGAAGGAACCCCGTCGCAAAGACGGCGAAGAGATTCCCACGCTGTGTGCGGTAAAGATGGCGCTGCTCGAATTCACGGATTCACGTGAGTTGGAGATTCAGCCGATCGAGTATCTGCTCTCCAGCGGCAAGCTGATGCGCTGGGATGCACCGGTGACGCGTAACCTGAAGACCCTGTCGTGGCCGAAGGAGAACGCAGATGTCAACCACAGATAAGCCAAAGAGGCGCTACGTCAAAGCGAAAAAGCCCGACGTTGTTGCGCCTTCGGCTTGGGCTAGGGTGTTGGAAGCCCGTAAGTACGGCAAACTCCTCCAAGACTTCATGCTGGCATGGATTGCAGAATGTCGGGTCTTGGACGAGTACCACGAGATGATGCATTCGTTGTACGGAGAGAATTACAAGTACAAGTATTTCGAACCAACGAACATCGTCGTGGAAGCCGCAGATCAATTCGAAACAACTGGAGAGCCTCATGGCTGAGAAGAATTACTACTTGCGTCAAGGTGAACTCGGAGCCGTCATGGGTCCGAAGACGATGGTCGATGAACGCAGTCCGGCATGGAAGCGTCTGTTTTCCATCAAAGTCGAGCGGCCCTATGTCGGTAGCCCGACTGTCGTCTTCAACTTCCGCTCGATTCAGAACGCCAGCCTTTTCACTGCGTTCGTTGAGACGGGTCACCCGTTGGTCGAGCGTATTGCACAAAACCCGGAATCGACTCCGGAAGAAGCTATCGTGCTCTTCTGGAACAATCTGGTAAATGAAGTACCGACACTGCCGGAAGAACCGGCGGGGGATCGCATCTTCAAGCTTCCGCTGGTAGACGGGACATGGGTGCTGCTTGACCTGTCGAGCGTGCAGCGCGGCGTGCGTAATCCGGAGAACGTCCTCTTTTACTGGTCGGTGGACGGTGAAAGCACGGCGCAAACTCGTGCTGAAGCGCACGCTGTCTTTGGTCAAACGAATCCCGCTGCTATCAGCGAGAACAGCAAACAGATCAAGGACGTGATCGATGCATTCTTGGCATCCGAGCACTTTCCCAAGGGCAAGGTGATTTCGCCGGTGGTGGCGCATGTGGAAGATTCTGACGATGGCTCCAAGCTCATCGCGTACTTCCCGAGCGCTCCCAAGGAGGAGTACGAAGTGGAGATCACCTCTCCCACGGGCGAGAAGTTCAAGGGTGTTCTCATCATCGATCCGTCGATGGCACCGTAAGGAGAGGCGTTGTGGGCTACTGCATTCCGACTGCTTACCCGCCGCACGGCGGTAAGCGCAATCAAGAGTTCCTCAATGCGATCGCAGCAAAAGTCTTCGCTGACCTGCAAGGACGGAACTTGCCCCGGCTTTCTGCGACTCTCATCAACAAGTGGACGTACACAGATCTGCCTTGTCCGTCCATTTCAACGGAAAACCCGGAGCTAAACGCAGTTTTTATCGACCACAATGATGTTACGGATACGGTGTTCATGATGTTCCGTAGGTCGATCGATGCGCCGTCTCTCTCGTATCAAGGGTTCTTTCCCTTCGGCACGGACATCAACGACATCCCGTTGATTTCCCTCTACTGCGGTCTGTACCTGACGCTGGAGTGGGATCGGACGTATCGTCAGGAGTGGTCGATGCGGGCGATTCTGGATAAGTATCCGGATGTGAATGTCGAGGATTGTTGCACCAGTCGTGACTTTCAGCGCTTCGGCTTTGAAGTGTTGGGCTACGATCCCGAGGTCTTCCAACCTCCCTTTAACATCTTCACGCAGGATGATTACTAACGACCTGTACGAAAGTATCAGGGAGATCATCAAGGATTGCAAGACCCCGATGATTCTCCCGACTGGCTTTACTAGGGAGGCGGATGGAGTGTGGCAGCTTTCTCCGCCTACTGAAGTTGAGCGCACGACGCTGGTGATTAAGATGCTGAAAAAGCGTCCGATTACAGGCGGTACGTGTTTTGTGATCAACTTCGAAACCATGGAACTTAAAATTCAGGAGAGCAGTAATGATTGACAAGAATATCGAATATCCGATGGTCGGTGTGGGTAAGCTGGACGTCGAAGATGGTCAACCGAAGTTTGTGCTTTATACCAATGTGACGGGTGTGCTGGAGACACCGCTGTACTACTCGAAGACTGGTGTTGTCACCACGATGAACGAGCACATCATGCGATTCTGGACGGCAAGCGAAGCCATCGGCCTTCGTGCTGCGTTCACCAAGGTCGCTGATCAGGTGGCAGCCACGGGGAAAGTCGAGGACAAGGACGATCTTATCCTCTGCTACGCGGTTGGAGAAGTCGGTAGTGGTTTTTACTACTACGGGCTGAATGCAGGTGGTTCGTTCATGTCGCGTGACGTGAAGGAGGCACACATCTTCAAGGATCCGCAGCATGCCGAAGATGTGAAGCCGCATTTCGCGCAGCTTTTCGAGGTTCCCGCGCAAGAAGCCGTCGAGCGCATGCGCATCGTCACGCATGCGTCGCTTAACACCATGATTGCAGCGCGCGAAATGACCGAGAAGTCAGCCCAGCGTGCGGAAGAAGCGGCCGTCGAGAGCGATACACAGTACCTGATTCGCTTTATCGATCCGAAGCAGGAAAACGACCTCGAAGGCGACATCACTGCTCCGTGCTGGGTGCGCTACTACTGCGAAGGCACACTCGTCGATGCGATGGAAGCAGCCGAATGGTTCGAGCGCTCGGAAGACGCCATCGATGTGTCGGCGCAGTTGCGCGAAGTCGGCATGTCGGGCCAGCTGTACGACGCAAGCGAAGCACTCATGCTCAAGCTGAAGGTGCTCGGCATCATCGGTCAGTCGCCGTCGACCAACGGCGTACAGGTGACGTTCCGTGACAGCGTACTCATTCAGGTACTCGCAGTATCTGGCATGGGTGGTCCGGAGAACTGGAAGTGGAATACCTTCTTCCAGGACAGTCTGCGCTGGGTGTTCGACGAAGAAGTCAGCCCGGACGAAGACGAAGAAACCGACGAAACCAATTGATGCTCGGGGACCCTTCGGGGTCCCCTATTCTCCCTTAAAGAAATAGGTAAATCATGGCCAGCCCCCTGAACAAACAACTCGATCACGCAGAAAAGAAATACGCCGTTCGTTTCGGTTGGTATCGCTACGAAACCGAGCAAGACAAGGAAATGGAACTGGATCGCTTTAGCGAGCCTCCCGTTCAGCCGTTCATGTTCATGGACTACGATCCCGAAGTCGGTACGTTCTTACACGATTCACTGCAAGACGCCCGCGACCTCTATGATGTTAAGCGGATGGTGAGTCGCTTCATGGCCGTCGGCTTGCCTGCGACGCTGCGTGACGCTGATCGGATGGAGAGGATCAAATTCGAAGCGATGACCGACGCAATCACGATTGACCAAGATGGTCAACTCTGTGTGAATTGGCATAACGGCGAACTTTTTATCGAGGTCGTTGAGATCTATGAGAACGACATCGATGACATCAAAAACGGCGAAGAGCTGTACGAAGTAACGAAGGTGCTCGCCCGTTGGGAAGTACTGGCAAAAGCAAGCGACGATGCGTTCTTCCCGCCGTGGGAAATGGACAAGAATCACCAGAAGAACAAGGAAGAAGCACAGCGCATTCAGGACGAAGAAATCGTCAAGCCGTTCATCGATGACGAACGTCTGCGTAACTGGGTCGCTGCTCTCATCAATGCGGCCAACGACATGAAGCTCGAAGCGCACCACTTCAAGATCTTCGGTGTCCTGCACGAATCGGGCCAGATCACTGCTCGCATCTGCTGTCAACCGGATGCTCCCTATTCGGGCGATCAAGTCGTCTTGTTCAACCGATGCGATAACTTCGAAGACCTCACCACGGTCGGTCAGCCGGCCAAGCTCGGGGAAGTACGCTGGTTCTTCGAGACTCACCATTCCACTCAAGCTCTGGAAGACTTCGACACGTGGTTTAAGAGCAAGAACAGTTAGTTAAAAGAACATGGTACCGCAAACAATCCTCTTAGAGTTTCCGGATGAGGTCAAAACACTCGCACTCACGTTAGAGTCATTTCACTTCAAGCCCTCGTTTATCGAAGGTTTGTTGGAGGACGTGGTGCAGTGTCTGAGAGATCGTTCGGAAGCTTATTCCAAGCTAGACGAATACGTAGAAAATGTGCGAGGTAAAGAAGGGGATTATGTTGCGCGGTACGTCGATAAAATCGGAAGAAACATTTACCACCAACTCCTCGACATCAAGGCGTACTTCTCGAATGGAAAGCTGCCGTATGTCTACGGCGAATTCCAGACGGACGTCTACTTGTCGTTGGAGTTGCATTGGGGTAACTAAGAAATGAACGAACACAAGTACCGAATCTCGCTGTGCATTAAGCGCAGCAACGATCGCTTTCTCGGTGTGAAGGAAGCTCCGAGCTATGGCACGCGTGCATTGGGCGGCAACATGCTCTACCACTGGTTGCCGGAAGGTGAGTCGTACCCGCTCGACCTGACCAAGGAAGAAGCCCACGAAATCATCGAGAAGATCCTCGCGGCAAAGATGCCGGACAATGTACATGACTTCGATACGTGGTCTATCCTCAAGATGCAAGCCTGTCTTGACACGACTTGCTATCAGCCGGACGAGGACTACGAATGGAAGATGGATGAACATCTCCATCCGGTCTACATCGGTCTGCACCGCACCGATATCGGTTGCGACGAATCGCAGTGGGAACTCCAGCTCAACCAATCACAAGTACGGGGGTACTGACATGAGCTTACTTCCCACTGGCAAGGAAAGCTGTTCGGAAACGGGCTGTCCGTTGTCGTTCTGTGATTGTCCGTGTCATCGCGGCATGGGTGTCATGCATTGCATGCCGTGCTGCCACATGGAGAAGTGCGGCAAGACGTTCTTCAACGTCACGGCTAACTATTCCAAGCTCGGAGGTTAAGATGGCAGTCGGACATCCCGATACGTACATTATCCTGATGCTGTTTCGTCGTGATCTTCTTGCTGGTGAGCGCGACAAGCCCATCGAAGAAATCACATGGGCGGATCTTCGGGTGACGAGAAAAGACGCAGAGCGCTCGGACCGCGTTGACTTCATCGACCTGGACGGCACCTGCCGGACGTTGAAACAACGCAATCAGCACGAGGAGTTTCCTAAGAAGGCACGTTCGATTGTGCGTCCGGAATCCTTCGATTTTCTTAAGGTACGCGACGCTATGCCGTGGTGGAATGGCCTTTATTGAGAGGAAGCACCATGTCACGAGTACCGATCAAGACGTGTGAGCGCGCAGACTGTCCGAACAACAAGTGCCTGTGTTCGTGCCATGGCGTTGCTTTTATCGACCACATGTTCGCTTGCTGTGAAACCATACAGTGCAGTACATGTGGCGAGAAGGTTGGTGGTGTTGCGGCTGACGGCGGCGTCTACTACAAGGAAGCATCGCCGGTCAAGAATCCGCTGATCGAGCAGGCAGCAGTGGATCGCCATGAGCGTCCTCTGCGCACGCGCACTTGTAGGGCGTGCGATTGGAACGTGAGTTCGTACAACTGCAATCCTACCTTGGTCGCTTTGCGTCCGGAAGCGAGTGTGTGGGACTGGTGGTACGCCTGCGATAATGGCAACTGCGAGCATGCGCATGGCGAGGGATACTTCCAAGCAACACCCGATTGGGTGAAGATAAACTAAAGGAAAAGCAATGAGCATCAAATCAGATCGCTGGATTCGGCGCATGTGTACGCCCCCGGATGGCACGTGGGGTATGGGTTACAGCAAGCTGCCGGTCAACAAAGTCGGCGAGCAATATGTGGTCCGCGAAAACGGACTGCCGCTCATCATGTGCAATCCCAACATGCGGGTCGAAGACTGTGAAGAGTTCACGCCGTACACGGATGAACAGAAAGCGCAGTTCAAGCCGATGATCGAGCCGTTCGAAGCCGGCCAGGTGAAGGTAAAGCATCGGTATATTCATCCGGATCTACCGACGTGGAAAGCTGATCTGGAACTGGCGACTCAGCAACGCGGATGCGGACCGGATGTCGATGGTGACACCGTGTTGGAAAAGATCGTGTCCTACGGTACCTCTTCCTACGGCTACGATCTGCGCTGCTCGAACAAGTTCAAGATCTTCACCAACATCAACTCCACGGTGATCGATCCGAAGAACTTCGACGAGAAGAGCTTCGTGGACTTCGAAGGCGACGTCTGCATCATCCCGCCGAATTCGTTTGCGCTCGCATCCAGCGTCGAGTATTTCCGCATTCCGCGTGACGTGCTGACGGTGTGCTTGGGTAAGTCGACCTACGCGCGCTGCGGCATCATCGTGAACGTCACACCCTTCGAGCCGGAATGGGAAGGCTACGTCACGCTGGAATTCTCCAACACGACGCCGTTGCCGGCGAAGATCTACGCCAACGAAGGTGTCGCGCAAGTACTCTTCTTCCAAGGCGATGAAGTGTGCGAGACGTCGTACAAGGATCGCGCTGGCAAGTACATGAACCAATCTGCGGAACCGATTCCGCCGAGGACGTAAATCATGGATAACGATACTTTCCGGGAGACTTTGTCATGATTGAATTCCGACGAGATTCGACGGGTAAGATCACGCAAGTCGACGGTGATCGCGTGCCCAATGATTATCGTGAACCGGATTTTGCGGAACACGATAAACGACTAACAAGTGTCCACTGCTGGCTGACTTACATCACGCCTGCGATGCAGGAAATCTGGCCGACGTTTTCGGATGAGCAGAAAGCCATCATTGCAGTGGGCGCACAGGAAACGGCGGATGCCGAAGACTGGGAGTAAAATGGCGTCTGCCATGGTCGCAGCGAAACGCTTGGCTCGGACTCGCGTCCCGAGATTGATACGGCTCTCTTCCAGAAGAGCCTGGGTTAAAAGTAAAAGCAACAACAACCAGTAGTCCAACAAAGGAAAGTAAGAAAATGGGATCGATCCTCTTTTTGGTGTTTCTGAGCATCATCGCTTTTACCGGGGTGTGTTTCTTGACTGCGCTACTCAAGAAGCGACCTATCGTCGCAATGGGACAGGAGCGCATTCCCCGCAAGCCGAACTTCTATCTGGCGGGTATCGCAGCAGTAGTGGTCTTCCTCGTTGGCTTGGCGCTTGCCAGCTTCACGCAGGTACGAGCCTCCAATGTCGGCATCGTGACGCAGTTCGGGGAAGTGATGACCGATACGCTCTCGGAAGGCCCGCACTTCGTCCGTCCGTGGGAAGTCGTGACTTCGGTATTCGTCGGTCTGGATGTGACCAAGGCGGAAGGCGCGCAAGCTGCCTCGAAGGACTTGCAGACGGTCCACACCGATCTCGTGGCGAACTTCCGTGTCGACCCGCTCAAGGCGAAAGCACTCTTCGAGAAAGACCCGGCGCTCAATTACGTGGGCAACTATGTGAATCCGGCGATCTTCGAAGTGTTCAAAGCGGTGGTTGCACGCTACACGGCTGAAGAACTCGTGACCAAGCGCAATGAAGTCTCGGAAGCTATCGTGACCGCGTTGCGCACCAAGCTGGGCCAGTACGGCTTGATCGTGCAAGACATCAACATCACGAACTTCAAGTTCAGCAAGGCATTCGACGACGCGATCGAAGCGAAGGTGACGGCAAGCCAGAACGCCGAGAAAGCTTCGCGCGATTTGCAGCGTATCCAGTTCGAAGCTGAGCAGAAGGTCGCGCAAGCCAAGGGTGAAGCCGAGTCGATTCGAATTCAGTCCGAAGCGATTCAACAAAACGGCGGTGAAGCCTACTTGCGCATGAAGACCATCGAGCGCTGGAACGGCGCACTGCCGCAGTACGTCGGCGCAGGTAATCCGATGTCGATGTTCAGCCTCAACAAGTAAGCCTAGCGGTGCTAGGGGGAGCCGGGTGGACACCCACCCGGCTTTATGCCCTCGATTTATCGCTTTTTACTGGGTTAGTCGATTGTGTGGAATAACTAAGGAGTGAATCATGTCCGATAAGAAAGAGTACTACGTAGTGGACGCAGACGCCTTGCGGCGGATACTGAACGCTTTGAATGGTCCGAGCCATTACATCCGGGAATTGCAAGTGACCCGCAATCTTCCTGGCTCTGAACCCAATCCGATCGATGTGATCGAGAAGCAGGTCAAGATGCAGGAAAATCTTCCCTCTGATGTCGATCTGCGCGAAATGGAATTCGGGGGCAACAATGTAGAGACACTGAAGTTCGCTATCAATGCGCGTACTGCTTCGCACAGTCCTAATGCAGCAGGATTAGCGCTTAAGGCATTGGAGCCCGTGTACTGCAAAGCAGGCGGTTGGAAAATTCCCACTGCGGAGAAAAGCAATGTACGTTAATGGGGTCGACAAGAGAAAGCCAGTCTGGTGGGCATGGGGTGACGGGGGTCACCGCATCGAGTGGGGTTTTGGTGGCCCTTATCCGGTGATTGCTCCGCCAGTTGTTGCAGGGCAGCTGAACAATCCTCATCCGCACTGGTCAACGAGTGCGGAAGAGCTTACAGCGATGCCGAAGAATTACTCTGGCTGGGCGCTGAAGCATCATGAGAGAAAACAAACGATCGAGGAGTTCAACCAAGGAATAGCGGCAGTCGAGCACGACTTCGTTTATTTCTTCTTGCGTCGATTGCTGGACGTATCGGATTATCGCGTCGTCATCAGGCTCAATCCTACGCAACTGCGCGCCACGCGTGGTGCTCGTAAGGACTTTCTCGAATTGACAGATAAGGAAGACGACGAAACGAAGACGCCGATGATCATCTCGGAGCTTGCGCTTTACGATGAAGAGTTGAAATTCATCGGCAGAATCAATCCCTTCCATGCGGTCAATTCTGGCAGCGATAGTTTGGAGATCGTGATCGATACGCGCAGTCAGGCAGAGATCGATGCAAGCAATGCGGCGTGGGAACGTACGGAACGCGATCGCGTAGCACGCGGTGCGATGATGTAATCGACCGGGGTCTTCGGACCCCTTTCTTTTTTTGTTTCAAACGGATTTCAGTCACATATTACTCCTTGGATTAACAGGAGTAATTCAAATGAGAAACGAACTAATCTACAAGCTGATTCAAGACGTTTTGATTGCAGCAGAACACACACCGGTTGATCTGACGTACTTTGACAAGCATCCGGCAACGGGCATCATCTTCCGCCTGCAAAGAAGAAAAACCAGCCTGACTATCGTCAGCTGGCGTGAAGTTTCCATTCGCGTGTATGCACCTTTACCCAATGCACGGCGCGTCTTGTGTAACGCGAAGTACTCGGTCAAAATCCTTGACCGCAGTCCTGATGTAAGTCCCAAGAACGCTGCACTTGAAGAAGACATCTTCAAGCGTGAATACGACTTGACAGAAGATCACGATGCACTGGTGAAAGCCATCATTGCGTATCTGAAAAGAGAGAAAAATCCTACCTAAGAACAGCAGCGGAAGCTTAAGAATACCTATTTACATTCGAAGGAAATAGCATGAATAAGATCGAACAATACAAAGAACTCATCGAACAAATCGAAGCGTTCTTCAAGTCGAAGCTGGATGGGAAGTTCTCGGAATGGAGCCTCACTTACAACAACCATCACGGATGTTACGTCAAGCTTAAAGACGAGCACGAAGACTTCATGCTGCATCCGAATTCCAGCCACAACGTTCTCGGCTACAACGTTCTCGCAATGGCAACATGGGTGCAGGGCGAAGCAGATCGTAGTCGTGCGGTGGAAGAAGACCGAGTTTGGGAACTCCACTACAATGCGAAAGATAACAGCCCGTCTGTTAGCTACGCTGCGTCGACTCTACTGGGCTTGCTTAGTGGGTTAGATTTCGTCAATCTGACATCGGCTAATGCTGAACCAGTTAGCGCGCTGGAAAGTATGCTTCAATCGCTGCTTGTTGGCGAGTACGCTGACCTCAGTTTCCGGTCGATGACGCACCAACTGACCGACACCATGCCGCCGTGCGAGTCGTTCGATGAACTAATAAAGGTTCTCAGCATCCAGATGGACGAGTTTTCCACGCCGGAAGAATACGAGCGTTTCAAACAAACGCACTCCGAAGTGGAATTCACGTGGTATCCGAACACTCCTGTTGGCTGTCACACTGTGCGCGGCGTTGAGTTGTACTCGGTTCTGGCTGCTGTTTTTGAATAAGGAGAGAGCGATGAGTGCAGTAAGCGAAGTAAAGCCGTGGATTGAACCGTGCGTTGTCTTTCTCTGCATGGTTCACGATCTCAACTTTCCCGATCCGCGTGGTCCGGACTTCGGTCGATGGTATCTGAGCTTCGGGGAAGATCTGACCATGAAAGATGGCACAGTGGTCGGGTTCGATCGCCGTCTCGAACATGCCATGCCGATGACGCTTGAAGCGGCGAATGCTCGGCTTGAAGAAATCAAGACAAATCCCGATGCGATGTGTATTCTGACATCGACACCTCCCGATAGGGAACCTCACCCCTATCACTGGGAAATGTTGATGTACAGTCATGCAGCTACGATACAGCCGTAACAAACTGGACGGAGAAGTAACGGCATAAGGGGAGGCTTTCGCCTCCCCGCGCATTAGGAGATCTTGCTGATCGTCCAGAAGTCTTCTGCCAGATTGGGGTTCAGCACGTAGTCGAACGGAAGCGTGAAGTAGCCCTTCATACCCCAGCTTTCACCCCAGCTGTTACGAACGATGAAGTAGCGATCCTTGCGATCGTACCCTACGATCAGGACAGCGTGACCACCCTGGCATTGTTCGTTTTCAGCCGGCATCGGAACCTCACCGGTCTGTGCCACGGCATCCGACTCGAAACTGTCGTACACCATGATGCCGAACACGATCGGGAAACCAGACGCGAGTGCATGCAGCAGATCGTCTTCCGTTTGCATCACGCGACGGTATTCGATCGCACGATGGTTCAGACCATCGTTGTAGGCTTCCATGGAAGGCTTGAACTTGAACTTCTTGGTGTCGTACGGCCAGAGCGTTTCATCGCACGCGCCGTACTGGACGAGCGTTTTGATGCCATCACGGATTTGAGCACCGCCGTCTTGCCCGATGTCTCCTTCAAGCATGCGTTCGTTGTAGTACACGAACAACCGCGACAGACGAATCGGTTGTTCGCGCTGAGCGTTCTCAGCGTATTCGAGTGCTCCAACGATTGCATGGCCCGTACAGCAGCCAAGATCGCCTTGGTCTTCAACAGCAGAACAACCGGTACGCAGGTCGACACGATCGGGAATCGTGATCGGTTCGACTGCCTTGTAAATGTGGTCTCGGGAATCGTGCTTGTCCTTGGCGTGGACATACTTGCGTTTCATGTTTCACCCTTAGTTTTTTGAAGTGGGATACTTCATAAAATTCGAATTATTTTTTATCTAGAAAGGAGTCTTTCATGAGCACAATCACGTATGACGATCAGGAAAAGTTCATCGACTGGATGAACATGTCGTGCGCTACGCCCGACATATTTCGCAGCATCCGTAACTGGGTGGTGCAACACATCCGTGAAAGTATGGTCGAGCATCCGGAGGGTGATCCGGGTGTGTCGTATGTCCTCACGCCGGGCGAGATCGTTCTCTCGGATCAGTCCAACGCAACGGGCTACGAGTTCGAATTGCTGATCTCGTACAGCCGTACCGACATCAGCCGCAAGACGTGCTACTTGCTCGTCAACAACGAAGGCAAGATCGCCAACTTCGTCTACTTCGAGGACGTGCTGTCCATCAAGAAGGAACAAGCGTAACTCGCGATTAAAAGCTAGTGCGCCCGGAAAGCGTATGGGAGGTATTCCATGAAAGTTGGCAAAACCATTCTCGGCTTTGACGCACTCGAAATCATTGCGAGGACTTCGAATGATTCAGCAGGCTTAAAGACCTTGCTGGCGAATCTTGCAATGGAAGAGGTGGAAAAAGCCAAAGCAAGGCTGGCAGTCGAATCCGGCATTACGTTTCGTGCGATGTTCGTCGAAGAGATGGACTTCGCAGGCAGGCCGTCTTTGACGGGTTATCTTCTCGACTACAAAGCAGGTCCTGCTCAGCCGGTTGATGACCCGTCCATGTATCACTACGCGCATTACTTCATCGAACTCGATGCAAGTGGCGCGTACGTGCAGCTTTACCGAATCGACAACTACCCTGATGAGGAGCAGTGATGCTTATCAAAAACTTCGGCATGAGTGCCAAGCGCGCAGATGCCATGCTGCAACGAATCATGAGCGACATCGAGCGTCGTGCGCCGCTGCCGCAACTCGATCTGCGTTACCTGACGAGCGCGATGAGCATCCCCGTCGGCGGCAACATGGTGCCCGTGCCGTCCATCTCGGCATTCTTCGAAGATCGTGGTTTTCATGCCCTCATCCTCGAAGAAGATCCGAACGCAGAAGAACTGACGATCATCCTCACGCATACGCGGCCGAACAACGACGGCGTGGCTGAGCGCGGCTTTTACACCACGTACAAGGCCAAGCCGCAGGCAGCGGTGTTCGTCTCGTTCGACATTCTCCAGTTCTTCCTCGAACGCGTCGAGCACCTGAACGTGAAGGACGCAGAAGACGAATGGGTGCCGAACCCGGTGCTGCGCAAGCCGCTCGAAGTCGAGAACCTGCTCAAGGCCGCTTATCCCGACCTGCCGCAGGAATACACGTGGAAGCTGAACCTCGAAGCCAAGAAGCCGGACAACCAGCCGGTGGTCGAGTTCCATGCTACCAATCCGCAAGGAGACTCGAAGTGAGCGACGTATTCGAGAAGAGCGGCCCGGAAGTCCTTTTCTTTATCCGCGACAACCAAGTCAACCCGCATCTGCTGGAAAACTTGGCTGCACGGGTGATGGCGTTCGAGAAGGACTACGAAGGACAGCTGAACCAAGCAGTCGCATCGACCACGCATTTGCGTCAAGAAACGATGCGTACCGCTGAAGGTGAGCACGAGGGCTTTCTACTCACGGTCCACTACTACAAGGAAGCGGACCCGAAGGACGCCTCTGTCTGGCACACGCAGTACTGGTTCTTGACCCAGAACGAAGACAAGCTTTTCAATTCGATCTGGGAACTCGGCGAAAGCGCAGACGCATCCCAGCAGGATGAATCGACGATGAAGATGATGGGCTATGGCGGAATGCCCTTCGGTCAGCAGCGTGCTGCATACAACCAGACGGCGCTTCAGCAGATCCGTGAAGCGCTACTGCAAGTCTCGGGGCGTCACCCGGTGCTCCTGAACGAAGAAACCGGACTCGTGATCAAGCCGCTGCATCGTAACGGTGCCAACGATTTCGAGCTGGCTTTTCGTGATTCGTTCATCTCGCTGACGCTCAATCCCGAAGGACTACGCGTTATTGTGTTCTGGCACAACGAAGGACGCGATCCGTTCGGCGACAAGACCACCGGCATTCGTTTCACGGTCGATCAAAACGATCCACTAGCGACTGCCAAGATCGTGCGAGAAGTGCTGAACGTCTACGTCGAAGTAGTACCGGGTTTCCGAATCGACGTTTGGCCGGACATCGTGCTTTATCAGGTTAAGTCGAAGGAGCCGCTCGACGTCATCCTGAAGGACGAAGAACGCCCCGAATGGCAACGGTTCCCTGAACTGCCGTAGTACGGGTAAGTAGCACGATTTTATGGGAGACGACTGACCACCGCTCCCATTTTATCCACTTTTCGGGGCTAAGTTAATGAGCAGCAAGGCCAAGGTGTTCTTCGATTCAGTGTTGAACGAAATGCGTTCGAGCAAGGTGTCTCGTCTGAACGGAATGGTGAAGACGAACAAAGTTGAGCGTGGCGGGAAAAACCAAGAGACGATTGAAGTTTCGTCCTCGGCTATCTCGTTCAAAGATTCGGTGACCGGTACAATGGAAATCACCGTGCTCGACCGACCACCTGGCTATCCGCATAAGTCAGGCGGGGGCGTGACGTTCTTCGTTGAACCGGGCGATAACAATTTCAAACGCATTGCTCGGGACATTCTCTTCTGGATGTCGCTACACAGTACGGGGTTCAGGGACAAGATCGATCCGCGCTCGATCATCGACGCGTACAAGGATTGTCAGCTTCCGACACTTCAAAATCAACATTGGCGAACGAATCGTCAGACGGTTGCTTACGTCTAGACGATGCTATGACACTAGGCAATATAGCCTAGGTCTATGCGGGAGAGACCCTTATGAATACGAGCTATTTGGTTGGGATGTTGCTGGTGTTGTGGGTGGCAGGCGTGCTGGGAGCCATGTACTTTTCCATGGTACGCGCCACTGTCGGACTGACGCAGTTGCATGTGTTTCGCATCCGCATTGCGGTGGCGACCGGTGGACTCGTTTCCATTCTGGCTCTCTACCTGAACAAGATGTTGTTTTCGTGAGTCTACGGGGGGCCTTTGGCTCCCCGCTTATGCCCTAAGGAGGACAAGAGCCCAAAAGTTGTTTTATACGTACTACAACCATATTCTGGGGTAAGTCCCCCCTAGAATCGATAGTCAAAATAAGAGACTCGCAATCGCCGTAGATTCCGGGACATGAAGAAAAGCAGTTTCCTTCAACCAGAGCGAGGTTTTTAAGAATGCGAATCAGGAAATCGAGACTATTGATGACCTTCGAACAGCTTTGCAAAGAGTTGGAACAAAGGTCATTGCGTGAAATTGACGTATGTGCGTTTCACACGCGACTCATGGACAAGACAGCGTACGCGTTGTCAGTTTCCAAACAAGGGTTGTTTGTGGTACTTACACAGGCGGAGTCAGATTCTCCGAAACACGTCAAGTTGATCACGCTGAAGTTGAGTGGCGGTGAAACGGCTTACAGGGCAAAAGTCCATGTGATCCACGAGAACGACATCCAGACGATGGCGTTTATCACCACATTCTTCTTCTACGAAGGAATCAGGCCGGATGACCTATCTGACCTGTATAAAGCATTTCCTGATCTGGACGATTATCGGCATGTGGTGCAGATTGACTCGAAAGAGTTGGATCTAAGCGGCTTTCCGATGTAGAGTCGTCCCTATTGGGAGAATAACAATGCAGACGCAAGAGAAGATAAAAAAGGCGGTCGGGTTCTGGCAATACGTGAAGCAATCACCAACGGATGCGTGCGAAATTGACCGAGATCGCGCAATGGAATACATCCGTTGTAACACGTTAAATGTCAACACCTTTAAATTGGTAATGCTGGGGGCAAGCATTGCGTTCAATCAGGCACGCAAAAAGGACAAGGATGTACTCGGCTTCTACGCGGATTTCGTAGCGGATGATGTCTACAACACCGAAGGAAAACCCTTAGGTGCTGTGACTATCAGGGCTGAAATTCGCCGTGAAGAAGTGAGTCCAAAGGCGAAGGATCGTTCATCGTTTTACGAGTTCACGCTGCTGGTTAATCTCGACGGCAAGATTGTCGATGTTGACTATCGAAAACTCCAAAGACAACTCGCCGCCAACCAACAACCTATGAGAGGTTATTGACATGCTAGGTTATATGCGGAACAGAAAGCGGATTGTGCAGGGCGAAACCATCGCTCAACATAGGCCGCGTACAATCCCTGAAAACATTTACATGTGGGGTGGTTCTTTCTGGGATGCATGGAAGAAACAATCCAGTCCTCTCGCACAGCAGCAATTGGATCAGATGGTGGCTCAGTTCAAACGTTCGACACGGATGTCTGAATTGCGCTTTTACCGTTCTGGTTCGGTTTTAACCATTCAAGCAGGCAGCAGTAGCTTGCGTGTTGAGATGCTTTGGGAAAACGGACAAGTCGTAGAGGTAGTCGACTTGGCTCGCTCAGAGCGCTCAGCGAAGAATGCGTATCGCACGTCACAATCTTCCCTTTAACAACCTTTAGGAATAAGGTTCCAAAATGAAAACCCTGCAAGGACTCGTCCTCGCAATAAGCGCACTCACCGCACTGAGTGCTTCGGCCATCACGAAAGATGAAGTGGTTCGCGATGCAATCAAGAAAGGCGCAATCGTCGTTGTGTGCGACAACGGATTGTGTAAGGACTACAAGACCCGAGAAGTGGTAGGCGAGGGTCAAAATGGAATGTACCTCATGTATCCGAAAGGGCATGAGGAAGAAGAAAAGCAAACGGCGAGGCTACTGGCCAATGCCGAGTGAGGTGTAGGAGAAGTCTTTTTCGGACGGGGGCGATTTGCCCCCATTATGCCGTTAGGACCAAGTGAGGAATAACAATGACACTTCCAGAAGAGACGGAGACAAGCAAGGCAAGGATCGGTAAGACGCCGCTTGTTATCATTCTGATCGCAATGGCAGGCGCAGCCTTGTTCTTCGCTTACCAGTTGGCACTCTTGTTGTATCCAGCACTTCGCCATGTAGATTTATTGTAGGGCTGTATGTAGTAGTGGACAGTACCTGTTCCTTCAGTTAGTTTCAATCCGAATAGAAGCAGCCGCGTAGATTGGGTCTACGTTTGGCACTAGCTCGCTAAGCTAGGCAATACCTTGCCAAGGTAATCTATTTGGAGTTAGAAATGACCACTGAAGTAAATGTGATTGAAGCGTTGTTGGGACAGGTGCTGGTGAAGGCAGAAAAGATCGATGTAGGATTCAGGAGGGGCGAACAAGACCAGTTGGTGTTTTGGCTGGCCGATGGTCGCGTCTACATGTTCACGCACGATCAAGATTGCTGTGAACTCGTCTACATCGAATCCATCGTTGGTGATCTGAATGATCTGGTAGGGGCTCCGTTGCTGATGGCGGAGGAAGTTGTATCCGAACCGGAGATTAAGAATCGCGAAGCAGGCGATGATGGTGAGACATGGACGTTTTACAAGTTTGCTACCTTGAAGGGCTATGTCGATGTCCGGTGGATTGGTTCATCGAACGGCTACTACTCGGAGTCGGTAGATCACGGCTTCTTGGATATCGAGGTGCAAAAGCAGTTGCCGTCTTCTTAACCCTGTAGGAATGGAAAGCACGCTGGCGTCAAGCCGGTGTGCTTTTTATGCCGTCATTTTGTGTAGTCTTTCTTTTTTTGTCTTCATCTACACAAATTACGGGGGCCAGCATGTGGCGTGGCTTTAAACGATTCTGGCACGACCAGATCACGACCCCGAACGGCGACATTGATCCTGCTCGCGTTTGGGGGTATCTCATCATCGGCTGTGGCGGCATGCTTTACAACTTCTTCGAGTACTACGAAGTGGTGATCAAGGGCCAGCCGTTTGATCCGAATGCTTACGCTGATGGCCTCATCAAAGTCGGCACAGCACTGCTGGCAGCCGCTGCTGGTATCTGGATCAAGAAGGGTGCAGAAGCGCCTTACAACCCGACTGTAGCGGCTGCTAACATGCCGGATGATCCGGGCGTGCAAGCCGCAGCAGGCAACCCTGCTGGTACCGATCCGCAAGGCGCACAAATGACGCTTGACGGTATGAGTGCCCTTGCGCAGGACGAGATCAATCAAGCGCAGACACTGGCTGACAAGTTCAAGCAGCTGTGGCAGTCGGTCAAGAACATCTTCAAGTAAGGAATAACAATGATCACTGCACGCTACGTCGCATTTGTTTTTTTGTCCTTGTTCATCACGGTTGTGGCTTGGATCATCTCCCCGATTCTTGCCTGCCTGGTGAATAAGGAAGGGAACTTGCCGAACTGGCTCTACTGGTTCCAGACTTTCGACAACACCTGCGATGCCGGCTGGAAGGTGCAAGGCAGTTACGGCACCTATCTGAAAGATGGCGCGGTACCCACGGGATTTACGTTGTGGCGCTATCGCTGGTTCTGGCTGTGTCGAAACCCCGCGTATGGTTGGGATTACTTCCCGTTGGGCATTGAATGGGACAAAGATGACTGGACTGTCATCAAGTGGTCGTCCCAAGATGCCAACCCGAACTTCTATTACGCCCGCTCGAAGCAAGGTTACTTCAGCTGGGTGTACATCAACGACCACATCCAACTGAAATTCGGTTGGAAGTCGTGGGGACTTTTTGATCGTGCGACTGGTACATACACCGATGGCCAATTCGGTCCGGAGAAACGCCAGCCGTTGTGTTTCACCATCGTTCCACGCTTCTAGGAGAAGATCATGCCGTCGAAAACGCCGGAGCAAGCCAAGTTCATGCGGGCTGCTTGCCATGACAAGAAGATCGCGGATTCGCACCACATCAAGCAGGAAACTGCTTGCGAATTCGTCCGGGCAGATCAGGCACAAGCACGTGCACAAGCGAAAGGCCAGAAGCCTGCTCGCGAAGGCATGACCATCAGTCCGTCGGCTGCCGTGTCCACCACCGGCTACGTGCATCCGACGGGCCAACCTCCCTTCAAGGTGTTCTAATGGCTTTTCCGATTCAGTGGTATCTGTTCTGGTCCGTCATGTTGCGGTCCTGCTGGGGGTTCTAAATGGCTAAAGCCCAACTCGATTCTCAAGCGGTCTACATGCCGCCGCGCGGGATGCCGCTTGCGCAAATCCCGAACTTTCAGGGTTATCCCTGCACGATCATTGGCGTCGGTCCGACCGACCGAGTGAGCGCAGTGGTGAAGGCTCCGGCGGGCACGGGACCCTACACGTCGTATGCGGTCGAAAACGTACCGTATTGCGATGCGGATACCGATCCGTCGCAGGTACCCATCAAGGGCGGTTACGTGGCTCCGGTCGGCTTCACACCGCCGAGCTATACGCCGCCTCCGGTGACCAACGCAGCAGGTCAGGTGATCGTGCCCGAAACCATCTGGGCGAATCCGAATACGACGCCTTCGTCGACGGCGTTGAATACGCCGAACACCATTCCGCTGCCGTAATTCTGTAGGGACTCCCTACACAACCCTTTCCTGAGGAAACAATCATGACCGTTGCAGTCAACAGCGCCGCTCTCTTTTTCCAGCAGTTCAATCACGTACCGGACAACAGCCCCTCCGAAGGGCTGAAAGCAACCGTGGTCGGCGTCTACGACGGCGGCCTGCGTGTGGACGTGGTCGTGCGCAAGCCGGCCACCGTACCGCAAACGCCGGATTCGATCTGGACCGAGCGTGCCGTTCCGTTCGTGGCTGACGGCGCTACGCCGCCGGCGACGGGTTTCTTCGTCACGCCGACGGACTTCACCTTCCCGGCACCTCCGTCGGGCAGCTAAGCTGGGGGTCCGTCATGTATGGCAAGCGCATCTTCTCCGATGAGGAGGGTCGGTTCCCTTGTACCATGGAGCCGGGAAGTTACGGATGTGCGACGAACGATCGCATGAAAAGTACGTTTGCCGCATGGTGGAATGTCTGTACGCCTGATGGCTCGGTGGTGCAACTCGATCCGAACAAACACACGGTCACTGAACACGACGACGGCAGCATCTCCGTGTGGCCTTCCATCACGACCCGTGAGTGGTATGGCTGGTTGATTGCCGGTGTCTGGACGGAACACCATCCGATCAAGCATTAGCGTCCGGGGAGGCTTCGGCCTCCCCGATATGTCCGCAACAGGAGAAAAGCATGTATCGCATGCAATCGGGGAAAGTTGTCATCAGTGGTGACTGGCGTCCGTTTCGAGACGCTATCGAACGAGCGATGAAAGAGGAGGGAATCGAAAAGGAAGTCGTCGTCCACGAAGACGGACGCAGCGAGAGCATCCCGACGCAAGTCTGGAATATCGGCTGTCTTGCCATTCTCAGCTACTTGGAACAAACCAAGAAGACGTGTGGGGATTGCAAGAAGGAGTTGACAAGCGGGGACGATATCCGTTGTCTGGATTGTCGCTGGTTGATGTGTCCTGCGTGTGCAGAGAAACACTTCTGGCCCAATGGACGACCCAAAGAGAGCCGTCATGCTTAAAGGGATTCGGGTCTATGCGAATGAGAAGGGCTTGCTCGATCGCGAGCAGATGCGACAACCCGGCGCGTATGGTAAGCCGACGTTTGACTTCGTGAAGAAGTACGGACCGAACGTCTTTCGCATGACATGGTGGGAAGTGACGTGTCCGGACGGCAGTGGCTGTACTTTGAATCCGGAGATCCACAGCGTCACCATCATGGAAAACGGCAGCATCACCGTCTATCCGTCCATTGTCACACCGACGTGGCACGGATGGCTTGAGTGCGGTGTGTGGCGTCACGTGAACGAAGTACCGAACCAGGTGGAGCTGGCTCGTCTTGCTAAAGAGGTAGGAGAGCAAAATGGGTTTGCGTCAAGGTAAGACCATCTACGAGATGCGTGAAGGGATGTTCTATTTCGAGTGTCCGGGTTGTAAGTACGGTCACGCCTTCTACACCAAGGATGGACCCATCTCGAATGGGGTGGAGCAGTTGTGGCAATTCAACGGCGATCTGGATAAACCCACGATCATGCCGAGTCTGGATGTGTGTCGAGACGACCCGACACACCGCTGTCATTCGTGGATCAAGAACGGGATGATCGAATTTTTAAGTGACTCGCATCATTCTCTGCGAGGACAGACTGTCCCGATCCCCGAACTCGAAGATTAACACTGGAGAAAAATCCATGAGCAAGGTCCAACTCGAAACCTCCCTCGGCAATATCGTTCTCGAACTCAATGCCGAAAAGGCACCGAAGACGGTCGAGAACTTCCTCGCCTACGTGAAGTCCGGCCAATACGACGGCACGGTCTTCCATCGCGTGATCAACGGTTTCATGATCCAAGGCGGCGGCTTCGAACAAGGCATGAAGCAAAAGCCCACGAAGGAGCCGATCAGCAACGAAGCGAACAACGGCCTGAAGAACGACGAGTACTCGATCGCGATGGCGCGCACCAACGACCCGCATTCGGCCACCGCCCAGTTCTTCATCAACGTCAACAACAACGACTTCCTGAACCACTCGACCCCGACGCCGCAAGGCTGGGGCTACGCCGTGTTCGGCAAGGTCGTCGAAGGCCAGAACGTCGTCGACCTGATCAAGCAGGTCAAGACCGGCAATCGCGGCTTCCACCAGGACGTGCCGGTCGAAGACGTCGTCATCAAGACGGTCACCGTGCTGGAAGAAGCTGCGTAAGTCGTGCGTTGTTCTAGAGGAATTCTGTGTTGAATTCCTCTTAACCACCACAAGGAGAGCTTTATGTCGGATCAACCGACTCTCGCAACACTGAAGACGACCAGTCCCGTTGGTCCGACTCATCCCGATCCGGCCAACATTCCGGCTGCGCCGACCGTCGGCGATCTGGAAGTACCGGTTCGACTGCGTTCCTTCGTGAACTCGGTCGTCGCCAACCCGGATCAGCCGTTCACACCGGATGCGGATTTCATCCCCGTCCTTCAGCGTGCCGTGAACATGCTGGAAAAGCGCGGCCTGACTGCGCCGTGGCGACGCAGCTATTCCGGCTCGGGCGAGAACAAGGGCTGGTCGGTCTACGCGGGCAACGATCTTATCGCCTACCTCGGCGGTGACGATACGTTCGGACAAGCCGTTGATGCGATGGTGCTTGCGCACAACAAGGCACTCGGTTACGTGGAGTAATCCATGATCGTGCGTAACAACGCACTATGGCGGCGTCGTGCATCTAAGTGTCAACCGAAGATGTACGGCGCTACCTGCCCAGTCAACTACGACTGGAAGTGCAAAACAGTTAGGGTGGTGTATTGGCGGGCTAAGCGAGACCATCGCCGACACTGCATGATCTCACCCGGTAAGTACTGAGGAAAAAATGAGTGATGTGATCCGCTATAAAGACGTAGTCGTCAGTAAAGGCTCAGACCTTTACAAAGCGATCGAAGACAAGAAACCTCTGGAGGCGGCTCGCATTTACTGGGAGTGTGAAGTCGAATTCCAGAAGTACTGGAAAGACACGTCTTGGGGTAAGCCTGCTGGTCTGGCAGAAGCTGAACTCAAGAAGGTGCAAGATCGCATCGAGGAAGAGCGGCTGAACGAAGAACTCCGGAAGAAAGGGGCTAGGACATTGAAATGAATCTCGTGCTCGTTGAACACAAGTCGTCCAGCTACGGTCCGCGCACCTTCCACAACGCGAAGTCAGCCGATCTGACTCTGGCTATTGCGATGGATTTCACGACCTTCGGCGAGAAGTTGACGCATAAAGCCGCAGGGGATGATTACCTTGCGATTCCCTACGAGATGGATTCCGTCACAGCAGCACGACTTCTGTATCGGGAACTCTTTCGTCGTAAAGCCAAGGTGTTGAATGTAGCTGGAAACGGTATCTATACATTCGCCAAGCATGGACACCAGCAGCATTCGATCAACATGCATTTGTACTTCATCCTTGGCCTGACCAACAAACACTACCCGATCAAGAAGATCGTCTCAGGCGGTCAGACAGGGATGGACATAGCTGGAGGCATCGTCGGATGCAAGCTCGGCATACCGGTCGAAATGACGTTTCCTAAGGGCTTTCGGCAACGCGATGAGCACGGTGTGGATAGTGAACACACTGAAGCGGAAATCCGACAGCAAGTGCTCAACGGCATGAACCAGTTGGAAACTGTTTGATTTCACAGGATTTTTTTAGTGCACGATGCATGTTGTGCGAGAAGACATCGAGAGATGTTTCCTGGGTAATACCACTGTACGGCTGCGGTGCAGGCGCATGGGCGAGGGGTATCCACTCCCAGACGGAGAGTCTGGCAGGCACAGACTTCGTTGGGTTCGAATCCCAACCTTGGCCTCAGCGACAGCAGAAGGATTGTGAGGAAGGCTCGACTATTGGTGAAGTCAGCAGTGCGACCCCGCGCACTGCCGGGTGGTGTATATTGGCTTATCTATCTCCGGGTAGACCCATGGCATCATCCTGTACAGGTTCAAATCCTGTCCTCAACCTCGATCTTATCAGACGACTTAAGCGGTGCACTTTGATCCCCGTATCCGCGCTTTCACTCCTGAACGCCTGACCCAATACGGCTGCCACGGATTGAGGTGCACCGGCCTTAAGTTGTTTGAACGAATTCCAGCGCAGTGCCTTCCAATGTTCATTCGGGGACTGCGAGCGGGTCATCCTACTGCGCTGGAATAACTGTACTTAGGTGGGCGGTTCTTCGGGGTGGTCATCCCTTTCTTCGAGTGAATCGGTTCCTCGGATGACTGCCTTCTTAAGTATTGTATGTGAGAAGTTTTGGAGATGTGGTTGAGTGGTTGAAAACACCGGACTGCTAATCCGGTACACCTCCTTGAGGGGTGTCGTAAGTTCGAATCTTACCATCTCCGCCATTTTCAAGAGTAGTAAAACCTCGCCAACGGTAATGCCGGAAGCAGTACGTGTCCGGAGTGTTCAATTCACCAGCGAGGTCCAGTTTTCTGTTGTAGATCCATGTTAGCTCAGTCGGTAGAGCGGCGGCCTGTTAAGCCGTAGGTCCCTGGTTCGAGCCCAGGACGTGGAGCCAGAATTTAGAAGCTGTCTGATGAGCCGTTCGAGTCGGCAAACTGAATCCTTAACCTAAGCCTCCTCAGCTTTGGTGGATTTCGTTGGGTGCAAGGCCCGCGAAAGCAGAGGATCACATCCCAAGCTCTTGGAAGGACCTCGGGATGGTGAGCATGATTGCATAGGACGTAAGGGATACAACCGCTTTGACCGGCGGTTTCTGTCCGGAGTGCATCAACTCTTTAGATCCTCGAACTAACAGCCGGATGCGCGAGCGTCAAGTTGTAACCTTCTAACCGAAAGGAGGAAGGACGCAGCCTGTAAGAACCTATCTAAGTGAAAGCAGACACTCGTGGACTGACCTCCACGTGAGGTAACGACCGGTCAGGATCGTTATCGAAGATTTAGGTATCTTACGGGATGCGGAGTTATGAACCGTCATCGCCTCCTAGCCGGGAGCGCCTGGGAGGGAATCGCTTGGTTCCCTCCCAAACAGCCTCTATCTTCCCGCAGCTTCGAGTCACACCACTATTCGTGTTCGGCAAATCCGAGCGAGTTGGGGCAATGTGCCTAGGCTGCGGGAAGATGTGGGTTGGCTGCCTGCGTCGATCGAAGCGTTGAGAGTACGGTGGTTCATGGGAGAGGGACGGGGAGGGAGCGGCGACTTCCTCCCCTTTCCTTTTTATGCCGAAAAGAAACTGGAAGGAAACCAAGAAAATGCGCTATTGGCTTGACACGGAGTTCAACGGTTACGAAGGTGCGCTCATTTCACTGGCACTCGTTCGTGAAGACAACGAGTATCTGTACGTGATTCTGCCCAGACCGGCGAATATTACGGACTGGGTGAAAGAGAACGTGATGCCGATTCTCGAAGCAGTTCCGCAACGCGTGAAGCCGAAAAAGCTCATGCATTCGCAGCTGGGTCAAGCAATCGAGACCTTCATGAAGGGCGACGAGGATCCCGTCATCATCACGGACTGGCCGGACGACATCACGTACTTCTGCGAGAATATTCTGACAGGTCCGGGTACGATGATCAACATCCCGCGTCTGTCGTTCCGCATGCATCGGGTGGACGCGTATCCGAACACGATCTTTGATCGAGAGTCGGGCATGGCAGCTGTGCAGCACAATGCTTATTGGGATGCGCTATCATTGATGGTCAAGTGCATCGACGAGAACCTCGAACAAGGTCCAGAAGTCTGCCCGATTTGTGGACTGAATGGTAAGCATCCGCACAAAAGACTCAAGGAAGCTTTTCTAGGAGACTCGAAGAAGAGTAAGTAATTACTCCAGCACCCCTATTATATGCGAGAGTAGCCCCGCCTTTCGCGATCACGGTTTGTCTGTCACCTCCTTTCTGGTAGATCGACTCTGATTGCACCTCCATCTTTAGGCCGGGCCTTAGGCTTTCGCAAGCCGGAGTCGTTGTCCGGACGCGCTAACTTTCCGTGTAGGCGCGAAGCCTGGTTTCCGACATTACCTGCGATAGCGCGTAGGCGTCGGATAAACGGACCGGGTAGAGCTACGCTAGGCTCTATCAAGTTGTACTGCCGGTACGCGGCCTGACGCTTTACGCGTCGCTGGGCCATTGCGGGCATTCCTTGTTTCAGAAGGTTTGTACCCGCGCGCTGGTGCCGTGAATGTGCAGCCTACAATGCTTCTTTGCCCAAGTGCGCATAGGACAATGATGCATTGTGGGAAGTACATTCGAAACGCAAGACCGCAGTCGATTTCTGACGACTCCACTCGCTACGTGAAATTGACAAATCGGACTCGGTTTTGCTTTCTGTGCTTCGGTGTAGGGGGAGGCTTCGGCCTCCCTTCTATGCCATCAACCAATGAACAAGGATAAGAAATGGATCTTCTCTACCATGCCTCGGCATTCAAGCAGGATGAACTGAAACCGGGCTTTCAGCATTCCGGTAACAAAGTCATGTGGGACCAGACCGAATCGAACATCTGGCTCTACGCGACAACGCTGCGTGACGAAGCCATCAGCATGGGCTTCGCTTCTGCGGTGGAGAAGAAGTACGACGTGATTCGCTACAAGACCGACGGCAAGAAGATTCACTTCGGTCATGCGCAAGACGCGGACTTGTCGATTGACAAGGTACTGGACGTTACCGTCTATTTGTACACGATCCAGTACGACAAGAAAGACGGCTGGGAGAAAGTGAACAACAAGTTCAACGGCATGGATCAGGAATACAAGACGACTCGCATGATCAAGAAGAATATCTTGAAGCGAGAAGAGATCAACCTGGATGAATGGGTGAAAGATAAGCACATCACCTTCGCACAGGAGAGCCTGCCGCTGCCACTATTCGCGAAGTGGTAATCTAGATTTTTTCAATTACATATAACCTTCGCGAGTTGGTAAGTAGATCAACATTTGTTTCGGGGTAGGGTGCAAGCTCTATCCCGGAATATGCCCTAACTACATTCGAAGGAACTATTGTGATTGACGCCAAACTTGAAACCATTCTCGACAAGGATGAAGAGGATTTCAAAATCGACGACTTGATCTACATGGTCCAGTTGTTGCGTGAAGACAAATCCCTTGTTGAGTATTACAAGAAAAGACGCATCGAGTTCAACGGGGACAAGAACGTTCTCGATAGCTCCTGCGACATCTCATCGGAAATTCAGGCCATGTTTCCTGAATACGACGAAGATAACCTGGAAGCAATCCAAGGCTATCTGCAAGACAATAGCAGTCTCAACTACCTTCTGGTAAAGCCGACGGGTAAGGACCAGGAAAACTACAGCATCAAAGGATCGATGCTTCGGAAACTGTACGCTGCTGGAATTCAGTTCTCCGTCGATTTCGAATTTGTTCCGCAAGAGGATGATCATTATCCGGTGGCACTTCTCGAAGTCGAGCATTTCATTCTGCGCATTTAAATCAATTCGAAGGAACTAAGAAATGAATTTCGTCATTGTGGACAACACGTTTTCGTTCGAGCAAATCCTGAACTTCCCGTTTGCATTGGGAAGCTTTAATCGGGCATGCAAGAGCAACGAAGAAGCCATCCAGCTGATGATGGGTCATCGCATCCATCGGGCTGAACACAAGGAGCGTGAAATCCTGCGTGAGCTGCTCAAGGAGCTGAAAGCGCAAGAGCTGGTGGATCGTCTCGATCGGGTGACATATACCGACGAGATCCTGATTTACGAACCGAGTCCGGTACGCGGTGAGGTGGAAGACCTGATCGTGCCGGAGTTGACGGTTCGCTTGCCGGATGCATTCGGCGAAGGCGTCGAAGAGACGTTCAGTTTCTGGGAACATCCGATCATTCGGAATGTACCGGGCTTTACGCTGCTCGGTCGCTACTACGGCTACCCGGAGTGCTGTATCGAGACGTTCATCGAACGGGCTCATCTCGGTATGGCTCATCCTCACTTCACAGTGATCGGGGAGCGATCGCAAGGCTATCCGTGCATCGTCTGCGACAAGCATGCTGAGATGAAGCCGGCTGAAGTAGAGGAGATTGTCAACAAGAACCGTCACGCATCCTATCCCGTCGATAAGCTGGCGGGACCGGTTGCTGCGGATCGTCCGTACCAACAACTGCACTACTTGCTGGCTTTGCAACAAGGCAAGCTCACCAAGAAGTATGACATTGGAGATTGACATGCTCAGGTTTATACTCTTCGCCGGTTTCTTCATCTGGATCGGCATGCTGGTGGCGAAGCATTCGAAAGCCAGCTGGATCGACAAGGCAACTGGGACCAAGGAAGATCCCAAGGAGTAGTACGAATTTACCCCGTCGGTTAATCTGATGGGCCGTAGCGTAGAGCTACTTGTAGCGAGTGGTCTGTTGATACGTAATGGGCGACAACAGAGCAGCACGGGAGACCAGCTCCCTTCCACTAACCACGTGACATTCGAAGAAACGAGAGCATCATGAATCAAGCAAACGAATCACTGTAAGGAGGGTTCATGAAGTTTATCCTGCTCGCACCGAGTCCGGAACCGAAGCACGAAACGGCGCATTATCGGCCGAAGACGTTAGGTGAGCATAAGCTGGCGTTTCTGAACGCCAATAACGCGCATGGCTGGGCGCAAGACGAGGTACCCGCCGAGGTAATGCAGCGGCGCTTTAAGTCGTGGAAGCAGGCGTATAAAGCGCTGCGTGCGCAGAAGCTCCATATGCGTCGGGTTGACCGGCAGCAGGAACTTCAGAATAAGCAACGCCGGATGTGGCGTACGCTGGATGCACTGGTAGGCGCAGACCTCAACACACTGCTGGGTTCTCAACTGGCAAGTCGCTGTTTATCCCAGTCGCAACTGACGCTTGCAGCGGCGGATTACTTTGAGCGTCGATGTGAATTACTTCAGCTGCTTCATCAGAAAGAAATAGACGAGACGTATGTCTATTCGATCGATATCGAGGATTACTTGGATATCCTCGATCGGTCTAAGTAATGTAGTACTAAACCGTAAGAGGTGAGTGATGGGTGTCAAGATTGAAGTGCTGTACACGAAGGACACACCGTTCGTTGACATGATCGCAAAAATGCGCGAATGGATCTACGACGTAGCACAGCAAGATCCGCGTCCGTTGACGTTTATCCCTGTGCCGTTTCTCGAACGTATTCTCGAAACGCGTTCGTTGACAGTGATCCACGATGCAATGGATCAACTCGCGGATGTCTTCACGCAAGAATGGCGCGGAAAGGACTGGTCGATCGTCGATGGCTATCCTGATCCGAACGATCTGAAAGCCGTACTTTGGATGAAGCAGACCAACAACCTGGACGCAATCTGGTTGTTGTGTCATGAATTGCTCGCACAACCCAAACGCAACATCGACACCTTGTCGCGTGTCTGGCATCGACGTGAAGCCGAAACGCTGATGGAGTGGATCAATAAACGTACTCCGGCCAAGAACACACCGGAAGACATCGAGTCGATCATCAAGTTCGTCCGGGACACGGCAGGTGAGCCGGATAAAGCCGAACGGCAGTTGCACGACGACCTGCTCGCTAGTCGTCCAGTCGCATTGGAATTGCTTTCGCAAAAGCAGCAACCGAGTTCCCCGATGGACATCGCGGCAGCGAAAGTGCTGAAATCGCACCACGAAGCCGGGACGCTCGATTCGGCCACCGATGCGCAGCTGGAGCAGCAGGTGAAAGAGCAGTACCTGAAGGATCAGGAGCAGAAGTAAATTGCAGGTGTAGTACCGGGGGTTAGCCATCTCCGTTGTTTTAGGCCAGTAGTAAATCTCTTACATTCGATCAAGGAAATAGATATCATGGCAGCTAAGAACCAAAAACAACGTAACTACTTCAACGAATACCTCGAAGCCGCAATGGAACGCGTCAATCGAGCCAAGTCGAAGTTCTTCGCCCGTCTGACGATGGAATACTTCGAGAACCTCGCGATCGTCACGATCACCGTCGGTGAACGCCAGCAGATGGCGTGCTTCGTCGATGACATGCCCGTCTTCACGTACTGGCTCACGAAGGAGCAGCGCACGCCGCTGGTGGCCCGTATGTACAAGCAAGGCATCAGTGGTGTGAAGATCGCGCAGTTCCTCAAGCTGTCGGCATCGACGATCTACAACGACCTGAAGTACATCCGCGAAGTCTCGCCGTTCAAGATCGAGAACCGCACGATGCTCGCTTCCTACAAGAACGCGCGCATCATCCCGGAAGGCGAGCTGAAGATCGCTGCGCTGAACTTCCAGGCGCAGATGCTCGACATGAAGTCGGTCTTCGCTGAAGCGCGTAGCGCAACGATCCAGTAAGGCAGTATTCGCACGGGGGGCTTCGGCTCCCCTGTTCTTACTTAGGGCGACACGCGCCCTTTCTTCGGATAAAGACATGGTCACGGTTACGGTATATCCACCACAGGAGCAACCCAAGCAACTCACGGCAAATCACCGCCCTGATAATTTGGAAGAACACATGTTGGCGTTTCTTAATGTCAACAACAGCAAAGGGTTTCCTCTCCTTACCACTGAGGAGTCGGACAATCTTGGCAACTTGCTTTACGATTACGTAACACAAAACCAGACGATCAAGAAGAATGATGCCTCGCAAATGGCGATGGAGATTCGTCGACGCTCCGGTAAGAAGATCAAGTTCATGAAAGCCTACGAGTTGTTGGCTCGTTGCTTTGGCTATTACTCATGGCGCAATGTGCTTGGTGCTGCCAAAGAGAACGGCGAACTGGTCAATCTGAATTACGGCAAGATGACGCTTGCGGACATCTTCCAGTTCGATGCAGATCAAGAAGAACAACTGTTGGTAGTCAAAGGTGTGAATCATCCGGAGTTTCTCACCTACCAGCGACTTGCGGGTCACAACTGCAAGAACATGCCGGACATGGTCAATCTCTTTGCGCGACAATGCCGCACTGAAGCACTGGCGATGAATTACGAGATTGCCAGAGAGATTGGACTTAAGCGATGGTTCGGCGTGGAGAACATGGAAGAACTCATCAGCTGGATAGCAAGACGGCGTTTTCCTCCGGCCTTTAACCTCGACACGTTTGAAGTGAAGGAAGCAAAGCTGCGAGATTATTTGCGCAGTCCAATCTTCAGGACGCGCGCAAGGCGTGATGACATCATGCATGTGCTAAATGAATGGTGTCAGAGCGATTCAATTTCCGAGTACATCAAGCAGATGCTAGATCACTTGTGTTGTGGTCGCGATGATCTGCCGTACTTTGCTTTCTTCACGCGACAATACGGCGTCTGCGGGATAGAGTGGAATAGTTCCGGGCAAGATCAGGGAGAAGCGCACAGTGAGCGCGGTGGAATTGTTCTCTTCACGGAAAATAACAAGATCGCACAAGCGTATCCGATGAAAGAGTTAGATCCGAGAACACGCGGTGGTTGGATCCATTCAGACCAGCGCTATTATCAACAAGTCAACAAAGAGTTGCAGAAAGCCCGTAAGCGGTAATTCTCATGGGGGGCGTTTGCTCCCCGTTTATGCCATTAATTACATTCGAAGGAAAAATCATGAAAAACAAAGCTACGCATTCGTTCGTTATCGAGCAGTACGTCGAATTGAAGCGCGAAGAAGATTTGTTCATCACGGGCTTCTACTATCCGGTTAGCGTCGTTCACGATGAAGCCTCGGCAAAAGCCATCGTCTATAAAGCCGGTTACGTGGATTCGAAGATCGGTCAGGACGGCTGGATGCCGCTTCTGCGTTGCAGCGAAGTGCCGATCATGCCGAAAGAAGAACCGGTACCTAAACTGGAAGATTTGGGTTTCACCAAACGCATCCTCCGCATCTTGGCGGCCGATGGCATCTTCGACTTCAGCCAGTTGCTGATTCATTCGGCCGACGACCTCATCAAAGGCCCGCACTTGGGTGCGAAGTCTTTGGCAGAAATTCGCACCAAGCTGGCGGAGAAAGGATACCGTCTTCGCGGCGACAAAAAATAAGAACTCCCTCTTCTTCGTATGAGGGTAGTCAACCTTTTATGAAATTCGAATAAATTAGGACCAAGGGGTATCACATGAGCGCCGTTGCTGTGAAGTGGAGTAATGTCGAATTGCATGGCTTCTGGTTCGTCACCAACTTCTTGCGGGAAGAAGGACTCGACGACTTCGGAGTAAAGGCGGTCATGGATGACCTCAACATGCAATACGAAAAATACCGGAAAACACAAACCGGTAGAAACGACTTCGGGCCGGACTTCAAGTTCGACACCGAATATAAGCCGTACATCGGCAGGATTCAGATGATCGATCCGGTCACCAAGCACTGCTTTGGTGAGACGCACGTCTGTTTCGAAGACAACGGTGGAGTCTCCATTCTGCCGTTCTGACCAACACGGGGCCCGGTGTGAAAATCACCGGGCTTTATGCCCTTAAGTAATCTTGGAGCAAAAGAAATGCAGCCCAACAGAAAAGCAGTCTTGTTGTCGGATGAAGAAGCCTGTGCGCGCTATGGCAAAATCATCGAGATGGTCCGTTGCGGGTCTCGGTTGCTCGCCGCTGACGTGAAGAAGTATCTGGATGAGATCTGCTGGGAACCCGAAGTTATTCGGGAGGCTCTTAACAAGGCGGCCGACTCAGCTCAATTTCCTTTCGGACGAGCAATGTTCATGGCCACGTTCACGGCAGGGTCAACACTGGCGCTGATCGCTACCGCTCACGTTGATCGACAACCTTCGCCGCTCTCGCTGACCTTTATGCTTAAATTGGAAGAACGCGAGAATGTGTTCAAGATCAGCAAGCTTCTATCGTACAATCCGTCCCGGCCGTTCGCACCTCAATGGCAAGATCAGAGCAGGGGGCAGTTCTCCCATCCCCGTCTGGGTGTGATGGAAGCTGGCTACAACCCCGGCCAGCCTTACGGTCCCGGACCTAACGGCTATCCTGGCTTCCGGACTTCGGTATTCAATCCGGGTGTCGGTTTTGTCAAGCAAAGCCAGATCGATCTGTTGGTGACTTCTTTCGAAGAAATCAAGCCGTACTTCGAGATCCTCGAAAAGCGACACTTCGATACGCAACACGAGATGGCGATTTTCGAAACCATCATGCAACGCTCGTGTGGTCCGGATCTGCGAGCTTATTGGCGCTTCAACATGATCGGCCGTTGGGATGAAGGGCAAGACGCCGGTGCTCGACTTCTGCTCGAAACTTACGAAGTGGGACACGAGGGCGAAGAAACCAAGATCTCCTCGTATCAGACGGCATTCGGTACTTACCTCGACGGCATTCCGCCCGGACACTCGACGATGCAACCTCCGTACTCGTCGATCTAAGTCGCACTGTAGAAAGTTTCAGTCACATATAACCTTGTCGATATTGGAAACAGTATCGATCCCATTTACATTCGAAGCAATTAGGAGAGTCAATCATGCAACAGCAAGAAAACCAGCAAGAAACCATCGGTCAAGCCGCCATCAAGATGGTAGCAGTCGAGCGCTTCCAACAGCGCCAGAAAGTCTTGGAGTGGATGCTCCAGGAAGGCAAGCTGCCCGAGACGCGCGGCTACCTCTTGTTCCAACCGGGTCTCATGATCCAGCGAGGAGCCACGCTCCATCAACTGCAAGCTTCGCTCGATCAGGCTATCCCGGAAGTCAATCGCGAGATCCGGGAAGCGGTCCAGAAGACGATCGCGGAATTCGCTGCAAACAACGCACTCGATCAGGTATCGATCGAGGGCAAGGTGCTCGGCTATACGGATCACCCGGATGGCGACTTCCGGGCCGAGATCCAGATCTGGACGGACTATGAAAGCATCCCCAGTCTCGTCCTGACGTTCGCGCTGCGTCTGAGTTCGGAGCGTGGTCGATCGTTCTGGCATTACACCGGGTTCAAGCCGTACCGGGAAGAATGGCCGAACATGATGCTGGAAGTCCCGCAAGCTGCACCGGCGGAAGAATTCCCGCGTGTCGATCCGGAAAAGATCAGTGCTCCGCCGTTGGGGGCGATCTTCATGTCGCGCGATCAGCGTCTGGGGATCGAGCCCGAAAGCAAGATCACTGCGCCGACCGAGTTCATCATGGGCGAACCCGAAGTCGCAGTCAAGCTGATGTCGTCGTCGCAGGTTCCGGTGGAAGAAGACGGCATGGTGTCGCTCTTCGGGCCTAGTCCGCAGCGCATGGCTGAAATCGCAGCGGGCAATCGGGAAGAAGAACTCTCGATGGGCGAGAAGATCAAGCGGTTGATCGCTCGCGGGCATCGCATGTCGGATGCCGATCTGGCCATCGGCGGCAAGATGAAGGTCGATGTGAAGACGCGTGCTGACGCGAAGCACTTCCTCGATGAAGTGTTCCGCAACGGCAACCTCTGGCTGTACAACCAACTGAACGCGGCGCTCGAAGCCAACGAGCGCAATCTGGACTTCGTGTTCGAGTTGTCGATCAACGGCAACTGGCAGGAGTATCGTGGTCCGATCGAAGCCGATGTCAAGCTGAAGGCTTACTGGTCGAAAGATCCGGTGCGTGTGCACAAGGTCTTCTCGATCAATGGCCCGGTGGAAATCGGCGTGATTGTTCAATAAGTAGTAACACGGGGCTGGGGTAATCCCAGCCCTCTTTTTTCCTTAAGGAGACCATCATGAAAAAGACTCTGCTTTTCCTCGCAACTATCCTGTCGGTATCCACCGCACAAGCGGGCATCACCTGCGTCTACACCAAGACCAAGGTTCTGTCCAACGGCTACCTCGCAGTCGAGCATCCGATCACGGTGTATCGTGAACCGAACACCACGTCAGAATCGAAGACCATCACGGAGCCATCGGCGTACTACGTCACTGGCAAGAAGGACGGCTTTCTCAAACTGGCAGATGCTCGCTACTACGAGAAAGATCCGAACTACGCTTTCTCTGGCTGGGGGAAAGTGAAGGACTTTGACTCAGTTGCGTTTCGCAACTGCACGGTGGTTGGCCAATGAGGCGCGGGCATAAACGGGGGGCAGTCGCCCCCCGAAATATGCTGTCCTTCTTTTTTTGTCTTCACGCAGCTTTGGCACGTGTGCGGAACTTCTCCAGCGACTGAACGATACCGTCCATTTGCTTGATGTCGTTTTGCTGGGCAATCTGCTGACGGCTCAGACCCTTATCTGCCAGCTTAAGCGACATGTTCCACCGCACTGTCGACACCGCATGCGAGAGATACTTCGCACTCGCATCGAGCGACTTCCAATAACGTTGGAAAGTCAAATCGACCTTCAACACCACTGCCAGAAGACCATGCAGCTCCTTGAGCAGCTCTCGCCCGTGCTTGGCGATCTCGCCTTTGAAGCTGGTGTCTGCGCCGCTCTTTTCCTTCTTACTTTCCTCGGCAAACATCTTCTGGGCTTTTTGCGCTTCTTCTCGCATGTACTCCAGCTCTTTGGCCATCTCCGCCCGGTCACGAGCGTAAGCCATGATTTCCGGAGACGAAACGGCTTGCGAGAACGTACGCAGTGCTTCGTTGATGCCTTCCGGGAACTTCACATTGCCCGAATCCAACTGGTGCTGCTTGGCAGCGAGCTTGTTCAGTTCCTGCACGAGTACACCATGCACACGACGCGGATTGGCCATCAGCTGCATGTAGTGCTGCTTCAATGCCGGGATGTGTTCGTCCGGGTTGGACTCCTTACCGACATCGCGTTCAGCAGCTTTGACGAGTTCCCGATACGCATGGCGTGCGTCTTCAAGAATCGTCATCGGACGAGACTGATCCACCACTTTGAGCATCCCCATCATCGCCTGGGTGTATTCACCCGTCGACAAATGGTCCATCTGGAGCGCGTTGAGCGGCGGAATGTAGCCGACGTGGTCTGCCACATGCGGCTTTGCACCGTAATCTTCCTGAGCTGGTACAGGCTTCTTGCCTGCGTTACGCTCTGCCTTCTTGCGCTTCGTGTAGTGCTCCAGCCCCTGGAGAGCAGCTTTCAACTCAGCCGTCGCTTCCGGACCAGTCTGTGCGCCACACTGCTTGGCGTGCTCTAGCATCTCCTGCTTGATCTTGACTTCATCGATCATAGTGACCGAAGGCGTCTTGTCATCGTGCCGGTAGAAGAAGTGATGAATCGCGTACGTGATGATAGCCACCACCGCGCCAGCCATGGCAGCCAACATCGCGGCCAAACCCAGATTGATGGCTTCCATCGCCATTTCGTACTTCTCTTCATCGCTCTTCTCACAGAAGCACAGATTGCCCATGGTGGTATCCCCCATGGTCGAATCGCACTCCAGTGCCAAGTCCAACGAGAGAACCTTCTGGCTCTCCAGTGCAGACTTGTAGGTGAGGAGTTTGCCGTACTTATCTTCGGCATCCTCCATTTTGTTGAACTTCACACGGACTTGAGCGAACTGATCCATGTCGCTTGTCATCAACGAGTAAAGATCGTCGAATGGTGAAATTTCGATTCCGCTCATTTTACCAATTTGCCCAAGAAGGTTTAACAGGCTCGTCGTATTCCAACTTGCCGCTCCAATCTGCTTCCATTCCTTCCATCTCTGCGAAGTTCTCAAGCGCCGCACACTGCTCTTCGAACACCCACTCCGGCAAGAACTCCGGACCCGGATACAACGGACTCTGAGTCAACGGATAGTTCTCAATCGCAGCATTGGGTACAGGACCGCCACCCAAGATCTCATTGACTTGCTGCTTACTCCACGCCATGATGTCGTGTGAGCGTGTCGAGATGTTGGGCTTGTCTCCCGTATCCAACTTCACGTTCCAGATGTGCACGGGACTGTCCTGACCATTACGATCAGTACGTGCGACGGCTTGTTCGTACTCGTAAGAGCGAAATGGCACGTTCATCATGATCGTGTTGTTCGCCATCACAAGCGGCACTGCTGTCGAGAGCGAAGCGAAGGTCGCACACAGCGGGTTGACGTCCGGATTCTTCTCAAACGTCCCTACGTGAGCTGCAAGGTCGTTATTGGTTGCTCCGTACACCAGAATTGGCCGGTAACCCAGTTTCTTCAACTCCGCATTGGCTGCATCCACTACCGGTACGTAGGACGTGAAGATGATGGTCTTCTTCTCGGCCTGATCGATGATTTCAGCAATCGTGATCGGCACGTACTCATCCTTACCGCCCTTGCTGTCCTTGACTTCGAACCACTTGCCACGCAGCATGTCCTCGTGACACTTCACGCGTGCCTGACCCAGTACCTTACCCAAAGCCTCACCCTGCACCTTGAGCATGTAGTACTTGATGATGGAACGGATGTCTTTGAACTTGTCCCGCATCTCCTTCGGAAGAACAGGCATGATGACCTTCTTCTCGTAGTGATTACAGAACGCACTCATGTCGCGCATTTCCTTCGGGTCAAAGCCTTCCCGGATTTTCGCGATGTACGACTTGTACAGTTCGTACTCCTTCCACTTGTCTTCCTTGTGACCTACGATAGTCGCCACCAGTTGAGCCGTCACGCCTTTCTTGGGCAGAGCCACTCGCTCGAAGTACGCCAAGATGTCCTTATACTGCTTCTCGTACGACGACATGTTGCGCTGGTAGTACGCCACTCGCTCCTTGACGAACTTCACCATCTGTTCCTTGATGGCTTCGAGCGTATAGTCATCGCCGTTATCCATCTTGACGGCGACTTTGTGCGTGTGCACTTCGTTACTCACCACGCTACGCTTGGAGACGTGGAAGTGCACATTACCCATGCGGTGATGCAGGATGTCGTTAGCCGCACTGGAAGACTTGCCGTAGATGGCCTGAAAACGCCGCTGAGCGTCTTCGTCGAAGAAGGGGTCTATCGTACTGAACAGGGGCGTAGCTTCCCGTCCTACGGCCTTAATTGGCGTCCCAGAGGACCAGATCACGTGATTGCTGCGCGTATAGCGACAGATCTCACGGAAAGTCTCGGAACGCAGCGAGTCGTACTCGTTCAAACCGTGCGATTCGTCCAGTGCAATCATCACGTTACCGCTTACGCCAATCTTTCTCAGATGGCTAAGCAGCTCAGGTAGCGCGTCGAAGTGACAGATCAGGTACTTGTCCTGACGTGTCGGTGCGCGATCCATGAGCGAATGCCAGTAATGCGGCACCCGCTTGAACCGCTCTTCGAAGGTGGCTGCCCAAACGCGCTCGACTGCGTTCTTCGGACACACGCAAATGAGAATGTTCACCCCCAAGCACAGCGACAAGCCGATACACATCAGCGTCTTGCCCGTACCCGGATCAGCTCCAAGCAAATACCCTTTCAGCTGGTACTTCGGCACCACCTCGTTGTAGATGCCAAAGAACTCCATCTGATGGTCCATCATCGTGACGTTGAGTTCATTCAGATGGGTGTAATTCAGGATGTTCGGATGCTCTTGACGCGTGGACTTAAGCCACGTGTTTTCAAACATCAGATCGTAAGCACGACGCAAGGCGCGGATGTTGTGGCCTTTCTTGTGCTCAGCGATAATGCGGCTGAAGATGTACGCCACATCCACAGCAAAAAACTTGTTGAACGACACCTCGCTATTGGAAATGTGCGTGAACACATTGTCCGCGATCTTGCGTGTATTCCAGATGTCGTAGATGGACTTTTGGACGGTGTCACCCGGCAGTCCGGAGATGGTAATCAGGTCCCCTGATTCTCGTACAGAGATGAGTCCGATCAACCTCCGCAGGCTCGCAAACATAGAGACCTCGTTAGTTGGTGTTAAGTAAGCACAAGATTTCGGAATAAAAAGGCTAGAGGCAGGTTTCCCCGCCTCTAGCCGGTGCTTGCGGAACCATTACAAGGCTGTCTCAGTGAGGTTGCTGCACGAGTGCCGAGAGTTCTTTCAGCTTGTTGCGCTGGACCTGCTCGACGGAGAAGATCGCTTCATCGGTGAGTGCCAACTGAGCTTTGGCCAGTGCCGTCAGAGCCCGCGCCATGTGAGCGCTGGCATTCGTACCAAAGCGGATTTTCACACGATGCCGAAGCATTTCCAGAAGTGCGACTTCCGTAACACCGTGCTGGCCGAATCCCGCTGCTTGCGGATCAAATTGAAATCGCGTGATGCTGCGCTCGCCCCTCCCCTCGACGAGTTGATGTTCGATCACGTATTCCTGTCCGGCGGGCACGCTCTCGCCTCGGACTTCGTAAAGCGCTGCTCTGTCGTCCTCGTAAATCGGGACGTCTTCTTTGGTCTGCTCGACTTGCGTGCTCATGCTTAAAACCCCGTAGTTAAATGGTAGGCGAAGATGGATTTTCACCACCGGCTCTTTTCCGGCTGCTGCTATGCCCAAACCTGAGAGGCGTGCTCACCGGCCCAGTACCGCGCACACTGGTTCGCTATCGCCCCTTGATCAGCTGGCTTCGAGGATATGGCGTGCAATCTGCGATGCATCATCGTGCAGATACTTCAGCAGCGCATTCCTCACATCATCCGGAAGATATTGCGAAGCGATGTCCGACTCGATCTTCCACGTCTCGATCGCATGACGAATCGCCTGCAAGACGTCTTCTGCCTTTTCGCCGTGTCGGATGTTGAAAGCGAGGGAAAAGCGTTCCACCTTCCCGTCGCATTCCACATCCACTGCGTACAGATCGCCCTGTTCGAGCGGTCCACGGTAGAAGCCGTCTTCACCCTTGACGAAGTCCACCCGCCAGAACTTCACGTTCTTCATCTCGAAGAGCAGAACTTCCGGCGGATGGCACAGTTCGTCGATGTGAAAGATGCAGGAGGTCATCCCTCGTGCCTTCGGTACGGGAAACGACTTGGCTTCTATCACCGGTGCTGGTTTCGGTAACTTGTCAGTCATTGATGATGCTCTCCAGAGTCTGAATCCACTCACCGTAGACCATGCTGTCGATCAGGGGCGTGTCTTCTCGGTTGCGCTTCTGCTCAAAGCGGAACTTCAGAATCGCCGCAAGCGCTGCATCCGTGATGCCAAAGGGACAAACAATATCGTCGTTGAAGTAGCGCTTGAAATCCATCGGCATGATGGACTGATGGTTCGGTTGGATCGTCTCGATGATGATGCGCTCACCGGGTTCCAACTCCATCTCAGCACCATCCACGTTCACCTTCAGGATGGTCGAGACGCGAAGGTCGTCTTCTTCGTAGATGACCTTCTCATTCGACTTCTCGGCGAAAGCGCTCATGATACGTCTCGCCGTTTGGCCGCAGCGATGGTTTCCTCAACGTCGCCGAGATACTCCGCTGCATGACGCCATTGATCGTTTCCGGTTGCAGCGTGCTTCAATTGCATCCGGTGTCGAAGAACTGCGAGTAGGGCTTCGTCCGTAAAACCGAGACCACCGCTGCCGGGTGTAACTTGGAAGTACAGATCGAATTCCTTGGTCTGCGCTTCCCCGTTGAACGTGACGGCGAACATTACACCAGGTGCCAGTGCTTTGCTCGGACGGATAACCACGTTGTCCTTCTCGAAGATCGGAAGGTTTTGGTCGAGGGACTGGGCGCTCATGCTTTCAGCTGCCCTTCCACGCCGCGCGCCATACGTTTTGCAGTACGCTCATTGAACATGAACAGGTTGAATGCGCGCTTCATGTGCGACAGCGCCAGTTCGTTTTCTTCGCACGGGAACTTCGCGTTGAGCGTCGACGTCCGGTGGATGACGATCGCCAGCATCGCTTCGTTTGTCAGACCAGTCACGCCTTCCTGCGGGATCGGACCGTCTTGGAAGAAGATGAAGCGCGTTTCAGCCTGACCTTCCTTGTTGGTCCAGCGCACTTCGTAGTAGTGGCCGAGTGCGAACGTGTCTTCACCGAGGCCGATCATCTCGTACACCGACAGGCCGCTCGCATTCTTGTAGACCGGCGTCTCGTTGTACTTGAAATCGACACCATTCTTCCAGTTCTCGGGAATCGGTGCGTACCACGGATTCATGTTGAATTTGATCTCTGCCATTTCTTCTTCCCCAGAATTATGCTGCTTGGGCCATCATGTCAGCAGGTACGCCATCCCAGAACGGGAACTCCTCACCCGAACCGATCGGACCACCCCCCACTTTCTTAAGCGAACTGTCCGGGCCATCAATGTCCGGACGCAAGCCGCCGATCTTGTGCAATTCCAGCACGAGGTACTTGTCCACTTCATCGAGCACCGGCATACCGCGATGCTTACCGCGCATAATCGTCAGATACGAACGATTATTCATCTTCTCGATGTGGATGTAGAGTTCTCCATCCACTTCCTGAGACAGCCGTCGACAACCATCCCAGTAGTTCTTCTCCGAGATGTCCCGCACGAAGTCGGTACTGCCTTGCCGGATCAGGTTCATCGCGTCTTGCGAGAGCTGGTGCGGTGTAATCAGCAGAATCTTCTTCGGTGTGCAGAAGTTCTTCATGCGACGGAACAAGTCCCGAATGTCGTCACCTTGCGCACCTTGCGTGAGACCCTTCTTGTTGATGAGCGACAAGTAGTCGAGGAAGAGGCAGTGAATCTCGTAGCCTTCTGCTTCAAACTCCATCACCTTGTTGATGATGTTCTGGTAGCTCCACTGCGTTGGGTCGACGTACATCACGCGCAGCGTGTAGCCGGTAGCTTGCAGGCGTGTCGTCACGTAACGAGCGATGTCTTCGCTCGTCATCGACTTCATGTGTTCCTTGGTGCACTTCTTCCCGGTTTCATTCTCGTAGAGATGCTCGTAGATGAAGCGCATATTCTGCTCGGCCGTATCTTCGAACGTGATACGCAGAATCATCGGCCGTTTGGTCGGGTCAGTCAGAATGGGCGTGTTGTACAACGGGATCGTGTCGAAGATCGACAGATTCATGCCAGTCTTGTACTTGTGCTGGAGCGCACCGATCACCCACTCTTCACCGCGTCGGAAGCCGCCTTGCAGCATCCGGTTCAATCCTTGGTATCCGGTGCGCATCACACCGACACCCAAGTCCATTTCTTTGACGTTCTCGAACGCCTTAGCCACCGAGTCGAGGTTAGCGAAGTCCACATCCGACACGATCGCGGGATCGCGCAAAATATGATCGATTTGAAACGGGTCCAGCTTCGCCATTGCGTCGGCGACAAACTGACGAAGATCAGCAATGGAGTCTCGCCGGAACGTGAAGGTCGACGAAATGTCCTTGATGATCGCCGCGAGTTCCGACTCGCGGAAGTGATCGTGGATGGTTTTCTTTTTTGCCGCAATGAGCTTCTTGAGCTTGGATTGCGGTACTTCTTGCGAAATTGCTTTCTCGAACGCACCGAAGAGTTCGGTGTCGTCTTGCGTATCGACCTTGAGTCGAACCAGCAGATCTTCCGGCATGTATTCGTGATCGACAGCTTGATCACACATCCAGACTGCTGTGTTTTTAAGTGCTTGAAGGATTTCTCGACTGTGGTCCAGACCAATCGAGACTTCGGGAAGTTTCGCTTCGAGAATGATCCGGCGAACCAGGCCAGACGAATTCTCAGTCTTCGTCTCAAGCTGGCTCTCCAGATACAGGAGCGTAATCCCGGTGGTCAACAGCAGCTTATGGTCCATTGTTGGTGCATTTCTATGAGTAACAAATTCGGTTACGGGATTCTCTTACATAGAGATCACGACCGTGCTTATTTTTAGTAGACGGAACTTTCCTTAAAGAACACTCAGGAGTGTCTTGTGAACCAAGCCAAGAAAGTCGTCCTGATCCCTCACTGGATTCATGAGACACTGAACCGACATCAGTTGCCCATCAGTGAGGCGCTCAATTTCAACGCCTTGCGGCGGATTGTGTCGGCCAATGACATGGCGGGGTACATTCTTCTGAACCGTCATGCACACCATGTTGGTGTGGTGGATCCCAAAGTTCAGGACCTCGTGGACCTGCCCTCGGTTCTGTACAAGACGGTCATGGCAGAGCACATGTCCTACTTGTATGAAGTGGTGTGTCCCCTTTCGGACATGCCGCAGATGAAAGAAGATCTTCAAGATCGTCTTTTCTCCCCGGACTCGCGTACGCCTCAGTACGAAGATCCGTTCAATATCTATGACGTATCCCCGGAGTTTGTGGGCGTCGTGATCAATCCCGGTTTCTTCACAGGGGAAGCAGGGAGCGACCAGCATGTCTTCGATTTGCTGGAAGCTGTTGTAAAAGCATTGTATGTGTACGCACCTTTGCACGAAGTTGCGAGCACGCCTGTGTTTCTTCGATATCTCGGCCTGTTGTCCAAGAAACGGATTATGGTCTGAGGATCACATCCCCAGAAGCATTTTCTTCAAAAACGCACTAAGAGGTAATAATGTCATCTCTGACTCTTTTCCGCAACAAGGCCCCGAAGACGCAAGCGGCTCTGACGGCGCTCGACACGTTCGTCTCCAGTCTGAAGACCGAGATCGACGGCGCTGGTGGCCGTTTCAAGAACGCTGAAGTTGGCCGCGCTGCCGTGTCGATGGAATCGTTCAACGATGTGGTCGCAGGCGAGATCAACGACGTCGTCGAAGGTCTGGAAATGTCGCTGGAAAGCATCCTCGGCTCGATGGACATGCACCGTCAGTCGAAGGAACATCCGGACGGCATCAACTCGGTCCAGTTCGAAGCCGCTGTCGCCGCCGGTATCATGGCGTCGAACGTCGAAGCCTCGCTCAGCACCTCGTACTCGGCCGAATCGCTGCGCGTGCAGCCGGACAGCGCGTACCGTACGACGAAGATCATGAACGTCCACGTCTCGGACGGCGTCGAGAAGCGCCTGGCGCTCGAAGCGTACGACGAGAAGGACAACAAGAACGCGATGGTCTATTCCGTCGCGTACAACATGCAAGCGGCCAAGCAGGACGCGTTCGCTGAAATGTTCTTCCCGACGATCATCGTCACGCCCGACCAGGTCGGCTTCACGATGTCGATCCGCCTGATCAACGTCTACAACGAAGTCCGTCGCGACATCAGCGGCAAGAAGTCCGACAACTTCGGCAAGCGCAACATCGTCCAGGCCGTGATCGACCCGACGATCCTGCGCAACGACACGACCCGCATCTACCCGGTCGTGCGTCCGGATTCGCAGGACAAGTTCGTCGCTTCGGCGCTGGTCGCACCGCGCAACATCACGCTGGACGACGGCCAAGTCGTGACGACCGCTCCGCTGGCGATGCAAACGGACCTGTCGCTGCTCGGCCTGTCGCAAACCGACGCGCTGCTCCAGACCGGCATCCTGGACTCGACCGACGCAATCGACACGGCCATCGGCCTCGACAACCTGTACCTGCAAGTCGGCACGGGCTCGTCGGCCGAAGTGTTCAAGTTCGCAACGCGCCGTCTGCCGCTGGCGACGTTCAACTACGCACCGCAAGGCAACTACCGCACGATGCTGCTGAACTTCAGCACGCAATCGCTGAAGCTCGATGGCAACTCGACGAAGGTCGACGGTTCGACCTCGACGGCGCTGGCCATCCTGAAGACCGGCAACTACACGGTCCGCCTCGGCACGTACGTGTCGGGTCAGGTGAACTGCGAACTCGGCGACACGAACCTGATGGCCTCGAAGGTCGCAGTGGTGTCGGTGCGCAACGCCGACGGCGAAGCACTCGATCTGACGACCGGCGACGGCAAGACGATCTCGGATCTGTTCGCAACCGCATCGTTCATCGGTTACGATCTGGAAGCACGCCGCACGAACAGCAACCGTCGCGAACGCGGCCAGCTGCTCGACACGACGTTCTACAACCAGGTCTACGCCGTGCCGCTGCGTGCGCCGATCACGATCCCGCGTCCGCTGACGATCGGTGACGCGAACGATTCGAGCGACCTGGCTGCGCTGATCACCGCGACGCACGTCCGTACGACGAACGCCGCGATCGACACGCTGCTCGAAGCCGCGAACGTGCTGGAAGCTTACGGCAACAACCTCGACCCGCTGGGTACGGTGCCGGACATCCTCGGCGTGACGCGCTTCCTCGTGAAGCCGTTCTTCGAGCGCACCACGATCGACGTGGCGGCTGTGATGAACAACCTCAAGTCCTCGGATCGCCCGATGGACCTGAGCGCGGTCATCGTGAACTACATCCGCGACGTGGTGTACCGCATGTACACGGCATCGGGCTACAAGGCTGCTGCCGACGCGCTGGCTGGTGGCATCGGGCCGGTTCCGACCGTCATCATCGGCACGGACCCGACGATCGCTCGCTACATCAACGTGACGGGCGACCTGCGTACGCTGGGCGGTTCGTTCAACGTGCGTGTCGAGTCGACGCTGAACACGAACATGGCAGGCAAGATCGTCATCTCGTTCGGCGAGTTCGGTACGGGCAAGGAAGGTGTGCCCAACCCGATGCACTTCGGCAACATGGCATGGAAGCCGGAACTCACGCTCGTGCTGCCGCTGCACCGCAACGGCGCGAACAGCAAGGAACTCACGGTTCAGCCGTCGTTCCTGCACGTCGTGAACCTGCCGGTCATGGCGATGTTCGACGTGGTCAACCTGTCGGCTGCTGCAACCGACAAGATCGCTGTGGATTTCCACACGGTCTGAACGCAGGGCATGGTGAGCGTGCATGACCTCAGCGGCTTTCGGCCGTACTCGGGGTAGTTGATCGGGGAATGAGGTCGTCTGGGTAGGAAACTGCCCAGCCACGTTCACCCGAGCCATGCAGTGCCGATCCTGGATTCTTACGAATTCCCTGTAGTTCTGTTGTAAATGCAATTCGCGTTGCATCGTAGTCCACTTGTAGTACCGCCCCTTTCCGGGAAACCGGAAAGGGGCTTTATGCCCTTACCCCGATCGAAAACAAAAATAAACATATATCATCTCCTTGGCAGTATTCGTAGTGTCGTTTCTAAGAAGGTGATTAGCAAGAGAGTGGTCTATGACTTCTTCCGCTCAGATCGAGGTGCCGTCTGTCTGGGGTGAGCCCAACATCAGTACAGATGGCGTGTTGAAAACCGCCAAGCACAAGAAGTATTTTGAGGTGAGGACAGCACCACTGAACTTCACCTCCCAAGATCTGACCATAGGCTATCGGAATGGGCTAAAGATTAACTTACCGAAGCAGTGGGATCCGGATCACCAATCGCAGCTCGTCGTCAGAACTGAGTTGATCATCTCCAACTTAGTAGAAATTAACCTGAACCATCTATTAAGTGTGGTGGACGAGCAATGTTCATCGGAGATGAAGCTGATCAAAGCCAAGATCCAGCTTCCAGACTCCAGCAACCCGTATCGGAGGGAATTCGAAAGTACGATTATTACCTTGGACTACTCGATCTCGATTCCAGAGCTGAAGAGCTTTGGCGGGAGCGTGTACTTCCACGATCTGGATCTGATGATCAGTCAGTTACCGGTGGAGGAAGCACCGGATCATCCGTATTCAGAACGCGGCATGGCAAGGCAGCAGTGCATCGATGTGAACCGACATCATAACCGCTTTGGCTTCTCGATTGAGATCGTGGACAATCAGGGCGTAATTGGGGAACGGTACATCAATGTCGGTGGACAGGTTTCACGGATTCCAGCAACCGTCAACTTCAAGAAGATGGACGGCATCTACATCAGCTGGAATCAATCAGTCAAGGGCAGGCTGGATAAGCCCGATACTCAGGTGCGTTGCTTTGAGCCGGCAATTGCCGACGCAGAGTTCAGGCTCTTTAAAACCTATGGCGAAGCACTAAGCTATGGGAATGGCGATGAAGCCAGGAAGAAAGAGCTTGCAGACATCGAGTTTCAGACTGCAAGTATCAAGGCAAGAGCAGCGGCTGAGAAAGCCGAGCTAGATCGGAAGAATCAACAATTGGATTTCGACCTGAAGCAACTTCAGCATCAGTTCGATATGTTGAAGGCAGAGCGGGATGAAATCCTCAGTCAACAATCTCATCGCATGGAGATCGAGAAACAGAAGATACGAGACTATTACGAAAGTAGGTCCTACGATCGCAAGGACAGCAGTGAAGTAGTAAAGTTCCTTCCCGCCATCATCACTGGCGTCGGAGCAATTATACTGGCGATCAAAGCGTTTTTCTGATAACTGGCCGGAACCAACATTCGAAGGGTTGCGTCCAAATCACTCAATGGAGAGTTTAAAATCGATCCCTCGCTGGCAGCATTAACCGATGCCGACACTCCACCCATGAACGAACTCGTCGCGAACGGAATTGCAGTGGTTCACATGCAAGCCGCCGAGAAATATATCGACGATGTCTGGTGTTCCGTCGCACGAGAGTTTCCTCCCGAGTTCAAGTATCTTGGTTGTGAGCGCGCTCACTATCGGGAGGAGTATTCGGAGACCATCCGCAAGCGCACCGTACGAGCGACGTATGACGTGGCGCGCTCGGACTTTTACATGATGAAGTTCTATTTCAGCTTCAAGGGGGAAAGGCTGAAACCGAAGTACATCTATCTGCCGTACGTGTCGGAGAACTGCACGATCCACATCAGCAACGGTCGCTGGTTGGTGAGTCCGGTGTTGGCTGACCGTGTGATTTCGATCGGCCTGAACTACGTCTTCGTGCGGCTGTTGCGCGACCGGATGACGTTCGAGAAGCTCAATCACCATTTCAAGGTGAACGATCAACGCGAAACGGTGTCGATCGTGTGGTCCAACGTGTACCACAAGAACGAGCAGCACAAAAAGCTGAAGAACCCGCTGAAGATGAAGTCTACTTTGGCGCATTATCTCTTCTGCAAGTATGGCTATACGCAAGCCATGGAGATGTTTGCTCATACGCGACCGGTTGTGGGCGACCACAATACGATCACGCCGCACGAGTATCCGCCTGACCAGTGGGTAATCTGCAAGAGCAATCAGACCCGTCCGAAAGGCGTCGGGTTTGGTCCATGGATTCCGTCGAATCTTCGCGTCGCGATTCGTCGCGAGGACTTCGATCGCAGCCCGATGGCGAAGAACTTGACTGCGGGTCTGTTCTACGTCGTGGACTATTTCCCGGATCAGTTCGAGGATCCGCGATACGTCGACGACGCACGCTGGATGATGATCCTGATGGGTCAGATCATCTGGGCTCCGTCGATTCCGTATGGACGACTGGCAAACGACTGCGCGGCGCACATCGCGTCGCTGGACGACTATATCGACAGCATCATGATCGATAAGTTCAAGGAGATCGAGAAGCCCATCACCGATCTCTATCAGTTGTTCGCTATGCTGATCGAGAACTTCGATCAGTGGTTGTTTGATGGGGCGGATAAGGTCAACAGCATGTATGACAAAGAACTGAACGTGATCGGCTTCTTGCTGGAAACGTTGACGTTCTTGATCGTGCGGCTGAATTTCCGTCTGAAAGCAGCAGCAAAGAAAGAACTCAAGCTGCGGGACGTGGAGAACGCATTGCAGGCAGTCAAGCAAGGCGCGCTCTTTAGTCTGACCAAGACGTCCGGCTGTTTGTCGACCACGAGTAGTCCGGGTGACAACAAAGCGTTTAAGCTCACCACGATTCTGATTCCGCAGACAGCATCACAGAAGGGAGTGGGCGGTAAGGATCGCGGAGCCATCAATGATGCGACGAAACGGCTGCATGTTTCGGTAGCTGAAGCGGGGGGCTATTCGAACATGCCGAAGTCGGAACCGAGTGGGCGTGCAAGGCTGAATCCGCACGTCAGGTTATCCGACAAGGGACTGGTGCTCAGGCACGAGGACCTGCGCGAAATGCTCGATCGCACTCAGGCCGAGATTAAACGCTCGTAAAGAAACCAAGCAAGCAATAAAGTTTAAGAAAGGAACCGAAGATGTATGCTACCTCTCTGCCATTCGATCCGACCCGGCCTACCCAGCCGGTGATGCAGATCGACATTTATCGGCCACCCTTCGTACCGGATTATCAGTGCGAAGAATGGCTGATGCCGCATCGCCCGTACATCGCAGGCGTGTTGATGGCTGAGATTCAAGGTGGTGCACTGCGTCAGCCGCCTGCACCGCTGCGGATCTTTGCCTTCAACCTGTTTGCCGTGAACGGTTGGCGTAATGAAGAATTCGCCGGCATGTTTGGTAAGGCGTGTGACTATATCGCATTCACCATGACGGTGGAGCGCGGTAAATTCATGCGCGTGGAAGAAGCTGTACCGAACCTCATGCCGACGTACGTCACGCTGGTCGTCGCAGAAAACGCTCAGATTTTCCAAGGGCTTTTCGGCTATCTCGATCAGGAAGCTGCTCAGCATGTGCAAGTGGGGATTGCCAACATGGTGTCCCTGCGTGACAAGCTGGCGCGTTTTCGATCAAGTAACCCTGTCTGGGGTTATGGGCAACAACAGCAGCAAATGATGCAACGTCCGTACATGCAACCGAACCAGCCGATGATGGATCCGCGCGAGATGTATCGCCAGTCCATGCAAGGTCAACTCGGCATGGTCGCTGGGAGTGGAGTCGCCACCATTCCTCAGCCGGGTATCGATCCTCGCCTCATGCCGTCGTCGTATCAATCGACGCCCAGCTCAAGCGAGAACATGTACACGCGGATGCTCGCAGAAGAACGCGAGCAGCAAGGCGTACCTGCGCAACAAGCACAACCCTCTGTGACGGACCTCCTTGCTCCGCCCTTCAATCCCAGAACTCCCAAGGAACAACCGACCATGCAAACGCAACCGGATCAACTGACGTCGGGCCAGATGCTCGACGATGGCAGCAAACTGTACTCGGAAGAAGACGGCATGCAGTTCTGGCTGCCGTCGGAAGTCCAGCCGTATCGTCCCGTCTATCACCCCTCGACGCAATTCCGTCTCGTGCGTGTCATGCCCGACGGCGCGGCGTTCATCGAGGTCCACGACAAGGCTAACATGGAATTCAGCCAACACAACCTGCCCAACGAACTGACCAGCACGTTCGGCAAGAAGCGCGATGGCGTGCAGTACGACGTCTCGCGAGCCAGTTCCGCCTTTGCCAAGGGCGCGCAAGAACTGGCTGAACGCATGAAGTGGTCAATCCAGTCCACCCAGCTGGGCGACACCGATGAAGGTCGGCAAGCCAAGGAACGCGCCGAAGAACCGACGGCAATCGTCGTCACGCACGATGCGTGGTACAACGAAACGTCCGAAGTCATGGCGATGGTCTATACGGGCGTGGCACGCGCCGAGAAGGCCGCAACGATGCAGGAAGCGCCGGACGTGTTCCGCTGCTTCAGCTACATCTCGGAGCCGGTGATCTGCGACAAGGATCAATCGGATCTGCTGCGTCGTTTCTCCGATTCCCGTACGTGGCTGGAACTGGCGGGCAAGGTCGAAGAAGCCCTGAAGGACGGTGACGTCGGTCTGGTGGAAACGGTTTCGCGTCGTGCGATCATCACGCTCAACCGCGTGCTGGCGCTCTCGCTGTCGATTCCGCCGGATACGCTGTCGCTGGCCAACGACGGCTTCGACGTGGCGACGATTCAAGAGCTGGAGGACTATCTGGCTCAGAACTACTCGCCGATCTTCATCAACGCGTACAAGAAGCAGCAGCGCAACTATATCGACTCGATGTTCCAGACCATCGCGCCGAAGGAAGCCGAAGATGAACTGCGCCGCAACATCATCGACCCGGCGAAGTTCCCGGAAGGCAAGGCTCCGTATCTGGCCCTGCTGACCAGCTGCATGTCGTTCACGACGCTCGACATCTACGCGCACGATCTCGACCTCGAACTCGACGCCGACACGGGGTCGCTGCTCACCGAAGAGAACTCCGGCGACGTGTATCGCGTGATCGCCGAGTTGTTCAACTCGCTGCCCAAGGAGCACACCTTCAACAAGCATCTGTTCCAGACCAACGACGGCGTCCTGCTGGAAGTGGTCAAGGGCGATCTGGCTGATGGTGCGTACATGCTCTCGCGTGTGCATCAGATCTGGTTTGGCTAAAACGGCGTAGTGCCGCAGAAGTGCCTTAAAGACAGCTGCCCGAAAGGGTGGCTGTCTTTTTTTGCCGTCGAGAGGGTCATTCGCTTATTTTTTTGTCTTGGGGAGTGTTGTTATGACGAACCCCCATCAGAGAAAATCATGAATAGCGAAACGAATCTGGACATTTTGACCGAAGCAGTAAAGACGGCTTTGCAAGGAAGAGAGATTCTTAACGTCACCAAGCAAAGCCTTTCGAGGGGTTATTCGTTATCGAGCAGCGATAGTTCGAAACGCACTTCCCCATACGGCCGCTATCAAGTCCATATCGTCGCGCAACGTGACAATTTGAAAGCCGTAGCCATGTTCATGGATTACGGCATCAAGGGTACGGGAGCAAGCAGCACTCGGATCGGCGTGACTTTGGACAATTTCACTGACTTGGCTACTCAGGTCGGTTCATTCCTAACTACAGGAAAGCGAGGATAGCGATGGAACTCGTTGCAAATAACAATCAGAAGGCCAGTGAAGTCAGTTATATCGAGGATGTGAATGAAGTTGCCGGGGTAAGCATCTACCACCTCGTAAAGCGCATCTACCAACGGTGCGTACAGAAGGGATTCGAAATCAAGGCGCAACAAATCGACGCGATCGATTCACCGGTTTCGGGCAAGTGGTGCTACACGCTCATTGGGCTACGGCACGAACGACTTCCCAACACGGTCACGCGCAGCGTCATGATTTCCGAGAACGCGGAGCAGGAAACCATCGTCTTGCATTATCAGAACACGGATGCAGGCGAAGGACCTCAAATGCAGCAAATGCAGTACTACGATGTTAGTCAAGCGGTCAATGACATTGGCTTCTTTCTGCTGAAAGGACGACGGCGGAACATCGAAGAGCAGCTGGCCAGTCAGCTGATTCACGATCAAGCCCAATGGGAAGACCAGTCGCAGTGACGGCATAAAGGGGAGGCCGAAGCCTCCCCGAAAATATGCCTCTCTTTTTTTGCCTGTCGATCAGGTGTTTTCACCACCGGCCGGAGGATTGCCTTCTTCCCCTTCCGGTTTGTTTCCACCTTCACCACCAGCGCCCGGCTCTTCTTCAGGCGGATTACCACCTTCGCCTTCACCACCTTCGCCAGGACCACCCAGACCCGGTTCTTCACCAAATCCAGTGCTTTCACCACCCGGCGTCTCTTCGCCCGTACCGGCTTCACCGCCAAAGCCACCACCACCCGTACCACCTGCGCCAGTCGCATCGAGTGCTGCATCCGATGCATTCTTGATACGAGTAAGCTTGATGACGTTTTCGGTGAACGACTTAACCAAGCCTTCAAGGTGAGACTTCTGAGCCTCGAAGAGGTTAAGTGCGGGCACGCCGCTTTCGTCTTGCGTCGTGAGTTCGGACAGCTCCGTGAAGATGCCGTTTTCTGCCATGAACTTGCGCAGGAAGTACGCCACCACCGACTTCTTGAGCGCATCGACTTCGGTACTGATGTTGCCCACGAGGTCTTGCGTGAAGAATTCCGACGCGATCCACGCATCGATTGCCAGTTCCAGCCCTTCCTTGTACTTCTGGTAGGCGGTCATCTGGTTTTCGAGCGTGACCATGTTCGGCTTGGGCAGCGAGGCCCACAACGTCGAGATGAACTGGATCAGGAGCTGTTCCACCACGAAACGCTGCTTGTGGCCTTCGACGCCTTCGGGTTGCGACTTCTGCGCTTCCTTCTGCGCAGTTTCGTTCTTCTTTTCTTCCGGCGTCGTCACACCGTACGGAACGTTGCCAGCAGCCGGAGGCGTTTCCGTCGGAGGAGTAGTTTCAGGCGTAGCTTCCGTGCCTGCGTTCTTGTTCTGAACAGCCTTCTTGGCAGCGGTCATGAACTCGTCATGGTCGTCCTCGTTGGTCTGATCCTGAACAGCCAGCTTGGCCTTCTCCTCGTTCTGAACCGTATCGCGCTTGTCCTGACGCAGATGTTCGTAGTTGTCATTGAGAATCTGACGCAGATCATCCATCAGGTACTGGGACGCCCTCGCGTACTTGCGTGTGTGGTCCGCAAGCAGCTTCTCGAAGTTGTCCTGATGCACCATCACCCGCTTAGCCAGCAGCAGGTTGTTTTGCACCAGCGAGGTTGCAAACTCGGCATGGAACGCTGCGTCGATGTTATCGGGCGAGAGACCCGTGAACATGATCGCTTTCTTGTCCAAGGCATCGGTGAGTCCGGTATCGGGCTGTGTGTACTCCGATTTCTTCTCGGAGAACTCGATGTCCAGTGCCGGCACACCGGGGTGGTTCTTGAAGGTGAATTCAAGGCCCGAGCGTTGCAGCCAGTCGACCAGATCCGTCGGCGAGTTCATCCCCAGCGGGAAGTACTGCTGACGGCTACGCACGATTTCATGTGCAGCAATCTCGATCGTCTTCTTCGGGTCCGGATCTTCCGGATCGAGGTTCAAATCAACCTTGGTACGGCCAATCGAATTGCGCACACCTGCCATCGTCTGCGCGAACATGAGCATGGCACGCATCGAGTTGAGCACCTTCATCTCGTCGAGCAGGGATTCCCCCACGCCGTCCGGGCTGAAGTTGAATGCGAAATACGTCATCAACTCGATCGGGATAAAGAGCAACTGCGTGTACTGCTTGGCGAGCGTACGCGAGAGCATGATGCGGTAGATCTCGTCACGCCGTGCCAGTGCCACACCGTTGCCATACCAGCCATTGCGCAGTCGCGCCAAGAGATCTGCTTCCACGATCTCCTGATAGTAGCGCACCGAATAGTCAGTCATGTGGGCGTTCATCGACGGGAAGCCCGACATCATCGACTTGACCTTGTTGAGCATGGCCGACGGGAACGAACCGTTGCTGTTCAGGCGTGCGGTCAGTTCTTGGTAGTAGTCGTTCTTGCTCGTCCGGCTCACCGGATTGCCGTCTTGGTCGATCAGCACGAAGAAACCGATCTGCTCTTTCGGGTTACCGGGAATGAACACCGGGATTACCGACTCCGAAGGCAGATGCAGCACCAACGGATTGCCGATCGTGCGACGCGTAAGTTGCTCTTGCGTACGCAATGCAGTGATGGCGTTGTGGCCGTACTGCTTGTTCTTGTAGACGAGCGAAGTCAACTCACGATCGGTGAGTCGCTTCATGCCCTCTTTCTCCATCGCAGTCGACATCGCGCTTTCGAGCGACATGAGTCGGTCTTCGACGCCGAGCATCGATTTTACGCGAGTTTCACGAACTTTTTGATTCAGCTGCGGGATCTTAAGAACGTTGAAATTGTCGGTGACATGCAAGTAAGTATCCGGATGCGGCTTTTCCATGATCCCTTCGAACGTCACCCGGCCGTCGGTGGTCTCCGGCACATGCGTGTTAAACGCTTCCAGTGCCATACCCGGACCTTTGCGCTCATGCGTCGGACCAGTTTTCACCGAAGGACCCAACACACCCAAATTGCGCACCATGCCGGTAGCCGGATCGATGTGGTCCGAGAGAGCTTCCATCGACATGTGACGCGGTGAATTGATCACATCGTCGATGGAGTTTTCCGGGATCACAGCGATCGGATAGCTGCCCGTTCGGCCGAGAATGTCCGTCAAAATCTCGGAAAGCTTCGACTGAATGTTATAGTCTTGCTCAAAATGCTGCCGAACGCGTGCAAGCATCGCTGCCTGAACATGGGGCGGCATGAGGCCCTCTGCCGCTGTCCACGTCAATTCTGTCGTGGTCAGATCCTTCGGAGACAGAATCGAGCTGACCAGAATTTCGATGGCCAGCTTCATGTCCGGCAGGGTTTGCATCACGGTCTCGGCGTCGCCGATGTTTTGAGCCGTGTGCTGGGAAACGTTTTTGAATGCGTTGATCTGCGGAGTCGTCGGTGCCCGTTCGCCGTGGTTGTTGTAATTCGGAGGAAGCGTTGGACTCACCATCTTGCTGATGGTAGCTGCCAACTCCGGATCGGCTTTAACCATGGACAACGCAGGAACCTTACGGCCCGAGTTCGCGAGTGCAATCGTTTTCTTGATCGCGTCTTTCATTTAAACCTCGTCAGCTTAAGAGGCAGTCGTTATGGCTTCAACCAACTTCTACGACCTGTATATTCAATCTGTGGTGCAGCTGGCTGAGACTATCGTCATCAAATCAGCTGACACGGCGGATGGACTCAACCAATATGTCATCGAACAGAAGGGCGGGAGTGTGAACACGCTCGACCCGACTACGTGGAAGTACTACCTAAACATCACGGGTGAGTACCATTCCACGGATACGATGATGACCGTGACCTCAATGGATACCTTGGAGCAAATTAATTTCACCAAGGAAAACCTGAAAACTCATTTGGCCACGGCAAAGGGCTATCAGTACGGTACGCGTAGCTACCAAGAACTGGTGGCTCGCTATCCGGATCAAGAGCTGCTGATTCTCGGCGTTCTTTATCCGGCCGACATGACCATGGCGGTTGAATCACCCGATGGGACGATTCTTGCCTACCCGCCCAATCTCGTTGAGGCAAACGAGTACTCCCTGATCGACAAGCTCCAAAACTGGATCTATTCGTACAAGGGTCGCTGGATCAATGTGCAGTACAGTATTTCTGATCCGCTGTACTCGTTTGTCCACCACGGGATCATGTACCTGATGCTGTTGTTGCAGATTCTGGGCTATCGCTTGGAAGCCTGCAAAACCAACGAAGCGCATTCGTACCATGTACGGATGTATCTCGCTTCGCATCAAGGACTCGATCAGTACCTCGATTTCATGACGACGAAACAGGCACTCTGGTTCTACCGGAATATCTGTTACATCGAGCGCAACACAGGGCAGCGCCAGATTTTCGATTTGCTCCTTGAGCATATCATGACCGAGCGCAATTTGCCGCTGGCTGAATACCTGATGAAGCATGACATCAGTAAGATGCCGGACGACATGGACCCGACCGTGACGTTTGTTCGCACGCCGCTTAACATCGGCAATGTGGACTCCAACAACGTCGTCGATCTGGACCAGATGCTGACGAAGGAACAAGGCATCGCACGGGACAACGCAGCGTACCAAGGCGATTACGAGCCGCTGATTCTGGAGAAGATGCGGAACTCCAAGTCCAGTACCCTGATGTCGAAAGCATTGTCGTCGGAGATGGTGGACTATTCGAATAGCTCCCCGTACACGCTCTCTGACATTTTGCTCAACCATTGGCTGTGGTTGGCCAGCAAAGGCTCGTACAGCGCGTTCGTTAGCGCCACCAATCCGCAAACGGGAGAAGCTATTCCCATTTCGGTCAAGGACGCATGGACGCTCATGTGGTATTGCTGGATGGGCTCGAATGGGATCGATCTGTCCAAGTCGGTGATTCCGGCGATGTTTGCGCAGCGCGTGCAACGCATCCCGACTCCGACGACCACGGATCTGCTGAGCGTAGTTGATCCGAAACTCGTGGATGTGACGATCGCACAGAAGGCGCTTTCCATGCAGCCTTCGATTGTGCCGATCCTCTCAACCGAAGCGTTTTACGAGACGTGCGTGCAGATCACCGCAGCTGCAAACATGCAGCTTAATCTGGTTGCTTTCATGGAGCACAAGGATCGTCGTGCTTACGTGGAAGGCATGGTCGAGCGGATCTATTCGGATAACGTCGTCTACACGGCTCCTCCGGATCAGACCTACGCAAGCTGGTTCTCAGAGCGTAACCTGAACCTGTCGACTTTCAGCAATGACCAGTTGAATCTGCTCTATCTGGACCTCGTGAAGAAAGCCACTGGTCTGGATCTCATCAATTCGCAAAGCTTGGCTGCACTGCAAGCAGCGATGGTGAGCATGTTCAAGCGGTTGTCAAGCTATTCGGTGCAGTTCCTCGCCAAGATCAACTCCAGTCCGATCCGCATGGTCAACTGGCCGATCGTTCGTGTAGGGGACGTGAAGGGTAGTGGCTCAGCTGAGTACTACATGCCCGACAACACCGTTGACGTGATGGATGAAACTGTCAAAGGCTCAGCCCTTTGGGAAGTGGATATCAATCACCCGCAACCGCGAGAGAACTACCTGTTCAAGATGCATGTGGCAGAGCAGATTGAATTGACTGCAAAACCGCATCTGGGTCAAAACGCAGTGCAATACAACTACAACGTGAAGTCCGTAGTTGGTGTAAAGCTTTCGACCCCGCTGCAACCCAACGACGTCGGTGTCATTCCGGTTGTAGGGACAGACGCATGGCTTGCCTTGCCGCCTGAAGAGCGCTATCAGTTTGCTGATGTGTGGCGTAATAACAATTACTACTACACTCCGCCGCCTGAAGAGCCGCTCGATGTGGCTATCTTCCGTCAGACCTTGAATGGCTTGACGTGGATTGATCGCACGCCTCCCCGGTTTGCGACGACAACCGATCTCGATGGCTTAGCCGCCTACGATGCCCGGATGTTGACGTTGTCTGATTTGGATGGTTTCAAAGAACTAAATCAGTGAACGTCGTGTTTGATATGAAAACCCCAATTTTAAATTGGATTGTCTGGAAATAAACAACAGGATCTTTCCATGGAACAAATGACGCGTACAGTCTACTCTGCTGCATTGCAGACTGCGCTGTACATGAACCTGCCGGTGCCGATCAAGCCGAACTCGACGCTCAACGAGCGTTTCTCGGTTCAGCAAGGGCAGCTGCCGACCATCGACAATCCGCCACGCGCTCGCTACTACTCGCTCGGAAACGGTGGTCACACCTTCACGGTCGGTGCGGACATGATTCCGAAGCCCGAACCGATTCAGCACCGTGCAACGGACGCAGCGGCCTTCAAGCCGATTCCGTTTGTGCTGCGCTTGCCGACCAACGATCTGTCACCGACCGATCGCGCCAAGTACGCGCTGCGTCGTGCTGAAGTCTGGCAAGGACAGACGTACTTCGCGTACTACCTGAAGCGCATCGACTTCACGGGCGTGACGGTGGACATGCAGTACAAGACGGTCGACAGCCAAGGCAACGTGACGACCACCGAGTTCGTGCCGGATTCGTCGAACCTGAACCCGACGCCGCCGGCGCTGTCCTCCACCGGGGTGAACCTCACCACGGGTGACTACGTCTCGGCCGATGCACGGATCGACTTGTCGCTCTCGGCTGCGGACTGTCAGGAGCTGCTCAACGTGGCGCAAGTGATCTGGGGTGATCCGCGTTACGCAATCGTCTCGGAAATCCTGCTCTGTTCGGGCGTGGACCAAGCCGTACAAGCTTCGACGGGTATCGGCAATGGCTCGTTCTCCTTCATGGAGGCGATCGCCTCGCAAGTCATGACGTTCGTTTCGGGTTTCATCCCGGTCTCGTTCATGAACAATGGTGCCGACATCAACCTCGACGTCGGTGCGACCGAGCCGCTGCTCAACCTGAACGGCCAGAACACCGTCTAAGGAGGCGAGCATGTTGACGATGCCGGCTGATACCAGCCCGTACGCGTCAATTCTCGCTATCGACCCTGGTACGGAAACCCTCGGAATTGCGTGTATTGAATTTGACTGCGTGTCGGGTGAGATCCACGGTTCCGAGGCTAAGACGTTCAAGGGCTCGAAGATGGCAAAAGGCAGTTGGGTAGCTGAGGTGCATGGGGATCGGTTTAGCCGTATCAACGCGCACCGTCAAAACCTTGCACGCATTCTGAATGCCGTGCAACCTGCCTTCATTGCCTCCGAATCTCCGTTCTTTTCTCGTGCGCACCCGCAGGCGTATGGAGCATTGACGGAAATCGTCTATGCGTTGCAATTGACAATTTTCGAGTACGACCCTTTACTGGAAGTGGAGTTCATTGATCCGCCTTCAGTGAAAAACGCTGTGGGAGCAAAAGGTAACGCCGATAAAGACACAGTCCGTGCACACGTGCTGGACATTCAAGAACTGAAGTACGCAGGACGCATTGCAATCGATCAGTTGGACGAACATTCGATTGACGCTTTGGCGGTTGCTTACGCCATGTTGCAACGAGTCCGCACGCGCTACTATTGGTTTAAGAACGGCAAGTTAAAACCAATCTGAAAGCGAGAAAGACCATGCCAATCATCCCGAATCTGAAATTGATCGTGGCCGGTATTTTGGTTGCCATAGCTGCGATTGCAGCCGGGGTGATCTGGTATCAGCACCGAGAAGTCGGTAGCCTTAACAAGCAAAACGGGGCCGACAAGGTTGTGATTGCTGACCAGCAGCAAGCTGCTTCGGAAGCACACACGACCATCAACAACCAGCAGCAATCCGCGCAAGTAACCGACGCCGGTAACGTTGCGATCCAGCAAGCGCCGGTCAAGAACGAGCAGCAGCAAGCCACTGTTCAACAACAGACCGACACCACCATCTCGACCATCAAGCAGCAGTACAACACGCTGCCCAAGACGGATCAGAACGCGGTGGCGGAAGATCAAGCGATCGCTCAAGCACAGATCGACGGTCTGTGGAAGACCTACTGCAACGTGGAGCCGCAAGCGGCACAGTGCAGCCAATAAGAAACGAGGTAGACCATGAAAAAATTGCTACTGGCGAGCATCATTCCGCTTGCCCTGATGGGTTGCACAACCAATCCGACCGTTCCGATCTACAAATATCAGAACGTGGTGACGGTGTTGCCTAAGAGCTACACCGGCCATTGCGTGGTCAAGACTCAGCCGCCCGCGAAGGACGCTTACGTCAAGGCCAGCAAGGACGAGCGCATCAACATGCTGCTCAAGACCAACGCAGGTCTGCTGGTCGACATCCAGACCTGCGACAATCGTTGGGATCAGGTCGACATCTGGAATTCAGCACAGCTGAAGATTTACGGTAACGATCCCACTGCCGTTTTCCCCGGTCAAGCACCGGCTGCCGCACAAGGAGCATCTGCGGCCGCTCCCAGCAAATGAGGAGCGCATAGTGGATCTGGTCCGAGAAGTATTGAATGGGGTGGCCGACGAACGTTTGCTCTCGAATCACCATGCCGGAGCAACTCCTCTGCAAAACCTCGTTAAGACGTATCGCGAGAAGTCCGCGCATAACGACAACGCCCCCAACCTCACGGACGTTTCCGTGGGGAGTGATTTGAAAAGCGGAATTGGTAACTTGCCCGTTGAGGACCAGGTCTCGATGCTCTATCAGTACTTGGTTGACGCTAAGCGCATCGTGCCAGCTGAGACGGTCGATCAGATTGAAGAGCGCAAGCTCAAGCACACGGCGATCAAGGCGTTTATCTGGGTGGCTGGTTTTGTGGTCGTCATGTTGTTTGGTGCTGTAACAACTATCGCTGTACGCACCGGGGCTGCACCATCGAATGAGTTGGTCTCGACCTTTTTGGAATTCGCGGGTGAGATCGTGCATTTGATCTTCGCCGGACCCGGCGAATAACCAACGGAGAAACTATGTCGAGCGTATGGCACCAGGCTCTCACGCCTGGACAAGTCGCTTTGGAAGGTGAAGCAGATGGCAAACTCCGTAAGGAGAATGAACATCTGTGGTTCGCGGAAATGATTCTGGAAGGCGTCCATCATTTCCCGGAACTGGAAAAAGCGGCGTCTTGGGAGTTTCACGATCAATGGGGTATCAAGATCGGGAAGTCCGAGAAGAACGCGGCAGCCGGTCAAGTGCGCGTGCGTGGCACCTATCCGGGCGGTGAAGGCTTCATGAATCTGGGTGAGCCCGCGTTCACGCATGCGGTGAAGATCAACGCAGCGGATGGCGGGGCTTACGAGAACGAGATTGAAGTGACGAAGGAGTACTTCGAGACGTTCCGGTATCTGGCAGATAACGGGATGCAGAAAGATCGTTACTTCTTTCCGGTCGACGGTGGTGTGTTTGAAGTCGACATGTTCCTGTTGCCGGGTCTGGCAGAGATGCGACTCAATGGCGGCAAGAATCGCGGAGCCGATTACCACGTCTGGTGCAAGATCGATTACGAAGTGACGAACTTCGATGCACCGATCCCGAAGATGCCGTTTGAAGTCGTGCGGCTTATCAAGGGAGGGCGTGGCGTGCAGAACACACCGGAAGAGACGGCACTGCTGGACAAACTCTTCAAGGAAGTCTACACGACACCGAACCCGCTGCTCAAGAAGTAACGCCGGCATATTGGGGAGGCGCAATGCCTCCCCGTTTTATGCCCTAAACAACAGTTTCAGTAAAACCCGGTAAAACAGTAGCTTGCAGTTGTGACAGATCGAACTCAATCGGCAACGTGACTTGATCTTGCCATGCCAAGGAGTTCGGATTGGCTTGCAAGACAAACGACGCATCCTGCGGTGTACACTGACGATCGACGATGTCGGTGATATCCAGATTGATGCCGTAAGTGGCGTTGATCTGGGGCAGGATTTGACTGAGTGAAAAGTCTTGCGGAGGCAACACAATCGCCGCAGAATTGACGGGATTCAGCTGGCTCAAGAAAAGACGCCGATAGAACAGCGTTTTCTGGCCCGTATCGCCGCTACAGCGGCCTTGCAGCATGCTGACCACTACTTGGGTATCACTCTGATTGGAATCGCCCGGTAGGGGCGTATAATGCGTCGGAGTGCCGAAGACGGCATCCTTGGGTAAATGAAACCCGTTGGTGAAGTAGACGAGGTCTCGAATGTACTGCTCTGAGGTCGTGGGAGTTTTCTGGGCGGGGTAGGAAGTCAGTCGCATGATGGGAACAGCATAAAAGGAAAAAGAGTAGTCCTCCTCCCTTACGAGAGGAGGACCGCGTCACGCCATCAACGTGTCGAAGTAGTCGTGATACTCCTTGACCCACTTCTTGTTCAACTTCAGGTAATGGCTTTCCAATTGGAACTTGGTGACGTGCTGGTTCCAGTCGAACGAAGTATAATCGAACTTCCACTCGTCGATGAAGGCACCAACCAGATACCCGTCCACAATTGCAATCGGTCCATTGAGGACCGGCACAAACACCAGCGTTTTCGGATCTGCACCGATAACAGGAACCGGCGTGCGTTCGACGAACCCATCGAGGTGTGCGTACTGCACACGACCCTTCAGAATCCGATCGACGTCCTTCAGGCCCGTCATCATGCCAGAACGCATTTCGTCGATGAGGTGCTGGTGGCCTTCTGCCCACCAGTACTGAGAGCCGTCCTGCTTGCCCCAGTGCGGGTGTTCTTCCGACCACATGTGTCGCGGGTCTTCCGCAAACATCATCATGCGACGATATTCGCCGAGTTTTGCCACGTGCAGTCGTTCCATCCGAGCAGGGCCGGTCGGCGTCATCAGCACGTCGCCCGGTTCGAGCGTCTGAATCTGCTTCCACGACTGATCTGCCATCAGGACCAAGCTACCTGCGACAAAACACGACCCACCTCCACCACCACCTCCTGTGTCTGTAGGGGGAGGCGCAGGCGGTTGACCGTTGACGTAGCCGGCCGGCGGTTGAGGTCGCTGTGCCGTACCTACCAGGTTCACGACGTAGTTGCGCGGTGCACCTTGCCCTACTGCACCACCCATGCCATAGAACGTCCACAGATTAGGTCCGAAAGCACGACTGATAGAGCGATCATTGGTCAGCCGAACATTGTCACCGATCGAGGAGGTGAATGTCACGCCGTCCAAGCTGCAATTGCCTGCTATCACCGTCAAAGTGGTGCCTGAACGATAGAACCCGGAGATGTTAAAACCATTCGTGGGTCCTGCCGGATAGTTCCCAGTTACCGTGGTATCACCACCTGTGGTTGAGAACGCATTGAAACCACCTCCTCGATCGATATACAAGCCTCGACCGAAGTTAGCGTTGTTCGCCCCAGTGTAGTCGACGGTGTAGTACTGCGTACCCGCTTCCAACACCGAAACACCGAAGCTCTTGCCGTACCACCAACTCCATGCAAGTCGGCCGTTCGCCCCTGCGAGTCGTTGCAGACCCGCATTGCCTGCGTTGATGGGGTTGCCTTGATGTGTTTCATTGCGTGCTTGTCCGATACTGATCGGACCGGAGGATTGCATCGTCATGATGGTCCTCCGTTACGCTGGCAGCAAAGCCGACTCCACCTCTTCGGCTTCGACGTCATGCGGCGGCAAGAACGTGCCGAGTCCGGCACGACGCACCGCACGGATCACGCCATCCACCTTCAGGTCGACCGCCTTGATGCCTTCCACCACGAGGGCAGCCAGCTTCTCGTACTGGATCGTCAGGTAGTCTTCACCTGAAATCGAACGGCCATCCGTGCCGCGATCCCAGCTCGTCAGACCCACGACTTCCGGTGCGACGTTCTTGACTTCACCCGCCAAGAGACCCATGTAGCGACGGGCTTTGTCGACACCCGTCATCGCCACAGCCAGATCGTTGTGGTTGTACGTCACACCGTGCAACGAATGGATCTTCTTGAGCGGATTCTTGATCGTCTGGATGTTCTCCTTAAGACGCTCGTCCGACATGAAGGCCCAGATGTCGTTGTTACAGTAGATCGTCCCCGAGGCATGGATGTCGCCTGCCAAGTCGATGTTGCCCGACGAGTAGACGTAACCGAACGTCACCCCTTGTCCGATACCCGTGTAAGCGTACGGATTACCTGCCGGTGCTTTACCGTTGATCTGGTTTTGCAGGTTGTTGATGTTGCCGGAGAATTCCGGATACGCCACCAGGCCACCGAGGTCGGTCGAGTCCACCTGAGCACGCAAGCGCGAACCGTCCCAGCCGAGATAAACCTTGTTGCTGCCTTGGCTGGCACCACCGCCTTGCTGAACCGGCGTGTACGGCAATTTCGCCGCATTGACAGCGCTCGTAATGGCAGCGTCGGTCTGCGCAGTCGTATAGGCACCAACTTGCGCAGCGGTTGTTCGGTGCGGGTTGTTGAAGTTGTTCTCATGCGAGGTCAACTCCGTGCTCACCGCGTTGATGTTGGTCTGAAGCGCATTCTTTGCCGCCGTCAGATTCGCATCGCTTTGTGCCGTGGTGTACGCGCCGACTTGAGCTGCCGTGACCTTATGCGGGTTGTTGAAGTTGCTGATGTGCGCATTGAGCGTACTTTGCAACTGCGCCACGCCTGCATTGATCTGGTCAGTCGCGAGATCGATGTACTTGTAGATCGCATCGTGCGAGGCTTCATCGCCCAGCAAAATTGCGTCACGAATACGGTCGAGTGCAGCCACCGTGTACTCGAAGCCGAACAGGTCGCCTGCATCGTGCAAGTGAGCGCTCGGCGGGAACGCATCGGGCTTGCCGATGATGGATGGCCACGTTGCGGGACGATCATCCAGATTCAGGTTGTTGATCTGCTGGATGATCGCGGCTGCCGAGTACGAATACTCGCCGCCCACGGCTTGATACTGCAACGACACCGACGAAGACACCGTCGGATCGGTGATCATGATGATGGTCATGACCTCCATGCCGGTATCAAGCGATGCTGCTGTCACCAACTCCGCACAGTAGAACTGATCAGCCGTCAGGGGATGATTGGTTGCTGTGTCGGTGATGACGAGGCTCTTCGTGTAGAACGGCCCGTACGAAGGTCCAACCACCCGGATCTTCCGAGCAGGCATCGTCTGAATATCCCCAGTGACGAGGTTATTCGGATCTTGCCCTGTCGGATCGAACGGGTAACGAATCACAGGGGTACTCATGTTTTTACTACTCCGTTATCTGTTCGATTTAGCCACCGACCGAAGCCTTCAGGTCGTTGAACGCCGTCGTCATCGCGGAAAGCGCACTCACCACATCGGAGACACGAGCAAAACCGTCTTCCACGATGTAGTTCATGCCAGTGGGCTCGGTCGAAGTCGGGCCGCTGGCTGCCGTGAAGATGATGCCGATCGGGTTCAACTCCGTCGAAACCATGAAGTTCACTTGACCCTTGGTCTTCGCCCAGATTTCGATGGTTGCCACACCGTTGCTGTCCGTGCCTGCGCGCCAGCCGAACTGCACGCTTACTGCCACGCCCGCCATGTTGATGACAGTCATGGTCGGCTGCGTGGTGCGTGCCGAGAGCGTAAGCAAGTACAGGCCCGATTGCGTGTCGTTGTAGCTGTCGCCACCTGAGACAATCAACTGCGCATCCGGCAGCTTCGTGGACGAATCAGTGCCAGGCAGATGGATGTAGCCGAGCTTGGTCCAGAGGTTGGTCGACTGCGTGACGTTCTGTGGTTGCTCCGATTGCTGAGCACCAGCAGGCGAAGACGACTGCACCATGGCGATGAACTGCTGCGGCGTGTAGCCCGCAAAGAGCGACGAGTCCGCTGCCTTACCAGCCAAGATAGCCGCTTGCAGCGTTGGCTGGTCCATGCCATAGACATGATTCGCATCGTTGGCGGTGCCGCTCAAGATGGCGCTGGTCAACTGCGTTTGCGAAAGACCGTACACGGTCTGCGCATTCAAAGCCGTATCGGCTGTGCCAGCCGTCGCTGCTTTACCTGCCAGCACGGCTGCCGTAAAGGCTGCCGGTGTTTGACCACCGAACTTCGCGGAGTCCGCTGCTTGTGCGGTCGAGCCCAGTTTGCCGAGCAACAAGTTGTCGACTTCTGCCTTCGAGTAGGCGCCCACTTGACCCGCATTGACACGGTGCGGGTTCGTGTAGTCGTTCTCGTGCAGCGCCAGCTGCGCCACCACACCGTTGTTCACGAGCGTCGCGGTCTTAAGCGGCGTCATGTAGACGTCGTCACGCGCGCCTGCGCTGGCATCTGACGTGGACGCAACACCATAGTTCTGGACGTTACCCAGACCCACTTGCGTGGCAGTGGTTTGGTGAGGGTTGGTGTGGTCTGCCTCGTGGTTCGCGAGTGCCTGACTCGGGATGTTCTGCACTGCCAGCGCCGTCATAGCCGGCGTCATGTACAGGTCGTTGCGCACTCCAGCTTGTGCATCTGCTGCGGTCGCGACGGCGTAGTTCTGGACGTTGCCAAGTCCGACCTGTGTAGCAGTCACCAAGTGTGGGTTGTTGTGGTCGGCCAAGTGAGCAGCCAGACCCGTCGAACCCGTTTGACGCAGCATGTCGCTGATCTGGTTGATCGCGTTGACCACATCGCTCATGCCAACCAAATCGACCAGATTCCACTCGTGGTCGATAACCGGGAAGGTGACCGGTTGTTCCGTGACCTGCTCCCACGTCGTGATACGCGGATTGTGCAGACGGTCCGCGAGGATCTTCTGGATTGCATCGGTGTCGATCGTCCAGATACCACCCAGCGTCTGATACTTCAGCTGGATTTGGCCAGCCAGCATCGTGTTGTAGAAGCTGATCGAGCCAGCGATCGGGGTAGCGCACGCGAGCGACGCATCGTGGAACATATGCGTGCAAACGTAGTCAACCCCTTCGACCAGCGTTCTGACATTACCGGTCGTATCCTTGAACGTAATCACCAACGAATTGACGAAATACGGAGCAAGGTTCGGAACGATAAGGTGAAAATCCCGGTAGTTCTGTGCAGTAAGAATTTGCTGCTCAGCCGGGATCAAATTTGATGCCAACTTGCCCGTCGGATCAAACGGATAAGTCGTGCCGTCGATGGGTGTCGACATAAATGCACTCCCGCGTGAAGAAGCTAATGTTGTGATTCAAAGTCAAACGACTATACTATTTGCACTTTCTTAAGGCGAACTCCCTATGGCCTACACCCTTGTATCAGCGATCGCAAAGCCTATTGGAGGCGGGGGTCGCTGGGTCAATGTCGACATCTCGAATCTGTCGTTCAACGACATTTTCCAGACGTATTTGCGTGTGATTGCGACGTTGTCGAATCCGTTTGACAGCGCACCCACTGCATTGGATTTGGCACAAATCGAGTACACGATTGCCGATCCGTCGATTACGTTCAGTCAGTACCTGCAAAACATTGGTACTGCATCGTTGCCGACAACGCCAAATCCGCCCGTCATCAAGACAGCGTACGCCAAGTACAACGACGCATTCAACGCAGGGTATTCGGTCACGCCAGTCTCATTGGATGCAGCCATCGACACGCAGTTGCCGGACGCTGCGAAGACTTCGCTTAAGCTCACCGACTACACCAACAGCGTAGAGCCGGAGACGAGTCCGATTAACTTTACGCTCTTTGGCAAAAGTTGCATGGTGTCAGTCAACGGTTACTGGCATTACGTGGCGGCTGATTCGACAGGTGCGCTGGTGCGCGATGCCATGGTCAGCTGCGTGAAGAGCAACCGCAACACCATCGGTATCTGGTCGCTGGCCAATCTGGGATCGATCGAGTACATCGATCTGAAGCCGGAGATGATTTACACGCAAGACCCGAGTTCCAGTCTTTCGAAGGGCGTGTATATCGACATCGGACAGGACATCAGCAACAAGACGGTATTGCTTGTTATCGCTGGCTACCTTCATGTCGTGGATGACCGCTTCCCCGTTTTCAGTCGAGTCGGCGATCAAGTGGTGAAAATCGACTGGGGTAACTTCCCGTACGTTGATCGTTACTTCGAACAGGCTGAGACGATTGACCTGTCGCCCATGAACCTCACCCACACTGCGAACAACGACTCTCAAGTAGCAGTCAGTGAACTGATGAGCGATGCCGCGATCCGTGCGTACTGTTCGTTGTCGCAGTCGTTTGTCGTCTTGCTCGATAACACGGAAGTGTTTGTCGACTATCAGGACGTGACGTCCACGGGTCCGGGTGTCTACATCGGTTATCAGGAACCGAACTGGCCGCTCCTGACGGGACACGGGAAGGTGAGCGAGTGGTGGAGTACGGAAGAAACAGGACAGTGGGGCGTGTGCATTGCGGACAGTCGCATGGACACGCGCACCTACAACACGACCGATCTGGCGCTTAACAGCGTAGCGGCGAATCGGATTCCGGCTCGCACGCATTTCGTCAGTCCTGCCCAGTACCTGAAACTGGGAACGGATGTCAATTTCAATTGACGGCATAAAGCCCACTAACACCCTGACACAGCTAGGGTGTTAGTGGGTCTATGCCGCTTCTTGCGAATACACCATCAAGACGTCAAGATTTGACGGTGGACCAACAACTGCTTGACGTCCTTTTCGATGTCTTCCGGTCTGCCGTAACGCAGCCAGCGTGGCATCGCCGCAATGATCTGTTTGGCGGCCCGATCGATCAAGTCGGGAGTGATCTGCTCTTCCAGAACAGACACATCGACAATTTCAGAAAGGGTTTTGCCATGCCAGATCGCCTTGCTCAGATGGACCGGCAACTTCAGTGCTGCGTCATTGTTGGACAGACCCATGAGCTTGTTCAGCTTCTCCAACATCGGGTCGTCGTAAGGCGCTGGGCCTTGTTGTCCTTCTTTGGCGCGGGCAAAGAATGAAGCCAGAAACATCAAGCGCTTGGTGCGTCGAGGAAGATAGTTCGCGAGCAAATGCTCACCATATTCCTTGATTGCCGCCGAGGCTCGGTTCATTTGGAACTCCGAACGAGAGGATGTGCGGCCTCTATCTGTATTGGTTTGACCGCACGGCAAAGGGGGTTTATCAATCAACTGCTACGGGTGCCGTCGCCTTATCCGTAATTACTCGGATGTTGGAGTACATTCCCGCCCAAATGCCAACTGCCCCATCAATCTCGATGACAGTTGCGTGACGAAATGCGAGTTCGCTTTCGAGCCACGTAATGAGGCTGACCTTCGGGTTGAACTTCTCCAGACGCCGTAGTCCATTACGATCCAGCAAGTCAATGCCAAGCGTCAACTTCAATGTCGCTTGGCCGAGTTCCCCCGTAGCAGCGTCTGACAGGTAATTTGCCATGACGTCCAGTGCTGCGAACCCGACGGTGTATTGTTCCTTGAGAACACGTTGAAGCGTGCTTTCTTTTTTAACCGTTTTGACAACTGTCTCATAAAGAATAGGCGTCAAATCCGTCACGACCAGATTACTTGCACGTTCCTTGCCAGCGACAACGGCTTTTTCGCCATCCAGGAACAGGTCGAGTTTTTCAGCCAGAAAACCGATGTTCTCGACAGCACGGTATGCAAGCTTCGCCGGACGGAATTGTGCGGTGAGCGGCTCGTCATCTGCACCAACGAGATCGTACCGGTACTTGTCCCCCCGGTACATCGCGAGATGTCCGTAAGCGGACAACTCTTTGTGTACATCTGCCTTGAAGACGTTACCTACGACCATCTTCATCAGGTTGTCGGTGTTGTCGGCCATGTCAGCTTGGTAAGCCAAAATCGACTCGATCACCGGGTCGGGTTCCTGTAGCCGGATCACGGCGTAGGACCCATCCGCCGAACGCATGCCGTGTTCGTCGTCTTCTTTTCCGTGGTTGCCGAGGTAGTATTCACCCGGCGTGAGATGTGTGCGACGCGTGTTGAAGTAGAGGTTCTGGTGCGAGATGAACGGATGCTTGTCCGCATTGTAACCCCAGTAGCCGTCTGCTTCGCTCGTGTTAATCTCGGCTTTGACTTGCTTGGCCAGCGAATGGATCGTACCGATCATGGCCAGCCGGTCTGCCTTCATGTTGCCGAGGATATCCGAGTGAGCTTTCACCCAGTCGAAATCGACCGTGATGTTCTTGGCCCGCAGACCTTCTGCCAACTCGAACAGCCGACGCCAGTTGTCGACGTTGGTGATCGGCGAGCCGTCGCTGCGTCGCCAACCGTACTTCTTCCACGAGTACACCCAGTTCGTCATGCCCTTGCGGACATACTCGCTGTCGGTGTAGATGCGCACCATCGAAACTGCATACTTCTCTGCGTGCAGCAAACCGTAGTAAGCTGCATCGATTTCTGCGACGTTGTTCGTCACCGTACGGCCAGCGGCCATGTCGATGTTGTAGCTGCCAAAACCATCGACGTAGTGCAACGGTGTCACCGGCTTGATCTTGCCTTCTTTGACGTGCTCGTCAGTCTTCAGAAGGTAGCCGTCTTCAGTCAGAATGTGGTCGGGATTACCCGAGCCTTTCTTCGGTTCGGTGAAGCTAAAGAGATAACCATGCAAGCCCCAACCACCGAAGCCCGGATTGGGAATGCACGAACCATCCGTCCACAGGCACATGCCTTGTTTGACTTCTTGGTCCGGTTGCTTTTCGGAACTCGTCTTGCTCATGTTTTTGGTCCTGTTTGGGTCGAGTATTCGATCTAAATGATCTACTGACCCAATGAAATCTGATGACCAGACAGATAGTCCTGACAATCCTTGAGATACTGTTGGTGACTATCGCGCAGGCGTTTCTTGAGTTCCCCGATGTACATGTACAACGCTTTAATCTGGTCTTCAGCGACCTGATCGAAAGCATGGGGATCGTTGCTGTTGGTCAGCTTAGCCAATTTGTCGTAAGGCAGGTCTGGCTCGCGAGGCAAGGGTGGTAACTTGTAGATGGGACAAACCGCCGTGACCGACGGTTTTTTCCTCTCGTTACCCGAGTCCGGAGTCGTCTCATTGGCCGACTCCGTCTTGATGGCTTCATCCGATAAACTGGCGGTTGCCAGTGCTGCACTCGCCCGTTTGGGTTCAGCAGCATCGGTCACTATCATTGTCGTGTGGTTAAACGAATTGCATGATGTCAAACCAAGAAAGAGCGACACGACCGTCAGGGATTTGCGTGTGGTGATCATGATGGTTGTCTGAAAAACTAGTGTCGATACGGATCATGCATGAAATCCGGTGACGAGTAGAAAGCATCTTCACGTCGTTGGTTTTCACGTTGGATTTCCGCTTGCTTGGCACGGATGTCGTCGAGAGTTTTTTTCCACTCCTTATACCGACGAGTTGCTTCTGGCGAGTTGTTATTCTGATTCGGATGCGGCTTATGAACCGGCTCAGGCTTTTGCCGGTGCGGTGTGCGACGCGGCACCGGCGGAACATCTGCTGGAGCAGGCTGCTCTTCCATAGGCGTCGGGACAGGCTCGTCAGGCGGAGGCTGAACAGGCGTAACCGTTTGTGTAACTTCCTGTTCAACTTGCGGCTTTTCTTGCTTCGGCGTTTCTTTTGGAACCGTCGAAGGTTTGACAACGGGATGCGAGGATTGATTAATCCCCTTGTATTTATCCTCCAGTTCCTTGTACTTGCGGTCAAGGATGACGTAGTCGGCGGAGATCTTCACAAGCTTCGGAAGAGTGAACATGTTCAGAAAGAAAGACAGCAAGATGAGGCCGATCAAGAACACGCGCATCTTGTTGGTCTTGAGGGCCTCCTTGATGCTCTTCTCACCGAGAATCATTTCCTTGATGAAAGGAAACAAAAACGTGAGGAGTTTGAAAGCTGACATAAGGCGGTCCTTTAGTTCATTTTATAGCTTCAAGTTACCATGGCTGGTAACGAAATGCAAGAATGCTTTTCTTTTTCATTATTTCTCGCTCGATTTTCGCGGGAACAGCTGCTGCACTAGGAGAAATCCATGTATGTGTTAAAAGGATTCGCCGCTAACGCCCTGTACTGGAATAACACTCCGGGTCAGGTCGAAGCGATCGGCGAGCTGACGACTCAGTCGTTGACGTACTCGACCGAAAAAGGTGTCTATCAAAACGACTCGATTTCACCTGACATTCAGCTGATCTCGTTCACCAGCGCAACGGATGGTACCGCCCAGTCCGTGCCGAACGATCTGCGCGATCGTGTCATTACCATTTGCAAATGGGTGTATGACCAGATCAACAAGGGTGTACAACTGTATTCGGATGAGCTGCTCAACGAAGCACTGACGCAGTTCCAGACGACGGCAGGTACGTTCGCCTGTGGCAACATCATCAGCGACGGCAATGGTCGCTGGGCACCGGAGTGGTTCAGCTGGGTGGATAACGCACTCACGCAAGCCGGTACGCAGAACTCGATCAAGTTCTGGTTCGTGGACGCCGCGTTCCAATCGGAATACGACGCCTTCTCGTTCAAGGTCGCACCGCCGCTCACGCCGCTGGATAACTTTTTCCAGACCGGGCAGCAGGTGGATACGGCGATCAATGCACGCACGCAGCCGCAGTTGTTCGATCAGATCACCGCTGTACGTGGCAACGATCCGGAAACCATCCAGGTCGCGCTGTCGTACAACTACATCGACCCGAACAACCCGGCACACATCGTGCCGACGTTGTGGGTGGTGCTGATCTACGGCGCAGCCGGCAACACGATCGACTCGATCAACGATGCGCTCGTGAATTACATCCTGGCCAATTCGACGCACAGTCGCGACGACTGGGTCAAGATTCTGCCGGATCTTTTTCGTCGGACGGAGTTCGTCCTGATTCCGCTCTGGGATCAGCTGGCAATCCCGGATAACGCGTTGAAGCCCGGCCTCTATGCGACGATCACCAACCTGCAACGCGTCAATGCGCTGTTCAAGGCGAAGATCACGTCGTATCCCTCGGCTCATATCGATAGTCATTTGACTTTGATGGCGCATCCGTACAAGAATTTGCAGATCGCCAGCGTCGGGTCGACGGACAATCGCAACAACTGGTACGAGCTGAATCAGGTGTTTTCTGACCTGTTGGCAGTCGGTTCGACTTCGTCGGATTTCGGCCGCATGAGTCAGGATACGCAAGGCTTCCTGCTCAAGCTCGAACAGATGCTGGTGACGGCTGAGACGATGGGTCCTTTCACGGATATTCCGCGTGGCTTCACGCGTCTGATTCGTGACGGGATGTTGTACATCGTCATGAACTACGAGAACGTGAACTATCTCGTAGCGGCCAAACAGGATCTGACGCAGGTCATTCCGCCGCTGGGAGGCTGATAAATGGCTGACATGCTCCCAATGCTGGGAGCCAAAGGCATTTACAAGCTGAAGGCTCCCTTTGACAAGGATCTGCTTGTTGACGTGATGTACACGTGTATTGCCATCCGGCAGTTGCGTGCCATTACCGCAGAAGGCGGCGATCCCTTTACGGACTACTACGCCACTCCGCATTCGATCGATAGTTCGGTCTACAAGACGGACTTAGCCAACGGTGTATCGATCATTTCGTTGCAGGCCGAAGACAATTCAATCGTTGACGTCCCTTCGAGCTATTTGGCGGCGTATCCGGATGCAGGTGGTGTACCGTATCGGGTGATGTTGCTGTCGATCAACTTGGGGGCCGTTCCGGATGCATTGGATCTGTCCCCGATCATCCAGAAAATCACCGACGACGTGAAGGACATCGTTGGGGTGGAGTCGACGGTGCGGGCAGTCGCTGTGTCAAACACGACGCTGCTCGATACGGCTACGGCTCAGAACGCAGAAGCAGCACGGCAAGCCAACATCACCAACAGCACGACGGACTTTTCGAAGTTGCAGCAGATGACGGCGCAGCGTGATGCGGCGTTGCAGAAGGTACAGGAGTTGCAGAACTACATCTTGCAACAGCAAGGTGCGCAACCGGTTCCTCAGCCGGGACCGATTTAAGCGACGGCATAGACGGGGGCCCTTACGGGTCCCCCAATATGCCCTTAGTTGTACTGAAGGTTCGGAGCGTGAATTGCTTGCGATGCGTCGATGGTTACAGCCGACACATGGCCCTTCACGTCCATGTTACCCAAGAGTTCGGTGTCACCCGCAATCTGGATCTTACCCGAACCCGGACTGCCCACACCACCGGCACCCGCAGCAGTCACCATGTCACCTGCCAGTCCAAACGCGCCCAGTTCGTTGAAGTTGCCGTTGTGATTCGTAGTCGGACTTTGAATGTCCCAACCATCGCCAAAGACAAACTTCCCTTTCTTAGCTTGTACCGTCCACGTCTCAGGTACGTTGATAAAGGCGTTCTTCTTGTTGATCTGGAACATCGTGCCTTCAGCATTTTGCATCTGCAAGATGAGGTTCTTGGTATCGAGCAAGAAGAAGTTGCCAACATCGTCTTGGAATTGAAGAATCCCTTGTCCGGTGTTGATCTGGATGTCGTAGCTGGCGACTTCCCCATTGGCCTTCGACGTATGGAAATGGACCAGTTTGTCGTGGGTGGAGATTTCGAAGAAATACGACGTATCGGTATTGGCACTACCTGCGTTGTCGGTGTTACCAGACGCACCCTGACTGGCAGAACCGCTCCAAGCGTAGATGACTGTCTCCAGCTTGCGCAGGTTCAAGTCATCCATCATCGTGACCCAGTAGTACTTGTCCGAGTCGCCCATCCGGTAAAGCATCACGCGCTCGCCAGCCCGTACGTCAGGTGCCGTCATGCGGTTGCTACCCATCGGCATCCATTCAGCCGAGACACTGGCGGTTTGCTTGATCGACTCCGAGTAGCTCTGCCCCTGAGCGTCCACGCCTTGGGCTTCGTATTGCGTGACGTTGCTGGAGATCGTCCCGGAAAGACCCGGAAAGGATTCCACCGGAGTGACTTCCACAATCTTGGAACTACGCGCCTTGTCTGCGGCCACAATACCGAAGGAATAGATCCGCAGTCGCGAGATCTCCGGCTCATTCGTTGGTAAGTTCTGCATTATAAAAACCTTTCCAATCAAAAATCAGTGTCAGGCGACATCGTCTGAGAAACCACCAATTAACAACACCATGAGAATCATCGACATCGAATTGGCGGGGTACAAACGACTGGTGTTTAACACCGTTGCCGTTTTCAAGATGAGTTTCACCCAAGTCATTCAGATGGTCTTGGGGACAAATGGGACTGGGAAGAGTTCCTTGCTCTCGGAACTCACGCCGTTACCGGCCAATGGATCGGACTTTAACAAAGGCGGATCCAAAATCATAACCATTAGCCACCGGGGAAATCACTACCGGTTGGTGAATCGGTTCGATACTCAAAAGGGTTGGCACAGCTTCGAGAAGAACGGTGAAGAGCTGAATCTCTCGCACTTGCAAACCACGCAGTACGAACTGTGTCAGCAAGAATTCGGCTATAACGACAACATCCGGCGGCTGTTGCAAGGCAAGATCAAGTTCTCGCAGATGTTGCCGAAAGCACGTCGCGAATGGCTAACTTTGCTTTCGGATGTGGATTTCGATTATGCCATCCAAATCTACGACAAGCTGCGCCGGGAGTTAAGTGCAGCGTCGGGCTTTCTGAAAGTGCAGCGGGGTCGACTGGTGGTCGAGCAGCAAAAGATCATCACGACCGAAGAGCAGACGCGCCTCAGGAACGAAGTTACTGCCCTGCACACGGAGTTGTCAAAACTCTTGGCAGTGCGCAAACCGATTGAGCACAATCTGGGCGAGTTAAAACACCGCCAGGAGACGATGCTTATCAATCTGGAGCAGATGTCCGACCAGCTGCTCCGAACCCGTTACATGGCTCCTTTGACGGCCTATGGGGCAGAAGAACTGCATCGCAACGAGTGGGGTGAATTAGAGGCACCGCATTTCACTTCCATCGAGCAGGTGGACAACTATATCCGGATTCTGCGTGAGAATCTGGCAGCCAAGCAAGCACTGCTCAATCAGTCCGTTAAGGAACACAGTCAGATTCAGGAAACGCTCAAAGTCCTGAAGCAGACCGGTGGTGTCGAGATGAAGTCGCTCTCGGAGAAACTGAACGAGCTAATCGATAGCAAACAGCTCACGCTCACCAAGCGAAAGCTGGGCTTGGCGTTTGACGATCCGATTCAAGCGTCGATTGCATTGGAAGCTTGTCGGGAGTTACTCAACGAAGTCTTTTCCCAGATTCCGGAAAATGAAGATAAACGTTTTAGCCAAGCGGTGCGTGAGAAATACCTTGGCGATCGTAAACGACTCCAAGAAACGCTCCACACCTACAAGCGTACGCTTGACCAACTTGATGCTCAGAAAACACATCAAGAACACCATCTCGCAAATGGGCAAGTCGAGTGTCCGAAGTGCTTTGCTCGCTTCGCTCCTGGTGCCTCCGAGCGAAAGCTTGAAGAACTCACCACCCGTATTAAGGCGGGAAATGGAAAGCTACAGGAAGTCACTGAGCAGCTTTCTGACGTCGACAGTAAGCTTGAAGGAATCGACTCCTACGGTGCGCTATATCGGCAGTACGCTGGGATGGTCCGAGGCTATTCAGCATTGCGAGCTTTCTGGGATTACCTCGATCAGGAAGAAATTCCAAGAACATCTCCTCGGATGATTCCGGCGCTTGTCATGCAGCTGAACAACGACTTGCAGTTGGAACTGGAAGCGGATCGCATCCAGCAAGAGATCGAGAAGACCAAGCAGCTGATGCACCAAGCGACGTTGGTTGGTAATGCGACACTGGCTGAGACGCAAGCCAAAGCCAGTGAAATCGAAGCGCATGTTGAAGGGATGACCGCATTCATTCAGCAGTTGCAAGTGCGTATTGAAGAGCATTCCCGCTACCGTAAAGAGTTGGCCGATGCGTATCAACTGGGTGAGAAGATCAGCAAGCTGAAAGATGATGCGTCCAAGCTGACGGAGACCATCATCGAGACCATGTGGATGGAGACGATCCACCACTGCGTCAATCAGTTGCAATCGCAATTGCTGCGTAAAGAGGAAACGCTTAACGAAGTGAAAGAGCAGCTTCGTCGCGTAAAAGACCTCGAAGACCAGATCACGATTGAAGAGCGTCGTGAGAAGGCGTTGCAGATTGCAGTCGATACGCTCTCGCCGAAAGACGGTCTTATCGCGGAAGGTCTCTTGGGTTTCATTCGCACGTATGTACGGCAGATGAACGGCATCATCAAGAAGATCTGGTCGTATCCGCTGGTGGTGAAAGAGTGCGGGATTGCTGATGGCAACGGCGTGGAACTCGATTACAAGTTCCCGATGCTGGTAGCGGATACGCTGCCTGTGTCAGATGTATCAGACGGGTCTTCGGGTATTGTGGACGTAGTCGACCTTGCGTTCATGGTCATCGCGATGAAGTACTTGGGGTTGGCTGAATCGCCTCTGTTCGCTGACGAATTCACCAAGTCGTTTGACAACGAGCACAAGAAAACGGCCATGGTGATGATCAAGACGCTGATGGAGACCACGTCTTTGACGCAGCTTTTCATGATCAGCCACGACTACCAGCATTACTCGTCGTTTGCCAACGTGGAAGTCTGTGTGCTTGATCCGAAAAATATCGTGGTGCCCGATACCTATAACGAACACGTCATGATGGAGTAAGTATGCAACGCCTTTTCATTACGGCGAAATGTCACCGCGCGAAAGTCACGGGTGCCAATCTTGACTATACCGGCTCGATTGCCGTGTCGGAAGAGATCATGGATGCGATGGGATTGGCACCCTTCGAGTTCGTTCACGTGAACAACTGCGCCAATGGCGCACACTGGGAAACGTACGTCATTCCCGGATTACCGGGCGAGATCACGCTGCATGGGCCTCCGGCGCACCACTTCAAGGCGGGTGATCTCGTGGTCATCAATCGTCTTGTTTCGGTTGAATTATCCGAGATCGCGAAGGTCGAGCACGTCTGTGTTTTTGTCGACGGGGAAAACCACGTCACGCGGGTCGACAAAAAATCGATGGCAGACATGGCGCTGCGGCGCTGGGAAGAAAGATCGGGAGAATGAAATGAAAGAAAAGTTCATTATCCCCAACCGTCCGTTGTGGGAATACATCGGAGACTTGTCGCAAGATATCCTCTTCTGTTCCTACAACGAAGACGACATTCGTTCGATGTGGGTCAGGGGGACGATTGACAAAGAGTTCAAGAGTACAATCGAGCAATACAAAGGGTATCTGACGGGATGGCGACGAGAGGATGAACGCTACTCCGATGCACTGACAGCGCTGGTGATTCGACACGGCGGTTGGTCGCCAACCTGGGGTTGGGAAGTACCGACCGAGTGGACTGAAGAGGACTGGGGCAAAGAAGGACCGCCCAAAGTACCTGTCGACCCGCTTAGCGAAGAGGAACAAGCAATCGTCAACGCATTCCTCGCCAAATACGACATCGTCATTTCTTCTTAATGCAGTACTTTTACAACAAGGGAATCAAATGCAAGCACTCGACGCAATGAATCGGCTGAACATCGAACTCACGCACTTGCAGCGTGTCGCTGTCCAGATCATCTCGCTCGTCCAATCGCCGAACATCAAGCTGCCCTCGCATCTCGATCACGACATCGCCGACCAAGCAAATCGCGCCGCCGGCATGCTGATGTCGATCGCCGACAAGCTGCGCGAAAACATCACCGCGATCGCCGCGCAGCAAGTGCAGGTGAGCGCCGATCAACTGCGTGCTGCCACGCAAAACCCGACGGCTCCGATGTCGGCAGGGCGTCAACAGATCGCAGACATCGCCACCGATCTGGCGAAGAACCTGCTCGGCCAGAAGATCGGTCCGGACAAGGGGCCCGAATTCATCGAAGGTGTCGAGCGCGTGCAAGCACAACGCCAGCAGCAACGCGCACAAGCGGACTTCGCCAGCGAGATGCCGACCAAGGCAAGCAACCCCGTCGCTGAAACCAACGACGGTCCGACGCTGGCCGCTGGTGCTCCGGCCGTGCACGACATCCGGGCACGTCAACAGGAAGAACGTCGTCAGGGTCTGATCGAATTGCTCGTCGGCAAGAACGGTCTGCTCTCGCGCTGGTTCTCCTCGGGCGTGTACGCCGAAGGCACCGGCGTGATCGCGCCGCAATACGACGTCAACCTCTATCAGGAAGACATCGGTCAGCTGCCGTACGATCGTCTCGTGAAGTGGCCGGAAGGCTTCTATCGCGAAGCTGCATCGTCAGCCTTTCAATTCCTGCTGAAGACGGAGCACTTCGTTGCGACCGTTCACTTCAACCGGATGACGGACGCCGATGTGCAAGCGCGTGCGAACGCCATCGAGTTCTATTTCCACAACGACGAGTCGAACCCGCGTGTTCGCCGTCCGGCTTCGGTGTTCGACACCGGCCTGCTGGAAAACATCATCCGTGATGCCAACCAGCGTCTGACGCAGATCCACAACGGCCAGTAATTACTGGCGGCATAAAGCGGGGAGGCATTGCGCCTCCCCTCTATGCCCTTAGGCTTTCACGCCGTCGAGGCTCGTGACTTTCTCGATGTGCTTGATCGTGCGACTGATGGATTCGCTCAGGCCGAGCACCCGATAGTAGACGATCGAGTAGAACTCCAATTCCGAGGCGACTTGGAAAGCACCATCCGACAGGTCGATCAGGACAGCCGGGCTTACCTTGTCGAAGTGGCCTTCGTGAATGCGGTTGCTGATGCGATCGAGCATCTCGACGCATTCGTCGACCTTCTTGTTCAGATGCGAACGTTCGATCTTGTTGATCTCTTTCGACATCTCGTCAGCGGTCTTCAGGACGTTGTCCCAATCGCCGTTGCGCTTGACGACGTTCTCGACGCGCACGTCGGTCTTGGTCGTGCCGTTGAAACAGTCCTGGATGCCCTTGATGAGCTTCTCACGCTCAGCCTGAAGCTCGGCGTAGAACTTCTTCTTGGTGGCCGTCTCAACGAGCGAGGACTTGTTGCTCATGATCATCGCGAGGAAGACTGCGAAGTCATCCAGCACCTTCACTGCCTTGCTCACATGCTGCACAGCCGGGTGCAGCGCTGCGATGTATTCGAGGTACGTCACCTTCAACCCTTCGGGCACGAATGCGCCGAGCGGCATGAGCGTCGTGTACGAGTGACCTTCGAGTGACTTCAGAAAGCGTTTCTGGTCCCCTGTGATGGCTACCGCAGGTGCGGGAGTGAAGAGACCCTTGAAGGACGAGATGCCGTCGAGGATGGGCGGGAAGACACGTTGAACCAGTCCCGTGAGGTCCGGCACCGTGTACGCTTCGAGCGCTACCAAATTGCGCACGCGTTTGAGAGTATTGTCCATATTGGTTCCAATGAAAAATCGAGACTGATTCCTGCATAAAAATGTACGATGGGTTGCCATTCTTTGAGGATTGCTGGATTTTCTTTTAACGGATAACGACACATGGAACTGCTTCGACCGGGGTTTTCGCTGGCCCCTTTGCATAAAGCAATGATCAACATCGGTGCGCTGTTCGATATTCCGACAGGCACTTTCCTCATGGGTAAGTACGGGGAGATGATCCTGAACGGGGGCATTGCCAACATTACCGGGATCGCAGGCCAAGGCAACAGTTTCAAGTCCACGCTGATGGACTTCATGATTGCCATGGCGATGTTCCGGATTCACGCCATGTCGACGGCGAGCGTCTACGACACGGAAATGAACAAGCACGAGTGGCGTCTGAAGACACTGCAACGCTTCATTATGCTGTATCTCGGGATGAAGACAGAAGACCCGGACCTGTTCGAACAGGGCCGCATGGTCATCACCGACAAGACGATGCACACGGGTGACGAGTGGTACGATATTTTGCGTACCTACCTGATTACCAAGAAGAAAGGCGCGAAGTCGATCATGGCCAATACGCCTTTCATCGACCGCGACGGCGAGTCGCTGATGCAAATGATCATCCCGACCTTCACAGGTGTCGACTCCTTCTCGCAGTTCATTACGCAAAACGCGATGAAGCTGCAAGAAGAGAACAACATCGGCGAGTCGGGTACGAACATGCTGAACATGCAACAAGGCCGTGCGAAGGCGCAGTTCCTGATGGAAATCCCGGCTCTGGCACAAGCAGCGTACAACTACGTCTTCTTGTCGGTACACATCGGGGAAGAGTTCAACATGGACCCGCACAACCCGAAGCAAAAGAAGCTGCAATACCTGAAGCAGGGCCAGAAGATCAAGGGTGCGCCGGAAGGCTTCATGTTCCTTACGAACAACTGCTGGATGGCGTCGAGCGCTACCATCCTCAAGGCCGACGACGGCAATGGCCCGCTTTACCCGCGCGACTCGGACGACAAGCTGAAGTCGGATACCGACCTGAACGCGGTGACGGTTGCGCTGTTGCGCGGCAAATCAGGCATGTCGGGTCTGCCGCAGCAAGTCGTCATCTCGCAAGCCGAAGGGGTGTTGCCGGCTCTGACCGAATTCCATTACTTGCGACAGGTGAAGGAAAAGGGTGGTGACAAGCGTTACGGGTTCAATGGCAATTTGCAGAACTACGAAATGGATCTGCTGCCCGGCGTCAAGCTCTCGCGCACTGCGGCACGTAGCAAGATCGACGACAATGCTCAGCTGCGTCGAGCGCTGAACATCACGGCAGAACTGTGCCAGATGCAGCAACTCTGGCACGAGGACTCCGGGAACTACCAGATGTTGCCGTCGGATCTGTACGCTGCCTTGACGCAAAAGGGTTACGACTGGAATGTGCTGCTCAACACGCGCGGCTGGTGGGCACTCGATAACGACGACCCCAAGCACGCGCTGCCGTTCCTCTCGTCGATGGATCTGCTGCGCATGGCCAAGGACGAATACGTTCCGTACTGGATGACGGCAGACAAGAAGGTCAAGCCCGAATACCAGAAGGCGGCCGCATGAAACGGCTGCTGATGGCTCTGTCGGCTTACGCCTTGGGTCACGAAGCGTACACGTATCACGTGGATGGCGAGCAACTGCTCTTCACAGTCTTCTTTGTGGGGACAGTTGCTGCCATTTACCAGACGTTCGCCAAATACCCCTGGCAGCGCGCATAACTCGTATGGGGATTATCCCGCACATTTGAGGAAACCATGGAAGCTCCAACCGCAAAACCCGAAGCTCCGACCAAGGAGCCGCTGCTTCACGAAGCAGCCACCAAGGCGTTGAAAGACGCTGGCCACAACAACCCCGAGTTCTGGAAAAGCTACCTGCATCCGCACGGCGAAGATCCGCAGGTGGCATTCGACATCCAGCGCTTCCTGATCAACCGTTCGTTCGAGATGACGATCGGTGGCGTCAACCCGAAGACGTTCTTCGAGAACCAGAAGACGGCCGAGGACTACGCTCGCGACCAGCTGGACGCACGCTACTGTCTGCTGCCGACGGGCGACTTCAAAACGTGGATGCACTCCTTCAAGCAGAAGGTGGTGCCGTTCATCATGAAGTACAACCTCGGCGTGTTGCAAAGCGCCGTAGCGTAAGCTGCCGGGAAGGCGTGGGATAATTATGCAGAGGTTTGTGCAAGATTACCCACGCTTTCATGCGGGAGAACAGTCATGTCAGGAAATCGCAAAGCAGCTACCGCCGAGCTGCTCGCGGGGTTGGAAGCCTTGCTTCCGGGAAGTGAAAACACCGCGCTCTGGAAGGCGAAGTTGGAGTCGATGAGTGATAAGCAGTTCGAGGAGTTTGTGAAAGGACTCGAACAGGAAACCACGCGCATCTCGGTCATTGTGCCGAACTTCTCCAAACACCAAATCGATGTCGAGCGCAATCTCGACCTCGCAGAAAAGTGGGGTCACGAATTCTTCGAGCGGCTGTGGATGCCGAAGGATGATGGTTCGTACTACCTCACGCCGATCAAATATCTGGTGTATGACTTACCGCTTCGCCGGCAAGCTCAGCACTTGATAAAGAAAATCTCCATTCCGGAAGACAACAAGTCTGTCGATGATCTGACGGGTCAACCCACGGGTAAGTCGAAGGGCAGCAAGCTCTCCTACCCGGAGTTGCAAGTCATGGCGGCACTCGGCCTCGATCACTCGATCGTCGAGATGATGAAGTATCGTGGTGGCGACACCAAGGGCTATAACGCCATGAATACCGTCATCGCCAAGACGGGTACGGTCAGTCAGAAAGAAATCGAGCCGTACGCCGGTGGAGTCGAATCAACCAAAACCCTGAGCACGCTTTTCACTGCGATGCATCTGGGCAACACACTGTAAGGGAAAGTCATGGGACTGAGTGCCAAAGAGATGGATGACATCGGTGAACTGGTGAATATGGCGTTTCTGTCTGCCTTCTCCAATTCGCCGAGCACGCATCACGCTAAGCTGCTGAGCTTCGCGTTTGGCTTGATTCGGAAGGAAGTGCCGTATCATCTCTTTTCGGGTCAACTCGAAGGCACCAAGCGCCTGACTAGCCTGATGTACGATGATCCGGACATTCGGGACTTTGTCCTGAAGATCACGATGCACGTCTTCTCGAAGATGGGGGATGTGAAGAACCGCTATCCGGCGCTGGTGGAGAACCTGACGGAGGCGATCGGCTATATCGACATTCCGGAAGCAAAGGACCGGAAAGAGTCAGCAACGCAGCCGATTGCGTTGATGCCGGAAGAATTGTTGGGGCGACTGCCATTGGCAAGCGATGTCTCGGACGTCTTGCTGTGGAATCGCTGGGCAACCACCATGGTACTCATGATGCTGTATCTCATGACGCCAGAAGATCTCGGAACCCTTCTGGATGAGAAGAAACGCCGGGATGCAATCGAGGCAGCAGAGCAAGCGCGTACGCTTGCAAGACAACAACGTGCTCAGGCCGGACAGGAAAGAAAGTCGGCTGAAGGCACGGCAAGTGCTTAATCTGATCTATTACGCATAATCAATCTCTTTCTGGAAAGTATAAAATTAACCAGAGGGGTACTTGTTATGCAGTAAGGGAGACAGATAATAATGACGTGAAAACACGTGAGTTCGCTCAAGAAGTAACACGAAACGTTTGAGCGTGATTAACTTTTGTATTTGCCGGGGGTATGGGCAAAATGGCTCATGCTAGTAAGGTCGAAGGTATTCTAGTAGGGTTGGACGAGCTACTGGATACGCGACTGGGGACCATCGGCCTCCTGTCACCGGAGGCTGCAAGAAAGTTGCTGTCATCGGATGCTTACCACACCCGTGAGACAGACGAGTTCGAAGGCGTCAACGCGATTGAGTACAAGATCGCTTACGCTGAACGGGCCGTACGTAATCTGAGAAACTCGGTCATGACTCCGGTGGTTTTCCACCTGCGTCAGGTCGTCAAGCAGTTACTTTGGCAGGCAGTCTCTGGTCCGGACCACGACGCAGTGCGACTGACTGTCAATGTTTATCCCTACTCGGACTTTTCGGACGAGGAAAAGAACGAACTCAGTAGGGTCTTGAAGTATCACATGAACGGTGGCGTTGACATAAAGGCCCACGAGCAGCCTCTCCTGTCCGTCGATTTTATCGACGTTGCACCTGAGAAACTGACTCCTAGCCACTGTAAGGCGTCCTATGGTGCCATGTACATGTACAACCCATGGGCATGGCTCAATTCACATACGGAAGCTCTCAAGACTGGTCCTCGTTTGCCGGAAGTTATCATTTACGCTCCAAGACTATACCACGACGGTAAGCCGGATGCGAAAGAACTTGCTCGGTTTGAAATGGACTTTGATGGGAAAGCTCCCGATCCGCTCACGTTTGACGAAATGAGAGTGTCCCCTATTGCTGGGGTGACATTGTTAGACGTGTCGTATTTCAGCAGCTCTGTGCGCCTTCAGCGTAATCAGGCACCGACATAAGCCAGAAGTCTGACCTCCACACCCGCTCCCGCCTGTTCATAGGTTGGGGAGGGGTGTGGAGGCGGCTGCTGCGAACGTCCGTTCACATAGCCTAATGATTACGAAGTCTTGGAATCTCCGCCCTGAAGATACTTAGACATGAAGGTCGCATAGTCCTGCTGAGGCAACGTGGTTGCCGTCTCGCCCTCCAGAAGCTCGGGGGCGGGAAAATCTGCCCCAAGTTTCGGTGCTTCGCGAGGCGCTGCCTCGATATCCGATCGACTCATTTTATTGGGCATCGCAGTTAAAAGTTTTGCGATAAGACTGTGCGTCGCGCCTTGTGCGTCGGCGGCCTTGGTTTCGATCGCCAGACGTTGTCGGCCGATGGCCGAGGAATCCATGTCTTTGAGTGCTGCCAGCATCACCACGCGGTCTTTGGGATCTTGTGGCATCTTGCCCTCGGGCGTCAACATCTCTTTGACGAGTTGGACGCGCTTATGATGGACGAATGCTTGGATGCTGGTGTCGGAAGGAAGTGGAGGAATCACTTCGGGCTCGTCATTAACGACCTCGAAGTTTCCTTGAGTTACGTTGGTCATGATCGATGCCTCAAAGAAAAAATAGTCACATATCATCTTTTTGAGCAGTAAATCCTTTGCTCTATATCAAGAAGGGGTACCACAGAAATGATTGGTTTTGTGTCAGGTGTGGTCAGCCGCATCCAGCGCAGACTCAAGCAAGAGCACAAGAAACGCATCTCTCTTGTGCTTGAACAAGGCATACCGCTTGATCGGACGTGGAAAGTTTGTGAGGAGTTGCTCTTGCAAATGGACCCGAAGAAATACGCTGCGATTCCGGTATCCGCCTCGCAAGCAACGCTGGTACGCACGCCCTACCAGTCGCTGGAAACGTACATCAAAACACTCAAGTCGGTGATCTTCGACTTCAAGGAGGAAAACAAGATCGATCGGGGGTGGAGTTCGTTCGAGACTCAAACCCTGACAGTGTCGGACTTTCTGAAAACGGAAGACGGCTACTACATGACACCTGCATCATTGGTCGAGTTCTTGACCGAGGTAAAGGAATTACTCGAACTCATCAGTCAAGCCGAGCACGAGGAACTCGGAGTAACTGCGCACAACGTTCGGGTACTGGTCCCGTTCTTTGTCCGACTGCGTGACACACTGTTCGATCTTTACGATCTCCAGTTCGCTCTTTAACTACCGTGTCACTCTAATCGCAACATCTTAATTGCAGCACGCAACTACCATCCTTTGGCTGTGGCAGGCCAAGAAGGAATAACCATGGCTCGTAATGACCTCTTTAAACTTCTGAACAGCGTCGACAAGGGCGTTGGTCGCACATACGGTGCCAATGGCACTTTATCGCGACTTTTTCGACAAATCTTACGAGACCGTAAAGTCGGTCCGGAAAAGTTTGGGGCCCTGATGCATGATTACTTGGACGACCCTCGTAATCGGGTTTCCAACAACCGCAAGGACAGAACCAGTGCCCGAGGCAATCTCGGCATGGCTTTGGCTCAGCCCAAGATGACGTGGAAGGTCTTCTGCAAGGGATTGCGGTTTTTGAAGGTGGTGAAGATTGACATTGCCATTCGTGCGTATTACGCCAATGGTCAAGAAGAGATCCACCAAACCTCCATGGTCCTCGCAGAACAAACGCCCGCTGAAAAGGCGGAAGCAGGCACCACGATTCAACCTCATACTGACGGCAAAGCAAATGAGGACACTGGAAATGACGAACAGTAGACCCCGTGATGTAAGTGTTGCAGGGCGCTACAGCAAGGCTACCGACGGGATCGATCACATCAACATCAGTCCCCAAGGGAAAACCGAACTTGGTGTGCTCCTCGCGCACTATACGGAATCGCACTTCGTGCACGAGTATCTGGGACCTTTCGACAGCATGGAAGGTTACTGGTACTACGTGAAGAGCGCGGTTCCGGATGATAAGCTGCGTTCACTCTCGGGCAAGCAAGCTTATCTGTACGGCAAAGAGCTGCCGTCGATTCGACGACAGTTTTTCCGTGAGATCATCAAGGATGGCAACTACTTCAAGATCAGTCAGAACGATCGACTGCGGGAGTTGTTGATGGAATCCGAGTTGCCGCTCACGCAGTACTACAACTACGGTGCGCACGGGATTGCTATCAATCCGAAAACGATGCCGTGGCTGGTGCCCGATTTCGAGCAACTTCGCGAGGCGTTCCGTTACGACGTCGAGCACAAGATCGTTTCGTACGAAGATTTCCAAAAGATCATCGTGCCGAAGCGTGTGGCGAAGAAATAACCACCTGAGGGGACTTCGGTCCCCTCCCTTCTTTTTTTGTCTTCGATCATGGCGACTACACCACAATTCACCATGCCGGGTGCGCCTCCATTGGCTAAACCCAGCTTCTTCACTGGTCCGAACGACGATCTGGCTGTTGCTAATGCATACGCCCAGCAGGGTGGTGTGATCAACGCGATCAAAGACCAGCTGAGCAACTTGGGGATTTCGATTCCTGATGTGCTCAAAGGCGGCCGCGCACTGGCTTCGCTGTTGCCGATCGTCACGGGTATCAAAAATGGTGGCCTGTCGACCAATCCGGTTGGATTGATTACGCGTCTGTTGGCGTCATCGTCACAGATCACGGCTGCTTTCAAGTTCTTGGGTGCAGACGTACAAGCGGACATGATTGCCGGTATGAAGGCACTCGGTCCGGTTGCAGTCACCATCGGGAACTTGACGCAACAGGTCAAGGTTACGAATTTCGACAATCTGAATTCGGTTGGTAACCTCATCAATTCGTTCACCAATGGTGCAGCGAACATGGGGATTATCGATAAGGATTCGATTGCGTCGATTGTCGGGGGTATCGTCAAGCAAGCCGGCGGTTACGGCATTAGCGGCGTGTATGGTGCCGTGATGACGGGTATCAACGACGTCGAGATCATCTCGAAGGCTGCGAGCCTCTCGTTGCCCTCGGTGATTGCCAATGGCGATGTAGCTTCGCTTAAGCAGATTGCTCAGTCGCTTTCCCCTGGCGCTGTTGCGCTTTTGCATCCCACTGCGTTGAGTCAGTTCACCCAAGCATTCGATCGCTTGACCAACGCAGGTGGTGTCGGGTTGAATGCGCCTGTATTCGACTCCAAGACTTTTTCCAATGTCATGGATGCGTTCAACACATCGAACCCGTCCTGGAACGTTTGCACGCGTCAGGGAGCCACGTACGGCGATATCACCACTCTCACGCGTGCATCGAGTGACTTCACCGACATGATTTCAAACGGCATCAAGCGATTGGATTCAGGTGACGCTCAGCAGGACTACGCGTTGGCCTCGTTGTATGGTCCGCAAGACGTGGGCTCTTCACTCAGTTCGCAGTTTCCGAACGTGGTGCAGACGCAGAACAGCAACTCGCCGAAGGTGACCGGTACGGGTGATCCGCAGTCGACCAGCATTATCGACAAACTGGCCAGCTTCATGCCGGGTCTGTCGTTTGTCAAGGGTGGTGCTGAAGCCCAAGCCCGGATCGATTCGACCAACAAGTACTACTCCGCCATGCGGGAAATCAACAACGGTACGTACGATCCGACGAAGTACGGTTTGCCAGCACCGGTGCAAACCACGACGCTTTCACCGACGAGCACGTCCACAACGACGAGTACCTCAACCACTGTGACCAATGCATTCGGTCAACAGGTGCAGCGTGGCACGCATGTGCTGCTGGGGTATAACGCAGCTGGTGTAGCGATCTACGCGGATGATCCGAGTGCGGGCAGTGAACCGCTCTTTCCTTCGGATGCTTACGCGCAGACCACCATCGCCTAAGGGCATAAACGGGGAGGCGTAATGCCTCCCCAATATGCCGTCAATGCTGCACGCCCTTGTAGACCATCGAAATGAGTCGACCCGGAGGCGTGTTACCCGCCCAGCTTGCCCAGTGAGCCCAGCTCGACCATGTGCTGAAATTCGCCATGGTCTTTGTCAGGTTCAGCTTGTACTTGCGCCAAGCGTAAATCTGATCTGCCAAGCCCATACCACCCAGCACAGCCATGTAGTCGGTAAAGACGGTGTCTTCATCGAACGCGCCTGCTGCAATAGCACCCAGTCCGAAACCACCGGCTGCACCTACCACTCCAGCCAAGGCCCCGCCAGCAATGGCTCCAGCGGCCGCCGCCGAGAAGCTGATACCTTGTGCGATCGGCATATGCAGCACACTGGACAGATCCTTCACCGTAAAGGAGACGTCGATTGCCATCACGTGTCCTTCATTGGTAAAGCCCAGATTGCCCGTACCGCGTGTGACCGACATGGAATCCACGATTGCCAGCCGCGACTGCTGACGACCTTTGTCGTAGATTTCAATCAGGAAGGGCGAGGTGTAAGACTGCTTACCCGTCGAGAGCGGCAGAGCAAGAGCCAGCAAACAAGCCAGCGGGATGTGGATGTTCATCATCTGGCTCATCGGGTTGCCGTACGGACTCACCAAGTTGATGGTGTACGACATCGATTTACCATACGTCGACGATGAAGACTCCCAGTGCTCCGGGATATCCACAAATGCAGCACCAGCAAGCGCTGCCAGACCAGAGACTTGCAGTTGGTCTGCTACCCCACGCACCACGTCCACCGCTGCATTGGCCACTGCACCAACCAACTTGCCAACTGGACCACCGACCAGATCACCATTGGCCAAGTCGAAGTTCGTGCTGCGCGACGAACTGGACATGCTGTTGATCTTGTTGGCAATTTCCGACGGAGCAGTCGACGAGGAGAACGATTCACTCACCGAACCCGTTGCGTTCACCCGGAAGCAGACGAATTCCGAGCCATCGTCCATTTCAGCATTGAAGAATTCCTTCAAGCCGTCGTCAGCAGTCGCAGAGGTGATGAGACTTTCCACCGACGAATCCGGATCTTGCGCAGCGGTTGTGGCCGAGGCGTCACTACCCGATGCATCCACCGAAGTGGTGGAAGTAGGCGTGGTTGGCTGACCATACGCCGTACCGGAAATCGAGCTATCCTGATTGCCGGATGCATCCACACTACCTGCCCACTTAGCCAGATAAGTCTGAAAGTCAGGCGGTGAATCCGAATACGTCTCCGACATTACCTGCGAAAATGCATTGGTGAGGTCTTGCCCGCTCGACAGAATCGATTCAGAAGCCGCTTGCTCCAGCGCTTGATACATGCGGTGCTGCAAGCGCATCGCACGCGTAGCCATCGCGTAGACGTTGATTTCACCACCCTCGGTGAAGATGTCAGGGGAGGCTGCGTTAAACGCAGCGCGTGCGGCATCATCCCACTGATAGTCTTGCGAGAGATCGACCTTCTCGCCATTGGCATCCACCACCAAGGAGCTACCGCCAATCGATTGCGGATTGCCACCCAGACGCGGCACAATGCCGCGATTGACTGCGATCTGGTTGACGATGGTCTGCACCGCGTTCCAGTAAAGCGGCATCGTCGGTTTCAGGTAGTAGAACTTGGACGAAGGCTTACCGAGGAAGAACCGGTAGCCAATGCCCAGCAGGTGAACAGCAAGCGGCAGCCAGTTCATTATCGTCACTGCAAAACCTACCGCACGACCCAAGGCGTAGAACACACCCGTGGAGCGGCCCGTACGCGCCAACTGACCAGCGCCTGTGTTGTAGAAGCCCGTGAAGAAGGTGGTCAAGGAGTTGAACTCCGGCACTCCCGCACGGATAAAAATCAACTGACTGTTGTCGTCGATGTTTTCGCTGTACCAGCGACCCTGACCGATGCTGCCAGCCAGTCGTTGCTTAGCCGGCCGCAAATCCGCACTACGCGTAAATTGCGGTGGTGGATTGATGGCAAAGTTGCCGCCAAGCGACGTATCGGTGAATTTGGTTTGATTGGTTGAGAACGTCCGGCGGACGATGTCTCCGCTTGAATCCAACGCCGAATTCGGAACAGCAAAGGACTGCCGAATCCAGCTTACGTCCTTCACCATGTACGGACTTACCATTGCTTATCTCCAGCGGCATATTTAAAAAAGCAGGGAGAGCCTCGTCCCGTACTAGCGACAAGACCCTCCCATTACACACGATTAGGAGAAGTTCGGCTTAGCCACCGAAATCGGAGCCCGTTTCATGGGTTGCGGCACGTTGGCTTGCGCCTTCGCTGCTGCATCCTGAGCATCCGATACTTGCCCAACTTGAGAAGCCTGTTGAGCTGCGTACTTCACCAGCAACTGCATCTGAGACAGAATCTGCTTAGACACATCGAGGTGCTGCTGTGCAATCCCGCCATCAGGCAAAGCAGCCGGGTTGGCTACTGCTTGATTGCGTTGTGTGGCCAACAGATCCGTCGCTGAGCGCGTTGCAGTGGGTGAGAAGCCTGTACCCATTGCTGCGGCCGGCCCCATTGCAGGCACGGCAAACGGATCTTGCGGAGCACCACTCGGCTGAACCGGTACCTTGTTCATGGAGGCAGGTTTGCCCTGACCACCCAAAGCATTGAATACCGTCACCGGAGGTTGGTTGCCCGTTCCCGTATCCGTTGGTGCCGGACCCGATGAACCACCGAAACCCATTGGTGCGCCAGTGCCTGAACTCGTCGGGCTCGACGATTGCGGAACAGGACCGAAACGATCCCCGCCCTGCTTGTTCGTTTTGTTGGCTTCCACTGCCGCTTGCGCAGCCTTGGCTTCCGGCGTCAGTGCAACAGGCGACCTCCCAGCCGTGCTGCCTGCATCCGATGCCGTCAACTTCTCACCACCTGCTTGGCCCACTCCGAACTGCTTACCCTTCGTCATGACAAGGTTGTTCAGATAAGCGACGACTTCTCCAACCGTACGAGGACGGCTACCTTCGTAGAAGATATTCGGATTGGCCTTCGCCTGAGCCGGCAGCAATTGCGCAGCGATGGTGCTCTTATCACCCTTGAGCAGCTTCACAGCTGTTCCTGCACCCAAGAAGTGTGCAGCGTAGACTTCACCCGGTGTGGGCATGCGACCCAGACCTTGACGCAAGGTCGAGATGTTGGCCTTGGTGAACTCCGCCCCCATCAGCGCATTGGCTTTGGGGTTCGTACGTGGCGTGCCCGGTGTGATGCCATACTTCCCACCGTACTTCTTCACCGTTTCATTCCACGTATCGGTGATGAACTGATACAACCCCGTTGCCGAGGACGTACCTGCTTTCACCGTAGCTCTGAAGCCCGACTCAATGGCAGCCATGACTGACATGAGTTGTGGATCCACCCCAACCATCTTGGAGGCAGCGTAGATCAGATCCTTCATGGCGGCGAAACTACCATCGCCTTTCGGGTCAGGCAGATTGTTCAGAGAACCGCCCGTACCTTGAGTCGTGGCGTCCACTGGGGAACCACTGCCTTGATACGAACTGCCGCCACCACCAAAGAAGTTACTGACCGTATCCGAAGCTTTACCGAGCCAGTTCTTGTTACCCTTCTCATCGGTTGTCAATGACTTCCATTTCGAAGCGAACCAGCCTGCGGCACCGCCCTGAGCTGCTGCACCCGAGCCACCCTTCTTGCTCTCCGTGTCGCCAGCACCCGGCACCCCTTTGATCTCGTCGAGCTTAGTCTTGGTGGCCTTTTCCTGCAAGCCCGCCAAGTTTTCATCCGTCGAGGATACATCGGTGTTTGCCTGATACTGAGGCCACGGCATTTGGGCTACTGACCAGACACTCCCTCCTTGGCCATGTGCGGTTCGAATCGCTGCTGCAACATCCAGCATCTGATCCGGCTTAAGCGTCAGAAACGCTGCACGCGGATCATTCTTGCGAGCTGCACCACACACCGCTGTGAGGTAGTTCAGGTAAGTCGGCAAGAAGCGCATCTTGAACCAGCTGATCCAATTGTACGCTTCAGTCGAGGCCGGACCACTGACACCAAAAGCCGGTGCTTGTTCAGCAAACGTCTTCTGGAAGTCGCCCTTGTAGGTGGCGACGTATTTCGCATTGATGTCGACGTCCTTGAGCACGTTGTTCTCAAGTACCAGCAACGTCTTCACCTTCTCGATATTCATGTCCTTCAACCCGTAGGTCTTAAACCGAATCGTCGAGACGCCGTCGAGTGTGGAACCCACGGACAGATGCGATGCGTCAAAATTGCCCTTCATCGTGACAATTGCACCAGCAGCGGATGCGCCTGCCTGACTACCGGCATCCGTTCCAGCCAGATCCTTAATGGACTGCCAGTTCGACTGCGGTTGCTTTCTGCCAAGACCTTGGGCGACGGTCGCAGCGTCAGCAATGTCCTTCACGGTCTTAGGCTTTTGCTGGTTCGGGTTCTTCTCGGCTTCCGGAGCTTTCTGGACTTCTTCATCCACCTTCGCCATGAGAGTCTTGGCGTATTCGGCGACATCTGAATCAGAAGTTTCCAGTCCATCCATATCCGGGAAAGGTGCTTCCATGTACTTATACGGACCACCCGGCCACGAAGCCACCTGCAAGTACGCTTTCTTCTGACCCGCTTTGAGCCCTTCAGCGTCCTTGAGCGACTTCATGTCTTCCTTCACCTTGTGCAACGCAGCCATGTGCACCATGAAGACCGGCTTAAAGCGCAGCGTGAACCATTGGACAAACTTCTGCATCTGTCCTTTGTTGTCTTTGTCCACGCCAAACGGTTCGAGGAGATCCTCATCCTTCAAACCCTTGGTGCCGAGAACCGGCTTACCCAAGCGGAACGTCACCAGCGGCTCCAGCATGTCTTCCAGCTTCCAGATGGCGTCTTGATGACCTTCATCTTTCGGCGAGAAACCGTACTGAATGTAGCGCAGCTTGGACAGATCAGTCAGCTTCTTACGGTTCAGGTATTTGATCCCCTTGTAGAGACCATAACCTGCTGCCCCAAGAATCGCACCACCAATCAACACCGGCGCACCGACCAGACCAACCAACCCCGTCCCAATTGCACCTGCCAACCCCAATGCGCCGCCTGAGATACCCATCAGGCTGGCAGCGGTCGAAGCCAGACCAATGCCCGTGGCTGCTGTACCTGCATAGCCGAGGTATTTGCCCAGCGTCTTGTGACCGGACTTATTGGCGTAATGCTCTGCCACATCCAGTCCCAGTCCAAGCCCCAGACCTCCACCCATCTTGGCCAGTCCCAATGCGCCGCGTCCAGCGAAACTACCGATGCGCCCCAGGTTTGTGCCGATGTCACGCGCCATCCACGGCAAGCCACGCGTCACGCCCAGCTTACCCGCTTCCCACAACCCACGTCCACCCAGCCGCAAGCCGGCTCCAAGACCGCGTCCTGCCAGTCCCAAGCCACTCTTGGCCATACCCCACGTCGCAGCGTTGCCAGCCCGGTTCAGGTTGTACAGCTTACCTGCACCCGTCCATGCACCCTTCAGGCCCGAGAGCAGACCCTTGCGAACCTTAGCGCCCAAGCCGATCTTCTCGGCTGCCTTGCCGCCTGCGAGGGCGTCTCTAGCGAGCGCTTCTGCTTCGTGCTGTGGCAGACCTGCGGCCATTGCGGCATGCATGATCTCTTCAGCTTCTTGTGCAAGCTTCATGCCCTTGGCTGCTTTGAATGCCTCAGCCGTAGCCACGAAACCGGACTTACCGGCAGCCCGTGCTGCACCACCGGCTTTGAGCACATCACCCACACCTTGGAGCCCAGCTCGACCCAGTCCACCCAAGCCGCGAATACCGCGACCGAGACCACGGAAGATCTTGCCACCCGGAATCAGAGAGAGTGCACTCAACGCCAAAGAGCCGTAGCCTGCCGCATCGGATGACGAACCACCCTTGTCACCTTCGCCGTCTTTGATGCCTTTGCGCTTTTTCAGGAAGTCAAAGAGCGCCTTACCACCTGCGCCCAATGCACCGTAGATGGACATGCCACCTTCCTTAAACTTCGCAGCAGCTTCACGTGCGACGTCGGCTGCGCTTTCGCCCTTAGCGACGTTACCTGCCAGTCCTTTTTTCTTCTGGTCTTCGTAACTACCCTCACGAATCCCATCCCCGTCGATGTCCCCTGCCACACGACGCCGCTTGGGCAAGCGGCTATCCAACAGGTCACGGATTTCCGTCAAGCGTTCAATGATGGTTTTGCCACCCGAGAACGCAATGCCGTCGACATGGAACCAGTTCTTGAAACCTTGCCACTTTCCGGACAGAAAGTCCTTGGCCATGTTAAAGCCGTTCTGGACTTTATTGAACGCCATTTGCATGGTGTCCTTGCCGAATTGTAGCAAACGCAGTTTGCCTGTGAGTAGAGGTCGACCCCACTTATCACAGATACCCGTGCGCAGGTCATTGTCCGTCAACACCTGATCACCTGACAAATTCACCACCGGGCCGTCAATGTCTGCCGGCGTCATGATGTACTTGTCGCGACGATGCATCGACCGGTAACCCCGTGCCCGCATGATGACTGCTTGCAGTTTCGGAGTTTCCAGATCGTCCTTGGTGTAGACGTCTTGGGCATCGAGATGTTGCATGCCCTTGTTGACAGCACTACGCAATGCATCACGCGCTGCGCCGTAGACAGACAGACCACCCTGGAAACCTGCCTTGGCTTTATCCCAGACCCAGTCCTTGACAGCCAACAACTTCTTGCCTGCCGTGGTTCGCACGAAAGCTTGGGCGGCTTGCTGCGGATCGAGGATCAGGTTGCCTTCCTCGTCGTAGACCGAACCCTTGATGTCCTTCCAGGATTTGATGAGCTTGCGTTTCGCATCCGTGACAGGGCCATCGTAGTACATCCCGGCTTTGAACCCCCAAGCCGTCAGGCGAGGTTTCAACTCACCCTCGATGTACACTTCCTTCATGTCTTCCCACTTCTTCTTGGCCTGATCCATCCAGCCACCGACTGTGTCGCGGACATTGCCAAATGCACCTTTGACCTTTCCCATGGTCTGGTGGCGGTTATTCCACTGAGCCGTACCCCAGCCCGGTTGTTTCCACCATTCCAATGCCCGTTGACCAAGACCACGCGCACGTTGCTTGCCGTGCATCCAGTTCTGCCGCAGTGAGCGATCCCAGAAACTCGGACCACCGGGACCACCCGGCCCCATCATCGAAGCGTCACCTGCATCTCCCGCATTCCAGACCACGAGTCCTGCTTTCATGATCTCTTCGATACGCGTGAGCGTTTCATTCACCTTATCCAGATGACTGAAACTGTTGTTGCCCTTGATGGCTTCAATCACTGCGCCGAAGTCTTGCGAGCCAGCGGTACTGCGATCGTAAGCAGCAGCATAACCCGGTGCTTCGTTGACGATGTGGTTGGTCGTATGGCGAATACCAGAACCACGCAGGTTCGGCGAAGCAGCACCACCGCGCTTGCGCGACGCACGCCGTGATCCGGGTGCACCACCTGCCGGGCTGTACTTGTTGTCGAGGTGGTAGTCGGAGATCTTTTCGATGTCGATGTTGCCGTACTGATCGACCAAGCCCAGATCTTCGAGTTGATCCAAGAACCCGGCGTTGGCCAGATCCTGAATTTCCTCGCGAGCCAACTTCACCCCTTGCCCCAGCGAGACGTGCTTGTTAGCAAACTGCACCCGTTGCGCGTAGCTACGGTCGTTCTCCTTACTGTAACGATCCTCGAAGTGACGGGCGAGTTCAAACGAGTGATTGTTACGGTGATTCAGCGGGTCCATGTAGTGCTCGGCTGAACCGGACTGATTGTGCAGGTTGTCCCGCATCAACTGCTGACGCAGCGCAGCCCGCGCTCCCGGCGAGAGTTTCTTCTGCGGGTCGATTTCATTGAGCAGCTCTTCCATGTCGCGGTTGAGCTGTTCGCTGTTCGACTTGTTGATGACGGTATTGTAAAGACGCTTGCGTACTTCACTGGTGCGACTGAACTTGTTGCTCGTGAAGTCGTACGAGGTCAACTCGACACCTTCATCGCCCGTACGCATGACTTGCAGCTCACGGAAGATACGAGCCAAGTAACCCGGAATGACTTCCGTGATCGACTTAGCCACTTGACGCGAGAAGATCGCCGGACCTTGCATGTCTTTCAAGCGGTCCTTCTGGATGGTGCGATCCAAGCCACCATTCATCATGATCGCATCGCGCAAAAGGTCTTGCACCGAGCGCGGCAGAAAGCGCATGTAGCCCGGCAGGTCGTCGAAGCTCTGTGCCCAGTTCTTCGCCTTACCCGGCAGGTTAGTCGCGCCGTACTGAAGCTGGTTACCCAGACGGGTTCCCTTTTGCAGCAACTCTGCCATACGGCCCGTCTTCGGCAGGCGCTTGATGAGAGCCTGCATGGCTTTGGTGCCGTAGTGCTGGGCAGCCATACCGGACGCACCGCCGAGCAGAATCTCTTCAGGACGCATGCCATCCAGTTGCATGCCGCCCATCATGTTCATCAGTTCAGCGCCTTCGCTGACGCCTTGGATGCCTTGTTGCGCACCCCACGCGAAGTCCTTCACCCGCTGACCCAGCACCTTACGCAGGTTCTCACCCGTTTGACGGATGAAGTTGACGCGATCACCCACAATGCCTTGACCGAACGACATGGTGGCGTCAGCAAAGCGATTGCGCATCGCTTGCTTGAGACGATCCGATTCCTTCAATTTCACGTAGTCGGGCAGACCCGTGTTCTTGATGATCTTCTGGAACGCCTCGGTAGTCACCTCGTTCATGCGGCGCTGCTCGACGACCATGTCGCGCAAGGCGTAGTACGAACGGAACTGCAACTCCAGCGACTTGCGATGGTAGCCTGAGGTGATGTTGTTCTGGTAAGCAGCCAGTTGCGAGACTGACAGTCGGATCTGATTGAGCTGACCCATGCTGTCTTTGTGACGCACCTGCTCGATGCCTTCACGGATCTTGCTGCGCGAGTCTTCACGCTGCTGACGCTTGGCTTCAGAGGTCACGTTAAAGCGCATCACCTCAGCAATCTGCGCTTGCATCATCGCTTCGCGCTGCGCTTCCGGATCTTCGTAGCCTGCACCTGCTTCCAAGCTACGGCCCCAATTCTTCATCTTGGAGGCCAAACTCTTGGGCAGATACTTGTCGATCGGTTCTTCCATTCGCTGAACGGTGCGCTTCATGTCGTTCAGCAAAGGCTTCATTTCGCGCGAGGTCTCATCGTATAGACTCCGAAGAGTGCTCGTCGCTTCGTCGGCAATGTCGAGGGCCGACCCGTAGCCCTTCGGCAGCACAGTGCGAATTGTGCGTCGAATAAACTCGCTTTCCAGCAAGCCTTGGCTACCGAGTGCGCCCTTTAGCGCAGCTTTGGACAAACCCGTAGCCACCTGACGAGCACTGCGCTTCGTATCAAAATCACCGAACGAGGAAAAGTCGGGAATATCGAGACTATGGTCGAAACTGAAATCGTTTCCCGACTCAAACTTATTTTTTCCAGCCATAACTGTGGCTCCGCAATATTGCTAGGGTCGATGACCCTGCTCATAAGTTTTCGATTGAAAAGGAAGAATGGTCATGGCGGCTCCGCTCAGTATTCCGTTCAACCTGACCTTGCTTCAGCTGACACCCGCTAAACTCCAGCTGATGCGACCGGTCACGGTACTGGCCAGTTTCGAAGGAACTGGATCCAACTTCGACCCGAATGGTCTTTTTAGCACGGAGATCTTTGGTCGTGTGGGGGACGAATTGCGCTCGCGCCGTTTTTCCTACATCGACATTCGCGTGTCGATTTTCCACCCGATCATCTATCGTGCGTTGGTGGATTTGAAACAGCTTTACGCTGGGATTCTCTCTGGTTCTGAATATGCCGTTTTCAGCGAAGAGGAAGGCGACTTCGTTCGCTCCGATACGGTCAACGGCAAGACCGGTTACCAGTTCTTCGTGTCGAACTGGAAACGGATTCGGTTTGATGAGACCAAATCGGTTTCGCGCGAACACAACATCAAACTGGTGACGAAGTTCCGGGACCAGTGCATGCTTGACCATGTGGTGGTGTTGCCCGCTGGTCTGCGCGACATGGAGATCTTGGCCGATGGTCGGCCGCAAGAAGACGAGGTGAACTCGCTCTATCGCAAGCTGCTGATGATCTCCAACACGATTTCGGATGCGTCGATCACGCACAACCCGGAAGTCATCAACAACACGCGCTTCAACCTCCAGAAAACGTTCAATCAGATTTACCAGACCTACGAGGACATGATCTCGGGTCGTCGTAAGCTGATTCAGAACCGTTGGACGGCACGCCGTATCTTCAACGGTACGCGAAACGTGATTACGGCTGCGGACACCTCAGTCGAATATCTGGGTGCACCCGGCGGGATGAGCTTCAACGACACGGGCATCGGGTTGTACCAGACGCTCAAAGCGTTGTTGCCGATCGCCAAGCATCTGATCCGAAATGGCTTTCTGTCGAAGGTGTTCATCGCTGTCGACCAACCGGCACAACTCGTCGACAAGAAGACGCTGAAGAAAACCCCGGTCAGCCTGAAGCCTTACATCTACGATCGCTGGATGACGGATGAAGGGATCGAGAAAGTGATCACGGCGTTTGCACACGAAGACAGCCGTCACAAGGTCATGGAGATCGACGATCACTACCTCGGCCTGATTTACAAGGGACCGGACGGTACGTTCCGACTCTTGCAGGACATCGACGAAGTACCGGAAGGACGCAACAAGAAGGACGTCTTCCCGATTACGTTCTGCGAGCTGTTGTACTGCTCGACGTACAACGACCTGAATAAGTACCCGCTTTACGTGACGCGCTACCCGGTCACCGGGATGGGGTCGATCTATCCGTCGAAGATCTTCTGCCGCACCACGATCAAGTACGAAAAACGCAAGGAACTCGCACCGACGTGGGATCCGATGGATGACAGCCACACCGCGTATCAATTTCCGGTACGGGGTTCGGCTTTTGTCAATTCGCTGATTCCGCACTCTTCGAAGCTCGCGCGCCTAGGTGCTGACTTCGACGGCGATACCTGCTCGGGCAATGCTGTCTATACGCAAGAAGCTGTGCAGGAAGTCAACAACTTCTTGCAGACGACGCGTGCCTATGTAGATACCGATGGCCGCTTCATGGCGTCGACTGATATCGACACCGTGCAGTTGGTCTTGCACAACCTCACTGGGGTTAAGGAATGATCTTTTACGACCTCTTTTTTCGCAAGTACGGCATTCGACGCATCGACAAGTTGCTCTCTCCGGTCATGCCGTCGACGCGCCTGCTTGAGCTGCCGCTGTCTTCGATTTACCACTATCTGGGATCGAACAGCGGCGTAGACGTCGCCCCAGCTGCCAACGAGTACCTGTTCCGCAATGTGACACGGCAGATCGCCATGGAACACGTGCTGGAGCCGGGGGCTAAGCTGGGCATGCCGCAACGGTTGGGTTCGGTCAATGTGCCGCAGATGGTGAAGACTTACCATACGCGACATCGCCGCTACCAACTGGTGCACAGCATCGCCAACTACGAGAATGCACCGCAAACGCTCGTAGTGGAAAACTACGGCTTCATCTCGTTGCGTCTGAAGTACCAGCGTCAGATCCTGACGTCGTATTACCAGTGGTACAACCAGAACGCAGCGCTCTGGAATCGGATGGCCATGCTGGCGGCTACCTCGGCCCGTCAACAGTTTGTCAAGTTCGCTTTGCCCACGACTCTGCCTTCGATGACAGATCTGCGCACGTATCAGGCGAAGATGAATGCGACAGCAATCCACCACATCTACGAACCCGAATCATTCCTGATTCTGGAGTTCTGGAAGTGGCTGGGGGACTTGCGGCATGAGTCGCTGCTCTCTCGCATCCCGAAAGACAAGCTCTCGAAGATCAATATCATCTTCGAAGAGTCGGGTCGTTGGGTGCTGCTGAACCTGGGTCTCATCGACAGCTGGCGTAACACGCCCAAGGAAGAAATTCCTAGCCTGCCTGAAGGGGTGCTACCCAACAAGGCCGGCGTCGAAGGCCCGCAGTTGCAACGGCGTTTCCTCTCGATGATGATGACGCTTTTCCAAGCGCGCTCAGTCGACGGCAAAGTCATGGTTGCAGGGGGAGTCGATGCAAAAAAATCGGAGGGTGGTGAGGAAGCAACGCTCACGAAGCCGGAGGCCACACTGCCCGAAGTCAATCCGGTTACCGGCAGTGTTACGACCAAGACGGATGACGCACAGATTGAAGCGAATCCGGAGGACATTCTCAATGCCGATACGCATGACGAGAAGCCGGTTGCCGTTGAATTGACGCCTGATCAAGAACGTCATCTCGAAGCTGATCTGTTGGAGCTGGATCGCATCAGCAAAGCAGTTGCGCAACGGCGCAAAGAGATGATGGAGTTCATGGTCGAGCAGGATGAAGCGCCGCAAGCGGAGCTGCGTGGTTTGCATGCCGGATCGATTCCTACGCCACTGCGCAAGACGCTTACGCCGCCGAAGAAACAACCGGAACTCAAACCGATTGATCCTCAGCCGGAGGTGCAACATGCCGCAGTGGATCACACCCGTGGTGTGCAAAAAGTCATCGACCGATTGGCTGAGCAGGGTATGCTCTCAGCCGCTGAAGTCAACCGCTACCAGCAACTCGCCAAACGCCACGAAGTCATCGACGCTCCCGACGGAAAAGGATCGCTTAAAGACTTTGTGGTGGTAAAGCCCGAGGACACGCAAGTCCAAGCGCACGCGATTCCGGACAAGCCGACCATCCTCGATAAGACGATGCTGCATTCGACGCTGCATTCGTTCGATGCGAAGTATGTGGGTGACGTCATGCAAAAGGACGTCGCAGCGATGGTGCTCAAGATTCAGGATGCGGGGTATTGTGTCACGGATTACGAAGTCGAGCACGTCGAACAGATCACGGGCAACTTCGATATGTACACCTGCCGGGTGACACCGATCGAAGGTTCGCCCTCCACGCTGCGCTGGAAGCTACCTTCCATTCGGCCGGATGGCGTATTCGTAGCGAACAACGTGCCGTATCGGCTGCGCAAGCAACGCGGGGACCTGCCGATTCGCAAAGTCTCACCGAGCCGCGTCAAGCTCACGTCTTACTACGGGAAAGTGTTTGTCTCCCGTAGCGAGAAGAAGGTGGACGATTACGGTGACTGGCTGCGTCGCAACATCATGGCAGCTGGGCTGGATTCGGATAACCACCACGTCACGGATCTGCAACCCGCCAACGTATTTGACAATGCGTTTATCTGTCCGCGCGAGTATTCGATTTGCGCGATGGGTTTTCGCAGCTTCACGGTCACCCCTGGTGCGTGGCCGGAGCGTGTGAAGTTCAGTGCGCTGCATTTGAACTTTGACCATACCCGCCGGGAGGCGCTGTTTGGTAAAGACATGCTCGCCAAGTACGAAAAAGCGGGAGCCATCATGATCGGTCTGACCAACAAGAAAGATCCGATTATCATGACCAAGGACGGCGGGATTTCCGTGGTAGCGGAAGGCTTGATGATCCAGCTGCCGGAGATTGCAGAGTTGTGCGGGTTTCCGCTCGCTAAAGCACCGTCGGACTACATCGAAGTCAAGGTGTTCAGTCAGTCGATTCCGCTCGGGGTGATTCTGGCCTACGAGATGGGGCTGGGTGCATTGATCCAGATGCTGGGGGTAGAACCTCGTCGTGTGCCGGCTGGCAAACGGGTCAATCTGGAGCCGTCGGAGTACGCGCTTCAGTTCGCTGATGAAACGCTCGTGTTCCGTCGCAAGGACAAACTGGCAGGGCTCGTACTGTCAGGCTTCAATGCGTTCTGGAAGGCGCTTAAGCAGTACAGCGTCTACGAGTTCGATCGGCGTGGTGTCTATCTGAATGTGCTGGAGTCGGCAGGCATTGGCTCGAAGTACCTGCGTGAAATCGATCTGCTGTACCAACTGTGGGTCGATCCGATTACGCGTGAGCTGCTGCAAGAGTTCCATGAACCGACGGAATTCCAAGCCATTCTGATGCGTGCTGCGGAGCTGCTCTTGAGTGACCAGCATCCGCGTGAGTTGGATACCTCGTATCAGCGTTTTAAGGGATACGAGCGTATGGCGGGAGCCGTGTACGCCGAATTGATCGCCTCGATTCGAGCGCACAACAGCAAGCCCGGTAAGAGCAAGCAACCGCTCGATCTGAATCCTTTCGATGTTTGGAAGGCGATTTCCGAAGACCCGTCCAAACAGCAGGTCAAGGACATCAATCCGATCGAGAACCTCAAGCAGCAAGAGGCAGTCACTTACTCGGGTACGGGCGGACGTAACTCCCGTTCGATGACGAAGGACACGCGTGCCTATGACGAGAACGACATGGGTGTGGTCTCGGAGTCGACGGTGGACTCGTCCGATGTGGCGGTGAACACTTACACGAGTGCGAACCCGCAGTTCGTTTCCCTTCGAGGAGTGACCAAGCGCTATGAAATCGGAAAAACTGGCGCAACGTCTTTGCTCTCCACCTCGGCCCTCCTGTCCGTCGCAGCCGACAAAGACGACCCCAAGCGAGTCAACTTCATCGCCATCCAACACGGACACGGCGTCGCCTGTGCAGGCTACCACGCCAACGCCGTTCGCACGGGCTATGAACAAGTCATTGCGCATCGCACAAGTGACCTCTTTGCGACTACGGCGAAAAAGCCTGGGAAGGTAATCTCGCTGAATGAAACAGGTCTCGTTGTGGAATACGAGGACGGTACCAAACAAGGTATTGAACTCGGACGGCGTTTCGGTTCTGCCGAAGGGGCGACGATTCCGCACGAAGTGCGCGCTGCGGTGAAGCTCGATCAGAAGTTCAAGGTCGGCGACATCCTCGCGTACAACGAAGGCTTCTTTGAACCGGATGTACTGGATTCAACCCAGATGGTCTGGAAGCCCGGCGTCACGACGCGCGTGGCACTGATGGAGTCGCCGCTCACGCTTGAAGACTCTTCTGCGATCAGTCGTAAGACCGCAGAATTGCTGCGCACCAAAACGACGAAGATCCGTGAGATCATCGTTGACTTCAAGCAAGAAATTCGTCAACTGGTCAAGTCCGGTCAAGCGGTATCCTCCGAGGATATTTTATGCGTGATCGAAGACGAAACCACGGCACGTAACGAACTCTTTGACAAAGAGTCGATTGACACGCTTCGCGTGCTGTCGGCTCAGACCCCTCAGGCGAAAGCCACTGGCATCGTGGAACGAATCGAAGTGTTCTACCACGGTGAGAAAGAGGACATGTCGGAATCGCTTCGTGCATTGGCGAATGCTTCGGATCGGGAATTTGCCGCCCGTCATCGTTCTGTAGGTCGTACTGTCCTCAGCGGGCAGGTCGACGACAGTTACCGTAGTGAAGGCGATAGTCTGATGCTTGACACTCTTGCAATCAAGGTCTACATCACCTCGGACGTGTCCGCTGGTGTGGGTGACAAGGGGGTGTTTGGTAATCAGATGAAGACCGTGTTCGGCAATGTGATCGAACAGGATGTAACCACGGAGTCGGGTCTGGAGATCGGCGCTATCTTTGGCGCTAAGAGCATTCAGGCTCGTATCGTGCACTCGCCCGATCAAATCGGAACGACGACGACGCTGCTGCATGTACTCGGGCAGCGGGTGGTGCGTGCCTACAAGGGACAGCCGCAACCGAAACCGCTTAAAGCGAAAGAGTGACCATTAGGGGTGCCGGGGAATCCTGTAAGGGGGTTCCTCGCATCCCTTATTTTTTATCATCATGCACAACGGGATCTTCCATGAAAAACCGTGAAACCGAACGGACCGTGGTGACCTTGGGTAACGGGGTCGACCTCGTCGCTCAGATTGCCAAGAAGGTTGTCGGCGAAGAAGTGGCGGACATGTACGACGGCGCACCGCTCTCCAACGAGGTCATGCATCGTCTGGCGACCGTCAAATTCAAGAGCCATCTGGCCGACCACGTGGAGAACTAAGACATGCTCAGCGTAAATTGCCTCGAAGCAGTCCTGCCGCTCGCTGAGCTGATGGACCGCAACAATCTGATGGTGACGCCCGTCGAGGGCACGCCGTTGGATGCGCTGGTGAAAGCCACGCGCACCACGCCGCAATTCGCTCAGCCGCTCGACGGCAAGCAGGGCGAATACGTCGTGATGACACACGACATCGCCTACATGGCGAACAAGGTCAACGATGCGACGGGCGTGTGCGAGCACAACGTCGCGCAAGACGCACTCGTCGAGATGGCAGCGACGGCGGTGAAGAATCACCTCGTGGTGCTGCGCACGGCGATCAAGCCCGCTATCGTGGAGCTGCATGACGCTGTGGCCAAAACCATGAGCGACACGCCCACTTCCAAGCTGATCGGCATGGAAGTGAAAGTCTTCGATCTGCCGGCTCCGATGAAAGTGGCTGCAATCGAGGGTCTCATCTCGAAGTGGGAAGGCGTACCTTACGCTTCGCCTGCTCTGCGGATGAAGTGCCCGGACGTGACCATGGACCAGATCCGTGACCTGATGAAAACGGGTGCGGGTGGTTTCGATGGCGAGATCGACAAGTGGATCGCCGTGAAGGGCGACAGCTGGTTCCTCCAGCTCTGGGAAGACGTGTTCCAGACCAAGAACGATCGCTTCGAGAAGTTCAACCAAGCGGTGGAATGCCGCGAAGAAGGACTGGATCGTTCGCTCGCTGTCTTCCTGATCGCACGCAAGCTCGCTGAAGATCCGATCGAAGGCATCAACATGAGCCTGCCGGCGCTGAAGGCGCTCGCTGGTGAATTCCGTGATCAAGCGGCTTCGCGTATTCAGCGCGGTCTGGACGAGTGGGCCAAGGTGCTGCAACGCAAGCAGCTGGTGCGTTCGTCGGACGAGTACTGCGTCGTGGTCAACGGCAACGTCTATCGTCCGTGGATCATGGACAAGGGTGGCGAGATCGACATCCTGCTGGGCAACCTCGTGACCAAGTCCGGCTACACGACCGAAGAGCAGTTCGTGCAGAACGCCGAAACGCTGAAGGCGGCATGGACGCGCTTGCTCACGCGCACGAGCGCAGCTGACCGTACCGAGCGTTTCACGCTGCTCAAGCAGATCCTGAACAGCGAGTTCCGCAAGTCGATCAACGACCTGAAGGGCGACGTCGACGGTCCGGACGCTTCGGCAGCTGAACGCGCAGAAGTGTTGAAGCGCTTCGCGCAACTGGTTGCAGCACTGCGTCCGTCGGATTGCACCGATCTGTACGTGCTGTGCACGAAGCTCGTGTGCCGTGCACGCTTTTACAAGGTGCCGGAAGCGGAAGAGTTCTTCTTGCAGATGATGCAAATCGAGAAGGACGAACCCGGCATCAGCCCGCGCGATGCGTCGACGATTGCAACCATCGACTACATCGCCTGCTGGGTTGCCGAGCAGTTCAAGGTGATTCGCGCACGCAATTAACCCGGAGGCGTTATGGATCCGAAGAAGCTGGTTCATGACGCCTTCAAGGTCAAGTCGCATCTGAGAGAAACCTCTGATGAGAAGTTGGTGGCAGTCAAACCGGTGAAGATTTACATTCCGAGCCGGTTTGCTGAACGCAATCTGGCCAGTGTGGGTATCGAAACTCACATCTGCGGGATTGCCGGTTTGGTAGTGGAAGATCGCTACTACGCTCTGTTTCTGGTGAATGCCATGATGCGGATCGAGCCGACCAGCACGCTCAAGATCATGGTAGGCGATGAAGAGTATTACGAGTTCTCATTCGAGGCTGGTGCGACTGTTCTGCCTTCCGTGCAGCTTGTGAAAACCGATACCTTGGTATTCCGCATCTATGACGAGTTTATCGCCAAAGGTCGGGTGCCGTGGTACATGGGTTACGACGAGTTGGGCAAACTCTTCGATACGGCAAAAACCTTTGCGGGTGCCAACATCGGTCAGAACCATGAAGTGACGGAATTGCTCGTTTCGATGATTGCACGAGATCCGGAGGATCGGACCAAGTACTATCGTCAGACGGTCAAGAGTTTGGGGGATTTGGTCTCGCGTCCTCCGACGATCATTCCGTTGCGCAGTGTGCAGTATTCGGCAACTAACACCGTGAATAAGTTGGCGGGTTCCTATTGGAACGACGCGTTGACTTCTGCACTGGTGTCGCCGGGCGAGCGGACCGAGCGTATTGAAGCATTGCTCAGGACATAAGGACAAGATCATGGCGTTGAATTCGGCACGCTATGCCTGCACGTCTCTCATGGGGACGAACAAGGCTGGGATGCTCAAATCTGACACCAACGGCTACCGGCCGATGGTTGTGGGGGCACTCAACATGTTCAACTCGTCGGGTGAGTTTTACACCCACGAGCAGGCAAAGGCGCTATTCGACGGTTCGAGTCAGTTCCAACGTCGCGTTCAACGTGGAGTGTTGAAAGGCGAATACGGACACCCGAAATTCGAACCGGGCATGCGGGGCGATCAGTTCCTGCAACGCGTCCTGACCATCGATGAAGACAAGATCTGCTGCCACTTCCGGGAGATCTGGTTGGAGTCGAATGCGGTCAAGGACAAAGACGGCAAAGCAGTCGTGGCCATCATGGCATGGGTGAAACCGTCGGGTCCGTACGGTGGCTATCTGCGGGAGTCGCTGGAGAACCCGGACGAGAACGTTTGCTTCTCGATTCGTGCCTTCACTGACGACCGTTATGTGGGTGGTGTGAAGCAACGCACCCTCAAGCAGATCGTCACGTTCGACTATGTGCTCGAACCGGGCATGGCAGTGGCTGAGAAGTACAAGGCTCCTGCGCTCGAATCGTTCAAGGAAGACGGCCTTGTCGTCGGCCGGGCTGATGTCGAGAACATCATCCAGTTGGGCGAGAAGTCGCCCGTTGCGATGGAGTCGTCGAACTTGGCGACGGACCTGCTCAAGGTCATGGGCTGGAATCTGCCCAAGGGCGTCACGCCCATCTTTACCCGCTGGTAAGGTGTAGGCTCCCCGTGGGAATTCCCACGGGGGCTTATGCCCTCGATTCAAAGAAATCTCGATCACATATCACTCTCTTGAACAATCGCAGCATTGTAAATTTATCAAGCTGCTGGTTGCTATAGTCTAAGCTATTCCGGCTTGGATACCCTTCCCATAAACTCTGAGATAACTCATGGAAGCTAAAGCGCAATCATTGCTGATTGTTGCAGGTATCGAGTACCATCTGGATCGGGTGCTTCAATTGGCAAAGACCATGCCTCCGATCGAGGCCAAGACGGCGGACTTCTTGCCGTTCGAAAACGCGAAGACGGTGGAAGTCAAACCGGCTGATCCGAAGTTGAACCACGGCGAGATCATCCTCTTCAAGCGAGAAGGAAAGTGGATCATCATTACGGGCCGCGAATCGGTCCGTAGAGCCGTTGAAACGGGCGCAGCAGGGTTCGGTGCCAGACTGCTCTCAGCGCAGGCTCTGAAGCGCTGTAAAGTGGATTGCTTCGTTCATCCCGATGATGGCAAACCGTCGGTAGTGGCTCCGCCGCCGTACGAAGCTCCGCCTCGCGACGATTATCGTAATGCGCCACGCATCGTCGATAAGCGCAAACCGATGTCGCCGACGTACGACCGTCCTTACAGCACGCCGTCAGTGCTGACCAAGGACGTGGCGCAGCACACGAAGAGTCCGAGCCATGGATTCTCCGGACAGCACGCCAAACGAGCATCCGATCCCGTTCAAGAACGCGCCCGTCGGATCATCGACAATGGTGGTATTCCAGCCGGAAAGATGGATGTGGTCGGTGCGCAACAACCGCGCGAGCACATTACGCGCACTCAGTTTGGTCCTCGTAAAACACGGTCAACTGACCGGTAAGTAATAACTTTTTGATGCAGTGCCCAAAGATTGTGACTGAGAACAGTCACATGTTCAACCTAAAGAAAGGAAGGTAGTTAATCATGTCCGAAATCAGCAAAGAAACCCTCGATCTGTCCGCAGAGATCGGCAAGGCGCTCACGCTCGACGGCGAAGTCTTCGTGCCGGCCGAAGGCACCTACGAGAAAGCCATCACGGCACTCGTGCCGGACGCGCCGATGGAACTGCACGAACGCATCCAAGCTGCGAACAAGACGATCATGGCCGCCGGCATGCACGCAGTCGGCGTGAAGGGCATCGAGGCGATGGAGAAGGACCCGAGCCTGAACAAGGTCACGTGCGAACTGCCGACCATCGGCAAGGACACGTTCAACTTCTCGTTCGAGCGCAGCCGCCAGGTGCGCGCTTCGGCCCCCGGCGAGAAGGACACGACGATGAAGACCAAGTTCGGCATCGCCACGCTCGGCGTCGACATCTACGGCGCGGGCTCGCGCGGCGAAGTGCAAGCGGTCAAGACCTTCCTGTCCGACAAGGCGGCCGACGCGCTCAAGTGAGCTACCCGTCGAGAACTGGAGGACTTACCAGTCACAGTGCCTCCGGGCTCCGTCACAGTTGAACGTGAGGAGCGAGCAATGAGGTTCTTCGCTGAACAGGCCGCCCGTGACTTGGCGGAAGAAGAAGAAGGCGAAAACTGAGTTGTCACTGGTACACGTTTCGAAGGCGTGGGGGAGGGGCGAAAGCCTCTCCCTTATTTTTCCTTACTTTTTTTTGTGGGTATCGAGATGACCGGACCGAGTGATGTGGAGAAAGAACGGCTGAACCTTGACCTGCATCCGGCAGTCAAAGCCCAGCTTTTAGATTTGAAGGAGCGCACCAAAGCCGACAGCATGTCGGAAGTTGTTCGGCGAGCTATCGAGCTTTACGATCTCGTCATGAGTACGCAAGAAAAGGGTGGCAAACTGATCATCAAAGAAAATCCCGGTTTCCCTCGCGAAATCAGAATCCTCTAATTTTTTTGTCATGATCCACATCTGGACGATGCAACTCTCCAAATGGAGACTGGCGAATCGTGAAGGAATTCACATCCTGAACATCACCGCCAAATCAGGTCTCCAGTGCTTCGCTCCAGATAAGGAAAATCTCTGGGCGTATAAAGCTGGAGAAATGACTGAGGATGAATACACCCGTCGCTACTTGGAGAAGATGCGCCGGTGTTACGTGCAGTATCGCAATGAATGGAATCGGCTAGAGGGGATTGAGAAAATGGCGATCACCTGTTACTGTCCGGAAGGAGCGTATTGCCATCGCCATCTTTTCAAGGACTGCCTCACCAAGTACTTTCAAGCCAAAGCCATTGAGTACGAAGACCACGGAGAACTTACGACATGAATATTCAAGAGGTAATGACGCGCGTCAATGCAGCACTGGGTCCGCGCAAGATTGAATGCATTGGAATCGGCACAGCTGGATCCGGCCATGCCACCAAGCGCGTAGAAGCTAACACGGAAAGGGCCATCTTCGGTGTGATCTGGGTCAGCGAAGAACAAGAAGAACTGGCGAAGAAGCACGACTTCGTGTGGTTCATCGACATCATGGTGGTTCACGAAGGGCGACTGGAAGATCGTCCGCCTGAAATACAGGCGCTGCCGGCGCAAATCAGCATCTACACTCACGATCCGAGACTGATCTTCGACGAATTGCTGGGCGCGTTATCCTCGGACTGGAGTTACGATAAGCGATTTAAGACGCAACAGAAATGGTTTCATCCGGGCACCTATGAAAAGCCCAAGAAATAATTGACGGCATATAGAGGGAGGGGCCGAAGCCCCTCCCGTCTATGCCCTCGAAACCACCACTGGTTACTGCGGTACTGCGTTTGCGCCGAGATCGCGCACGCCTTGTGCGTAGCCACGCGAAGCTGCCAGCACGTCGTTGTCGATCGACTGAACGAACGCTTGCTGACGCGCCGGGTTGGCACCGGTAAGGCTGATGCTGCTGAGGATCGACTGTGCGAACAGATCGACACCCAGACCGTACTGGAAGATCCCCGTGAAGTTGATGTCTTCCGTACGCGTTTCCTGCGCCACCGTGATGTCACGACGGCCGGTGATCGCACCCGTACCCAGCGGGTAGATGTTCGTACCCAGCCAGGATTGCACGACCTTCTGGCCGCTCGGATCCGGTTCGATGAACAGCATCGTCATCGCGTACATGTCCGCGAGCATGTCCGTCGGCGCAGCGCCGAGCGTGGCGATGTTGGCGAACTTGCTGTTCTCGTCCATGATCAGGTTGTTGATCCACGAACGGAAGAACGCAGCCACCGGCATGCCGTACTTCTCGTTGAAACGCATCACGAGGTTCGACACTTCCATCTTCACGTCGGTCGGGTCTTGCTGACGCTGACCAGCGCCGCCGACCGGCGTTTCCGCCACGTCCACCGTCAGACCCGCGTTCAGACCCGTGATCGAGATCGCGTGCAGTTCCACGAGGGCACGCAGCGTCCGGATGTACGAGTCGCCGTTGGGCAACAGCTTGAAGCCACGCGGGGCTTCGACGAGAATCGGAATCAGGTTGTGTTGGACGTACTGCTGGTTGCTCACCCATTCGGCGAGCACCGGCGAATAACCCATCATCCCGCCGTATTGCAGGTCGAGCATCGGGTTCTGGTGACCGGACGCGTACGACGTGTCGGTCTGCAAGAGTGCATCGGTAATGCGGCCCATTGCCTAGTCCTTTGATGAAGAATGAAGGAAGGGAAGCCGAAGCTTCCCCGCCAAGGTTGAGAACTGACGGTTAGGCCGTCGTCTGCGTGCTGTTCAGGTTCTGCTGAAGCTGCGACATGCGCAGCGTGTTGATCGTGACGGTACCAATCGTCTTCATGTTGTTCGCATAAAGGTTGATCACCGTCGTCCAGCTGAACCCGTTCTGGGCGTCACGACCCGTCACCGTGGTGACCGGCTCGATCACGACGCGGTTGTCGAAACGACCGCGCACTGCTTCCGAGATGAACTCGTTGACGCCGTCGCACAGCTGACCATCGGTCAGGCTCGATTCGCCCGAGAAGGCGATCCAGCTGCGGTAAGCGACCTTCTCCAGTTCGCACGCGATGAGCGCCGTGAAGTAGGAGTTGAGCACCGATGTGTCGTCGTTGTACACCGTCTTGAGCGCCGGGATGAAGAACGCTTTGCGGCTGTACGACTGCACCCACACCAGACCGGTTGCCCAGTCCTTGGCACGTTGCGTGTACGGCGTGAACGTGACGTTGATGCCGCTGAAGTACTGCACCACCGCAGCGTCGCCGTGGTCGAAGTTCTTCGTGCTCTTCCACTTGCCGTTGCCCGCACCCATGTACTGCGCACTCTTGATCAGGATTTCGAGCGTGAGCGGCAGCGGCTTGGTCCACTGGCTGTTGACCAGCGTACCCGAGCGGCCGACGATCATCGCGCGCACCACCGGCGTGCCGTAGACTTCCGACTCCGGATAGAGCGAGACCATCGTCTTGAGCGAGAGCGCCACCGACGACTCTTGCGAGGCGGTCAGCTGCGGACCGTTTGCGTCGAACGGCGACAGGATCAGGAACGTGTCCTTACGCGTCGAGATGAACGCACCGAGCTTCTTCTTCGTGTTGAGCGTGTAGCCCGTGTCGTAGAAGATGGACTCGGGGTGAGCCATCGGGTCTTGGATCGGATCGTTCGGATCCGCGTATTCCTGGATCGCGTTGGCCACGTCCGTATCGAACGAAGCTGCCGACATCGTACCGTCGCCGCCTGCGAGGGCGAAGAGGTTGGTGTTCTCCGACAGGCGCACTGCGTTCGCATCCGTCGTGTTGAAGACGAACGAATGGTACGGCACACCTTGCGAGGACACACCGCTCACGAAGTTGAACAGGTTCTGCTCGTTCGCAGCGTTCGTGAAGTCACTGAAGCCGTCGATGAACGGCACTTCGGCCGTGTAGAACGCTTCCACCAGCGTGGCGATCTGAGCGTCGTAGCTGTGGAAACGGCCGAACGGACCGTAGTTGTTCGGGAACGACGGGTCGTTCAGCGTCTGCCACGCGCTCGGCACGTTCACGCCAGCATAAAGCTGGGCGTCGGTGTTCTTGTCGATCACGCCCGGCACGAAGCACACGTCGACGTACTGGTCGCCCGAGGTCGTCGGAATGACAGCCGTGTTCGAATTGGTGTCCGGACGCGAAGCGAATTGCATGCGGAACGGATAGACCAGTTCGTCCGTGAGGATACGCGGATCGAGCGGAATCGACGAGAGCAGCGTCGGTGCGAAGAAGCGCAGTGCTTGGTTGTTACCCCATGCGCCGAAGCTCGATGCATCGATGTCGAGGATCGGGTACTTCTTGGACTGCGTGCTCGTGGCCGTGTCCGTCTGGTCGCCGGCCGACTCCGTGCCTTGACCGAAGAGGTCATTGCCTTGGCTGTCGACACCGATCGGATCGACGACGAACTTCACCTTGTAGCCTTGGACGGTTTTCGTGCCGTCTTGCTTCGGTTGGTTGTTGTCGTCCAGTTGGTACGAGCCGTCTGCGTTGCGCAGATACACCGGGATTGCGACCGGTCCCAGAACGTCCAGCGACAGGCGCAAAGCGGCTGCCTTCGGTGCGTCCGCCGGCTTCAGGCGGCGCAGGATGATCTGGTTCGCATTCGCCATCGCGAGATTCACGGCGACGGTTGCGTGGGTGGCGTACTTGCTGCGCAGGTCGAACGTCTGCGAACCGTAGATTCGGGTGGCCGAATCGCCGATGACGAGCTGGTCGTCGAGCGGACCTTGCGCGGCGTACACGTAGAATTTCGGAAGATGGCTGGGAAGCTGTTCGGCAACGATTTGCGGGGTTGCCCCCGAAGAATCCTCGATACCTTGCAGATTCACATACGGTGCAGCATTCTGAAATTGCGCCTGCATGATGTGTTCCTGAGTTAATGGTATAGTTTCGAAGGCGATGGCAAGCATCATACTTATTTGAAATTTTACCGGGATGCCTATTGGGGATTTCCGGGATGATTTCTATAAAATTAGATGAAACTTGCCCTC